TTAACTAAATATAAGCGAACCTGTAATATAATCACCCTTTTGGAATTCGCTTGTTGCCCATGCGCCTTTCTCTCCATCTTTTGTATAATATCGAGCAAAAGCATAATGTTGACTTGCAGAGCTATATAATAATGTTGTTCCATAGCCTATCAACTTTGCTCGAACTACACCTGTGGAATCGTATGGAGTATAATTGCTTTCCAATATTTTATTAAAGCTAGTAATACCCATATTTTCAAGAACTGTTGTCACATCATAATAGCCAGAAAAATTATTTAATGTAGAATCTGGTGTTTCAATTCGAGACGCAAAGTGTAATATTCCTATTTTAGTAGATTTATTATAATAACAATAATTATAGCCATAACCTTCAAGAGTACCATCTACACTTGCAATATTTTTGCAAAAACAGTTTTTTATTTCTATGTCTGTATTATTAGATTTCCAATTAGTCCAAAGTGTGTTATCAGTATAAGTAGAACGAATGTAAATTGCAGTGTCATTTCCGGGAAGAAGTATCTGTGTACATCTTTTTGTGTTAACCGCAATCACTATAAGATAACTATTTGTTACTTTGGTATTTGGAGCATTGCCCCATGTTTCTGCGTTTAGAAGATAATATATTCCAGATGTAGTTATGGTATTTAAGTCTGTGTTTGGTTCTAAATTTTTTGCTTTTTTTACCAAAGTGGAAAATTCTATATTGTTGTTTAGTTGTTGAACTGGTGTTGATGCTGCGACAGCTTGATCTAGTGTGATTTGCTTTAAATCATCACCTGAATTAACGAATAATTTATCACTACCAGACATAGTGCTTATCTGAGTAGCATCTGTTATTTTTTTATTTGCCATATTTTTTTTATTTCCTTTCTTTAAAAAAATAAAAGAGCTGATTTCTCAGCCCTTAATTAACCGACTAATATATAACCGTTTCTATCAACAAGAATATTATTGCTTGCATCAATAAGTTTTGAACCAATTATATAATCATCAAATATCAATGTATCAGAATTTCTTAATATATTATTACCATTCGCAGACATAGTAACTTGTGTAATTGCAGAGGTGTTCTCATCGACTGAATTTTTAATTGTATTAAGACTGTTACTTATCGTAGTGTCTGTTTCCACCATTTTACCCAATTTGGTATCAAGCGTTTGTTTATCTTCATCAAAATAAATGAGAGAAGATTTAATGGTTTTATTACCCTCATTAATACTTGTTACAACAGAATCTATATTAAGCTTATCACCTGAGATACCATTATAAGTTGTATCTTTCTTCTTAACCATTTTGTCCACAATTAAACCATCTGCAATAGCATTAGCAGTAATACCTGAACCATTCATAATAGCAGTTCCATTACTATCATTAATAATAATAGAATGTCCACCAGATTTGTCTGTGCCTATCTGAACATATACATTACCGTTTTTGTCTTTAAATTGCATTGTAGAACCGTTCATAAGAACATAACCACAATCATCAGAACCTATTGTAAAATTACTTGTAAATAAATCATTAAGAGTAGCATGACCAGCAATAAGAGTTTTAACAAACTCGGTATTAACTGTAGAATTAATAGAATTAGATGTATAAGAATTAAGAGAAGTAATAAAAGCAGAATTTGCATACAACTCATTAATTTTTACAATGTCTATCTCTGCAAACTTAGCAGAAAAATTATCTGTACTGATATATTTTGAATTAATTGTATCTACCTTAATCGCAACAGTATCAAGACCTGTAACAATTTGTGTTTTTTCACCCTTATCATCTTCAGTCGTATACTCAACAAGCACATCTTTAAGTGTAAGTTTATTTCCTCCTGCTGAATAAATAATCTTATCACCAGCTAAAGAAAATGAACCTGAGTCAAGATCAATATGAGTCCCTGTCTTATTTGTAGAAGAATAATTAGCTGAATATATGTGTCCTGCAATTATTATTCCAGATATCATACTCTTAGCAATTATTCCATAAGATGAAAACTCTTGTCCGTCTAATGTATATTTTATCTCACCAATCGCTGTAGAAGCTGTAAGCCAGTTATCTTCGGTGAATACAATCATATTATGAATAATCTTAAGTTGTTTAGGTTCATACGCAGACTCTATATCATTTAATGCTCTAGCAGATATACCATTTTTATTAATAATAATATCTTCTGTATCAGCATTTTTTATTGCGGTTATAGCCGTATTAAAACCATTAGTAAGAAGAGAAGCAATAGAATTCTGTGCTTGTTCACCTTTCTTTGCTTGAGTACTTACATAACTATAATTAGTAGCCATCTGTTGAGCTTTACTGATGATACTTTTTGTATCATTTTGACCATTTAAAGTTTGTGTAACATCAGAAAATTCAACATTAATATTTTCTATACCACTATTATTTACTTCATAAGATACAAGTCTTAATCTATATATATTATTATCGACTTTGACTCTTATCCAATTACCTAATTGGAACTTATCAATAATTTCAGAAAATTCTTTCATCTGCAACAAATTATACAAAGTCGAAGATATACTGTGTTGTCTTTCACTTGACTTGAATAATTCTAATTTAGCCGTATTCAACAATTCCTCGGCTTTATTTAACAGTTCTTCATTGGTCAATCCATCGGATATATAATTATCATTAGTATAAGTATCTTCTCTAATATATGATATAAATTCATTATATAATTCCTTACCAAGATACTTTTCAAAATTAAGTTTATCTTGAATTATGTTTCGCTGATTAACATATGAATCATACTTACCATTCCATTCGGTTATTGTTGCATTACGAGTATCAATTTCGTCCTGACATGCCTGAAGCATGTTATAATACTTTAAATAGAACTTCTCATATAAATCTGCACCTTGTTTTGCTTGATCAGCTTCAATAAGTATGTTCATACATCCTTCAATAGCAGAATAAAATGATGTAAGTCTATTCAAACAGTAATAAGTTAATGCATTCTTAAATTGTGATAAGTCTTCAATAGATAATACATTGAATAGATTACCTTCACCATCTTTATCATTACTTACGATGTTTTTCTTAATTTTTTGATCAAGATATTCTTCATATAAGTCGTATACCTTAATTTCCATATAATTAGTGTATACAATATCTTTTTCGTTGCTATAATTGGTAACTTTAAATCGACCATACCAAGTACCATAATGATTATGCTGTTCATCTATACCAACATAGGTAAATGTATTTGTGTTATCTGTATCAACTTCAACCTTGACATATCCTGATTTAACAAACACCCTTGCTAACATCTTCAGTGCCGTGTTCACTGTGGCAACAGAAGTAGAAGTAGTTACTTTTTGTAATCCTAGTGGACTTAATTTAGCAGAGGTAAGTTTTGCTGCTTCGGTAGATGCCGTAACTTCTTCATGCTCAACTGTCGGCATCATAGATGAAGTATAATACAATATTTTATCCATAGCATTATAGATATCAATATTGATTGATTTATAAGTACTTTTATAAAAGTCACATAATTCATCATAATCAGATAATTTCTCTACAAGTTCAGAAGACATATCATCTTTTTGTTCGTCCGTTATTCTATATATAATATCTGAACCATTAGGATTGACATTATGAATAGCAGCGTTGATATCATCGTCTCCACCCACAACTTTAAAACAGTTCTTTACAGAATTAATATCTGTTGTAAATTCAATAGAATCTGTTAAGTTGTCCTTGTCAATATAAATAAAAGTATCTTCGCCAAAATATGAAAGATTAGTATTTCCACATTCGGGGCAAGTATCATTAAATTCTCCACGGTATCCGCATTCAGGATTTAAACAATTTGTATATAAATCATATACATTAATTGTTCTTGAGGTAGAATCGAATTGAAATAAACATCCAAATTGCTCAGAGCAATCACCAATTAAGAAATCATATATACTTGTTCCATCAATAGAAAAACTTCTTTGTAGTTCGACAAGAGTATCATCAACATGTCCAATTTTATAATTTGGAGCAAACGATAATATTCTATCTAACAAAGAAGCTTTTTTATCAGTAAGGCTATAAAATTTTGTAATTGTATAATCATCTCTAGTAATATCATTCTCTGTATTGATTTCCGTATTATGAATATATTTCTGACTCAATTCTGCTTCGCATAAAGAAGTAGCAGATATTACCTTTGTTATATCATCAGATGTATCATTAATAGTAACAGATATTTGATAATATTGATTTAGTTCTTTAACATAAGCCAATTTTAGATCGGTTATCTTATCCCATAAAGGTTCAATTATATTGTCAAGATTCTTATGTACAGTAAAAGACAATTCATTTGCTGCATTAAGAGAATTCTTGTAAGATATACTATCAGAATCTATATTAACTATTTGTCCAAGTAGCTTTAAATTCCTTGAAGCTAAGATTATTGTTAAATCTTTAGAATATGGTGGTATATCAGAAGAACCGTTGTATATTTCGGTCAAAATAGAATCAAAAGAAAAATATGCTGTATATATATTATCTTCATTGTCCGTAATCAAATTTCCTGAAAAATTTGTAAGACTATTCTCATCCATAACAAAGACTTTATATACCACATTACCACATTCATCTGATATAATTGTTATTGTTTGTCCAAATGCGTCCCATTTAACCTCTCGACCTTCATGATATTTTTTCCATACATAATGATAAGTAGAAGTATCATTTATAATATTATCATTATCATCATATAATTGAACTGCTAAAGTAGCAGTCTGTCCAAATAACAATGTATTACCGCAAGATGATAGAATTTTAATTTGCATTAATATACACCTACCTTTCTTGGCAGTTCGTAACTAATTGTTACTGTACATGGGGCTGAAACCGAGAAATTATTAGTAGCGATTTCATAAGATGTGTATATTTTTGGAAATTCATAATTAAAATCATTAGGAAGAGATGTATGAGAGAGTGAAGAAGTGATGATTTTATTTTCACCATTGATAGATATTGTTTCGTTTTCTGAACAATTTTTGATCGAAGTGACGGAATTATCAATCATATTCATTAAAGATAAATCACTAGCTTGTTTTAAAGTTATATTTATATTAGGATAAATTGGTTTAAAATCATCAGAAATACTATTTAAAGAAAATGTTAATTTGTTGTTCGTCAAATCAAAAGATTGAGTTACATATTTATAAGCAAAAGGAGAATTAGCTGTAAATGTCAATTCAGCACCTACAATTCGACCTCCATATATTAATGCTTGTACATTGAAATATCCATAAAAATATAATTCTTCATTTTCATATTCATATTTAGGGGTAAGTTTTAAATATTTTCCTCTATTAAGCCATCGTTCTAATAATCGAAATTCTTCATGAGTAATATATATATTATCAGAAGGACATTTCTTACATATTTGGATTGGCTCAGATGTCGTATATACATCTTCATATTTTGTTGAAAGTAATTTATTTTTTGAAGAAGAATTAAGTCTTATGGTTGTAAATGTAGCATTACTTCCAAATGAAATAGATGATAAATCAGATGAATCGAAACTACATGGCATATAACCAAAGTTCGATAATTTTTGATCAGCATATGTAAAATCAATTAAAGACATTTTTAAAATTCCTCCTTTCTTTTTATTATTTTTTTTATTCGAATTTGATAGGTGAGTAAGTGAACTAAGCAACAATATTAGTATTCAAATATATGAAGATGTTTTTAGTACTACCGAAAAAATTCTGCGATTATTAAATTTAGTGGAATGGTACAAAGTAGAATAGTGTTGACAGTTTTATTGCCAACTTCTCAAAGCACTCCATATGCCCCAATATCTATTACTTTTGGTAAATGGAGGAACACATCGGATTCTTAAATTTGATAAAAATTTAAAATTTCTATTATCATAAATTATTGACTTTGGCAATTTTTACTTCACTAGAATCAATTGGAAATGTAATGACTGGTACATTGTTTGTAAGCCATGTCTTAATGAAAAAGCATGTTCCTGCGGCGTTAATTAAATCGGTTTTAGTATAATTATTATAACCAAATATAATCATGTAAATATCACCGAATTTATTATCCCAGTCTGATACTAATGTTGCGAAATTTGTTTTTGAAAAATCAACATAATGACTTAAAAACATTATTCCCAACATGCCATTACTATCCAAATTGTTGTTTAATATAATTTATATCTTGGTTTTTCTTCATTAAAAAACCAATATCTTAAATAATCGTCTAATATAATTCCCACTAAAGATAATACACACCAAATTAATGTAAATGGTAAACATATTTGACCTAATATATTAAAAGGCATATGAGAATAATCCCATATGCCCAAATGTAACCAAAGATTCAATATTACACCTGTGATAAATTCATAGAATGTTATTAAACATCCTCCAATTAGACATTGAATCCATATTGGTGTGTCCCAAATCAATATTTCATTAATAAGTCCAATAGATATAAATGATATTCCACCTAAAACACCCATAGTCCAATGAGAAAATCCTCTATATATTACCTCAATAAAAATATAAAGACTTGCACCAACTAAAAACAAAAATAGATGCTTACTGAGTAATCTTAAACGTTTTTGCATTTAACACCTCTATAATTTTCTGCGAATGTTCCATAATATTATTAAGATTCTTGAGATATTCACCCGTAAGTTCCTGACCATATGCAATATTATTGACACTATCAATATCTTTAAGTGTATTAACATAAGCCTTAAGCTGATTAAGATATGTTGTATTTTGAGTTACATTCATTTCCTCTGTAATATAAATAGCATAAATATCAGCAGGAGAGTATAGGTGACAAAGTTCTCCATCCGCATGATAAGGTACATCCATACCTGTTGTTTTAGCCATCTGTACGAGGTTTGAAATATTATTCTGATCAGAATAATTGTATGCATAATGTTTTCCATTATAATAAACGCCGTTAAGAATTATATTTTGACAAGTTTCTGTTAATTCAGATATTTTAACATTTTTAGCTTGAATTAATTTATCAATTTCTTTCTGCTTTAAAATCATTTCCTTTTCTTCTTTAGATACATTTTCTATTTTATCGGATATGATTTTAAAATTATAACAACCATTGTCATCTACATAAACATTAGTATCATTATAATATTCATATTTCTTACCTGAGCCTGAAATACATAATACTCTGTTGTCATCTTTTTTTTCAGTTATTTCTGTTCCTGTGACATAGTTATCCTTATTTGTTATATAATAAATATAGTAAATAATATTTTGATTTGTGTAATCTACATAATTTTCGCCTATATCATATATATATTTATATTCAGAACATTTTTGGGTAGGAACATTATCACCTTCATAATATATAGAAAAACCAGTTTGATTTTTTAAAGTAGATATATCTCCGTATATTCTAAAAATATATGGATTGATAATTTTATAACTATCTATTTTAATTAAAATTCTATTATTGTTATTGTATTTTATATACATAAGTTCTCCTTTCTATTTTTTACTCCCATCTCTGCTCGGCTGTTATCCACGAAGCTACATTTACATTATCTACATAAATCCTCAATACACTTCCATCCCAATCAATAGAAATAGGATTATTCATATATGTAACTGGATTTCCATATTTTTTTCTGCTATTATGCCATATTTGTAAATTGGAATTATCATTAACGTATACTATATTATCAAACCAAGTTTTTGTACTAAATGTATTTTCTCTTCCTAAATATGCACAATTAGGAATCTTAATATAACCTTTATAATCAATAGATCCATCATCAGTTGTTTGTCTATTAGTTCCCATTTGAACAACTATTTCATTATCGTCTTTACCACTACGTAATCCTATATAAGCACCGCCTTCTTCGCTTCCACTTAGTTGTAATATATTATTTCCTAATGAATTATCCAACCATATTCCATGCCCCTGAATAAATAGTTTAGAATTATTATTAGTCAAATTTTTTATGAAGATTTGACCTCCTGAAATAACACATTGCATTAAATATGTTATTCCGTCATTACCTTTGGCTGTGCTAGAAGTTTGAATTTTTCCATTTGTTATATTCACATTTGTTGCAGTAATAGCACCCGTTTCATCCCATTTTAAATACTTACTATCAAATGTACCATCAGAAAGATTCAAAAATGAACCTGAAATATTTTCAATATAATTTCTTGATTTGATGGAATCAGTAGATAATTGTGAAGCAGTAATACTATTAGTAGCAATTTTTCCACCGTTAATCGCAGTTTGGTCTTCATTAAGAAAACTTGTAAAAATAGCATTTCCTTTAAGATTAATATTTTTTGAAATTAATGTATATGTAGTATCAGTAAGAACCATATCAGACTCAGAAGAACCTGACTTAACTAACCATGAGATTTTATCTGCATTCTGTTTAACTTCTGTAATCTTGGTATTCAAAGCACCTGTAGCGGTATTAATATCATTCTGCCATACTTTACTTGATATACTATTAGATAATTGAGTTACAATTGTTCCCATTTCAATCAAATCATATTTAACATCAAGTGGGGAAGGAGTCCATGCAGAAGATATAGTTCCTGCTTCCATTTTCCAATTATATAAATAAAATTCACCAGGGTAAAAATATAATTCCAAAATATTACTTGTTGGAATTATAATCATTTTAATTTCTTGCCAAGAAGTAGTAACATTTGCAGTCATATCTTGACATCTGATTGTTCCTGATCTATTTGACTTAATATATCCATGTATATTATATTGTTTACCTATTTCAGCAGTAGTGGTGAGTTGTAAGTATGTATCATATAAAGCATTAGAGAAATAGCCACAATCAACGGTACTACCTTTTGCACCCGTTACTTGAACTTTTTGTATCTTCATTGTTCACCATCCTTTCTGAATATTATTTTTAACCAATAATTTTAATCATTTTTGTGTATTCTTTGAGAATATCATCATATTCTCTTTCACATTTCTTTATATATAAAGGCTTTATTTTATCAAATTCAGCCAAATTTTCATCCATTTTCTTATTTTTAGCCAATAGCTCATTACAAAGCTTTTCTTCTGTCTCTTTTGCAATTTTATATGATTTTATTAAATTTTTAAGCTCGGAAACCGCATGATTACTGGGTTCAGAACCACATGAAAGAGTGATTTCAAGTTGTGTTCTTTTTTTTCTTTCTTCCTCTAGTTCCTTCTCAAGTAAGGCACAGTGATTTTTATAATATTCAAGCTCTTTACTTGTAAAGTTTTTATTTTTAATCAATTTATTTGACATTATATTCCTCCAATTAAAATAGACGCACTGGCTATGACACCAATGCGTCCATAATATTATTTCATGTATCTACGAGTGGATAATGAATTTCGACCTAAGAGCTGATTAGAATTAATCTCTCCAAGGATTTTCTGTATCTTTGAGTTTCCTGCCAGTTCGTTAGTAAGCTGTCGTGTAAAGTCTTCTGGATTGTCTGTGATAACCTTATCAACATTAACATTAATGCCACCAATATCAACTGATTTGTTTGTTGAAACTGGGGTAATATCAGGCAACTTAGCACCTAAGTTATCCATATACATGTTTGGTGTAGTGATACCCTTAGAAAGATTCCAAAGTTTTTCAACTTGGTCTTTGTTAAATACTGTATCACCTGAATCAAACTGACGAAGTACTCCATATTTAGTAACAAGTACCTCTGAGCCTGGATTATCTTCACCATAAATATGAAGCCCTTTTGTTGCTGATTTAGTACCTTTACGATATCCTCCGATACCTCTTGATTTCATCCATTCGAGCATTGCGACATTATCATCATAACTACCCGTGTAGTCATTGCCGAGTCCCATTTGTTCAAAATACATAGCTCTAGCACCAAAGGAAGAATCATAGTCAAGACTTTTCAACCTGTCTACTATACTAGTATTTACATTCAATTGATCTTTTGGGAAATAGTCAGGAGAGTATATCCAATCAACGCCATCTCCACCACTAGAAGAATCACTATCTCCACCGCCAATATCATCCCAATCATAATCAGGTTCACTGTAATCATCTGATGAAGATGAGTTAGATTCAGCAGCTTCCTGTTGTCTTCTCTGTTCTTCTAATTCAGCTTGTCTTTGCGCAGCTTCTTCATTAGCAAGACTAAGCATTTCCTGAACTTTGCTCTCAATACCACTAACAACATTATTAAGTGTTGTCATTGTATTATCAAATTTTGTTCCAAAATTATTAAATACAGAAGTAATATTATTATTAATATTATTTGTATTTGTCTCCCAAATACTCTTCATACCATCGCTAAGATTTATACCAAATTCATTAGCAGTATTAGTGATAGTATCTTTAATTTCTCCGCTATGAGTATTACTATCATCAATAATCTGTTGAATAAGACCATTAAGGTCATCTAAACGAGCATTTACCCATTCTTCAGCTTGACTTGCTAAGTCGTCTAGCATCTTAGTTTGGTCTTCAATGTACTGTTCATACTCTGTTTCTTCCAACTGGTCTTGTGCATCTTTAAGTTCTGAACTTATGGATTGTTTTTTAGACTGACCACTTTCAGAATTATCCCCTTGTAAAGCTAATAATCGTTTCTGTAACTGAGCAACTGTATTAGCTTGTTCAGCAACTGTCTTTTGGTAATCATGTAATGACTTCTCAGCGGATAAACTCTCTTTTTGTTTGTCAATAACTTTTTGTAAAGCATTCAATAAATCATTATATCCATCGTTGACCAGATCCTTAATAGCATCTTTTTCAGAAATACTTGATTTGATAGCTTCTTGCTGCTTATCAATAAGGTCTTGTTTTCTATCTAACAATTCCTTATCATAAGGATTATTGGCAAGTTCCTCATCAATTTTAAGAATTTCATCTTTATATTTTTGAGCCTGATTTAGATATAACTGATACTTCTGAACAAGTAACGCCTGTGCAGCCTTACCTTCAGCAGTAGTATTACCATTGTCGTCAGTAATTCCTTTATCTTTTAATAATTCTACAAGAAATTCAGTTTCACTAATAAGATTCTCTACATCATCTCTTGTTCTATCAAATGCATCCCACTTAATCTGTCTGATAGCGTTATCATACTCAATAAGAGCCTTCTCAGCATCAAGAATAGAAGATGTAACAGAGTCAATAGAAGATTGCATATCATACCAATCCTCACTATATTTTTCGATTTTACCAGAACTAACAGCGGAATTTAAGGCATTCATTAAAGCATTTCTTTCCTGTTTAAGCCTGTCAAGATTATCCTGTTCGACTTTTTTTAAGCTTTCATTGATAGAAGTAGAAGAGAACCAACCCTTAGTAGTAATAATATCCATTTCCTTCTGAAGTTGGTCTGAATAATCTTTGAAATATGAGATCTTCTTTTCGAATTCAGAAGCTACATTATCGAACCTACTCTTAGCAAGTCCTTTTAACTCAATATTAAGTTCCTGAACAGCAGTCTTAGCGTCTTGTGCTTTATCATAGAAATCCTGACAATCAGATATAGCATCCTTCAAATCATCATCGTAAATAACATCAATACTTATTGAGCCATCTGCAATCTGATTCTTATAATATTCGTCAAGACCATAAGAATTAAATGCATTCATATAGTATTCGTAAGCATCTGACTGTGCATTTATCTCATCTGCAAGTGTACTCATAGAATCTGATAATGCGTTATTACGATTGAGCCATGTAGTTGTTGTATCTGATACAACATTCTTTAGACGTGAATATGCTGTAGAAATCTTATTGATTAAGCGTTCAATCCAGTTGAGTTTTTCGGCTGTTTGAGAAGATGATGAATCGTTGGAAGATGATGAATTGTCACCTGAAAAACCTTGCCATGACAAATCAATACCATTAAAAGCAGACTCAAATGATATATTCTGTAAAGCATTGTAATCATCAACCATTTTCTGCATTTCAGCAATGGCATTTGTCTCTTCATCTGCACCATTATCATACAAATATAAACCTAAATCCATATCATCATCCATAGAAGTAGCTTTTGAAGTTAATGACATTAACCCTGTTGCTGTATCTATTGTAGTCTGATAGAATTTACCCCACATACCAGAAAGATATTTAATAAGCTGATCATCAATCTTCTGTTTAGCCTGTGCGAGATTTTTATAGTTACTGAAATCTTCGCCATACGCTTCAGATAAGCCTGCAAAGAAATCATTATTTGTGTTTACAAGGTTAGAATAGAATGTACCATCATACTTAGACTTCTCAACAAGTGAGTAAATATAAGCATTTTTATCATCCTCATACACACCCTGTAACTGGTCAAACAACTCTTCCTGTGAGATAATACCAAGCATATACTGACCTAAAGCGTCTTTTGCTTCTGGATACTGCTTGATAATTTTCTGCATTGAATCGACACCGATACGACCTGTTTCAGACATTTCCTTCTGAATAGAAGATAGCAAATCTGCTTCTGACTGAAGGTCTGCTAATGTTGCTGTCTTAGTCTTATCATCTGATTCTTCAAGAAGAGAAGTAGGATCAAATGTTTTGACAGGTAAATCTACCGAACTTTTGTTAGCTTCTTCTTGAGCGGCTTTAATAACTTCTTTAAGACTTTCAACTGTAGTATTCTCATCGAAAGTCACATTAGCAAGAATGTTTAAATCATCATCAGATAAGGTTGAAAGATAATTGTCAATATTTTTCATATCATCCGAACTTAAGTTTTTAGCTTCTTTTGATATTTTAGAAGATAAATCCTCTCGTTTACCTTTATCAGATAGACTATCCCAGTCATTATTCAGTCTTGCCAACGCATCAGATAATTCTTGCGAAGCTTCTGTAACTTTTTTATAGGTGTCAGAAGTTGAATCTAAGCCTTCAACTTGTTCTTTTGCTTCCTCTTGGATGTCCAATGCAGTTTTTTTTGCATCATTACGAGTTTTTTCAAGTTGTGCCTTCTTTTTCTCATACTCTTTAGTTTCTTTATTGGAAGGGTTTGATTTATTATTATATTCTTCATTTAATGTATCTAACCTAGATTGATTTAATAGCATTCTTTCTTTGGCTAGATTCATTATATCAAGCTTTGTAAGTTTTTTTTCAAATCCATCTTCGTCTACAACCGAATAATCCTTATATTCTTTAGATAAGGAAGGTGTTATTTTCTTATTAAAATATTTATTAGCAGTATCTTCTAATTCTTTTTGCTTTAAATCATGACGAGCTTTTTCAATATTATACATATTTTCCAGCTCAGTTTTCTGATTTTTGAGATTTTCTAACTCTTGTTCGTCTGTAAAACTTAAAGAATCTTGATTGTTAATTTCAGTTATTTTCTGATTTATTTCATCAAGCTGAGTTTTATAATCTTTTAAAGTTGATTCAGAATCAGAAACATCTTGTTTTAAGTTGGATATTTTATCTTTTAATTCATCAAAACTTGTCGTACAAGCGTCAACGATTTTTACGGTAGCATAAATTGCACCTATAGCAGCCGTTATAGCAAGTAATACAGGATGAGCGGCAGCAAGCGATTTTAATGATGCTCCCAATCCTTTAATAGCCGTACCAAATCCAACAGTAGCAGTAGTAGCAGTACCTTCGGCAACAGCTACGGCATTAGTAGCAGTTGCATTGGCAAGTTCAGCCGTAGTGGTTTCAAGAATATTACCTGTAAGACCTTTTTGACTCAATATTGCCCTAATCTGCATTTCGTTAAGAGTTGACTCAGCAATTGATGCTTTGACAGCTTCAATAGAATAACCTGACGTAGCTTTTGCAAGTTTAGCTGCCAAGTTCGCATTTGCATTATATGTATTTTGTAATTCTTTACTTTTATTTATTATATCATTAATTGTCTTTGTTACATCTAAAGACTCTCCAACAATTTTTAGTTGCTTAATGACTTTCATGTGAGATATAATTATATTAAAAGTAAATGGAGGTACTATATATGAATGTAAATGATATTATGGATTCTATATGTGATTTTGAATATGAAAATAAAACTCAATTTTCAAAAGAATTTGATTTGGCTTGTAGTCAAGGTGATAAATTAAAAGCATTAAATTTAATTACAGAAAAATATAATTGCGCTTTTAATGATGCTCAAGTTATTTGTGATTATTATATAGATGGCAAACCTCTTCCTAATCCCGACCTTACCCCACAGCAAATCGCCCAAGCTAACGCCCAAGCACAAGAACTATTAAACAAACCTAAGTGCCCAACTTGCGGTTCTACAAACATTAAAAAGATGGGTGGAATAGAACGTGGAGCTTCAATAGCTGCATTTGGTTTGTTTAGTAAGAAGATTAATAAGACATTCAAGTGCAGTAATTGCGGTTATACCTGGTGATAAGGAGGTGTAATTTTATGCCAACAAATAATACAGACAACACAAGTCAAAAGAACACAAGTCAAAAGAACACAAGTCAAAAGAACACAAATAATAATAACAGTAACAACCAACAGAAACCACCATTACCTCAAGCTAATCTTACTTCAAGAGTGAGCGAAATATTTGAGTTGATAAATACAGAAAAACACAATAATTAATTATTATCCTTACTACAAAATATACAAAGTAATTCTGGAACAGAGGTTGTCAAATTGTGGTATGGTAACGGTGGTCGGTTATCAATATTAACTTTGTCATTATTGTTGTTGGTAGCCGTTTTAATTGGAGGTTTTGATTTTGATTTCATATGAGACAATCCTTTCTTTTGAGAGTGATTTTTAAAATAAATCGTAATATAAAATGGTAAAATATTCCTTATTTACCTTACAATAATTTTAAGCAGAGGGGGGGGTGAGTTTATGAACGATGATATGTCTCCAACAGAGTTATGTTGGCAAACAGGTGATTATACAGATGAATGTCATTGTGAATTCTGTGAACACAGTGACGAATGTAGCGGATCTGAAGATAAAGACTGATAAACATAAGGTAGAAATATATAAAAGGCATGAATTAATTCATGCCTTTTATATATTTAAGATTATACTAATTTATTTTGAATAGATACAACTTTATTTATATATTCTATTACATTCTCATATTTATCTAAATCAAAAGTCAGTTCGGTAATATTTCTCTTATAAATTTGTTCCTGTTCGTAAAAATTACTAATTAATTGATTTAATTGATTTGCCATGTTATCATCGTTCTCATCCTCAGTTCTAAAAAATGCTTCCAAAACTTCATATTTAGTAATAGTTGCTTGATGGATGTTATTGTTTTTAACTTGTTTTAATGTTATAATTTGCATTTATAATTCCTCCTATATATTATATTCACCAAGATAAATTTTATTACTGAATGATATTCATTAATTCAAAATCTTTGTCTATTTTCTTGATTTCGTTACATAGAAGAATTATTAAGTTTTCAACTATTACGTCGAATTTTAAAAAAGCTAAAGCAACCAAATAAGGTGCATATTTTTTATTAAAATCTTTTTCTATTGAGATTCCTAAACTCATCAAAGGATTAGACACATTATACATTTCCTTAAATTTTAAAGCAGATGTTATATAATCCACATAAATATCATCATGTTTTCCAGTATCATGTAAAGATTCGTTCTTTGATTTAATCAACGGAGAATTTAGTTCTGCTGAATAGTATATCATCCCACTTGTTGTAGATATGGGTGTTATTTTATTGGCAAAATTAATCTTAACATTACTTTTAGCTTTCCCATCGACAACAACAAATCCGACATAATGATCTTTCGTCTTATTTAATACACGAAAATGTACTCTTGCACCAACATCTTTAAAAACCCATTCCCTTGTTGTTATACTAATATCTAATAAAAAAGATTTAAATTTATCATGTCTATATTGTTGTAAATTCGAATTTTTCTTTGCTTTTGAAAATTCTTGTTTATATAATAATATAAAGTCTATTAGTTTTTCTGTTGTAATTCTTTGAAAATCAGAAATTCTATCTCGTATTTTTTGAATTGATTTCCATGTCAAATCATCAATTACATATGGCAATTGTTCCCCATTTTGATATAACATAATTGAAAGAGGAGATGCTGGTTCTTTTACAGAAGATTTTCTCGTATTAGTAAATTTTGAATCAATCATTTGTTTAATTCTTCTAACAGCATCAACATATCCATCATTTTGAGGCTTAAATTTTTGAATAGGCTTACCATCTTCAGGAACTCTCATTAATCTTGAAAATGGCATAGATTCATCAATTATACATTCTGATAAAATAACTGGAATCACAATACTATTTCCTTCTTCTTGTCTATCGAGTGCTTTCTTTAACTCGATCTCAATACAATAGTAAGATGATAAAAAATTAGGAGAAATAAGGAGTAATACAACATCAGACTTGCCTAATTGAATTAAAACTTCTGAATCTATAGTATCTCCTGCTAATATTTTACCATCATGCCAAACTTCAATATTATGCGTCAATTCTAATGATTTTAAATGAGTTAATAAATCTTTTTTATATTTCACATCTTTATGTGAATACGAAATAAAAATTTTAAGTTTTTCAGATTTAGCCATATAACCCCTCCTAGTAGATATATTTTATTCATTATATACCAATATTTGACATATATCTACAAGAACATTTGTTTAGTATTTTCGTACTTGACAAGACATTCATCTGAATGTAAAATACACTCAATCGAATGTAATGGGAGGAAAAATATGAAAACAGAATTTTTTAAATTATTAACAACATCTAACATACTCAAAGAAAGAAGAATTAATCTTAGATTAACTCAGCAAGAGGTCGCTGAAAAAGCAGGAATTCTACTTCAACAATATCAAAAATTTGAAAGTGGAGAGCGTAAAATAGAATCAGCCACTTTCCAAACTGCTTGTAGGGTAATTGAAGCATTAGATATGGATATTACTAAATTCTATCATAGAGAATATTCATTAAGTGATAATAAAATAACACTCGATATTGAAAAGGATAATATGTAATAATTTACATTTAATAATACGACTGATTTAGATACCACACAAAGGAGTTACATTATGTTTAAAATCCATTATTGTCCTAATTGTCACCGAATCACATACACACATTATATTAAATGTATATGCAGAACATGCAACATTGAATGCAAAAATCTTGATATAGAGTTTGAAAAATTCTTCTCAATGACGGAATTAGAAAGACAAGAGTATATTAACTCACAATTACAAAATTAGAACTATTGTTCTGGATTGTATTGAATTAAATACAATGGTAAAATATAGACATTGGAGAAACAACATAGATGTGTGCCATAACACTCTATAACCGAAGGTTGTCCCAATGTCTATTTTTATGGCAGTCGGAATAAATATCTGCCCATTCTGGGCTAAAAGAATATTCCCTACTTATTTATATTTTTACTAAGAAGGGAGGTGAAAATACATATTGAATATATTATATGCCGAGATAATCGGGTGAACTACCCACGAGCTAAAGCTCGTTAGGCTTCCTGCTTCATCGTCCTCGTAACCTACTAACTCCACAAGCGTAAATTCCGACAGTTCCTGTCGTACTAAAATATTTACTATGCTACTTCCAACATTCTTAATCCTGCATAAAGAATATTGATAGCAGCATTTATATCTCTGTCATGAACAGCACCACATTCAGGGCACGTCCATTCTCTAACAGATAAATCCTTTGTATCTGGATTGATATAACCACAAACATGACATGTCTGACTTGTTTTTGTAAATCTATCAACTTTAATATATTGACAATTATTCCATTCTGCCTTATAACTTAATTGTCTTGTTAATTCATACCAACCACAATCTACAATTGCTTTTGCAAGATTATGATTCTTTACCATATTAGATACTGCCAAATCCTCACTTACGATTACTTGGTTTTCGCTAATCAATTTATGTGAAATTTTGTGCAAATTATCAATTCTGGTATTGTGAATCTTTTCATGTATTCTCGCTACTTTAATTCTCTGTTTGTTCCAATTCTTACTACCTTTCTCTTTATGAGATAACTTACGTTGTTCTTTTGCGAGTTTTTCCTCATACTTCTTAGTAGTGCGGATATTGTCAAACTTCTCACCATTGGAAGTAATAAGTAAATCTTTAATGCCTAAATCAAGACCAACTATACATCCTGTAGATTTCATTAGAATATGTTTTGTTTCTACCAATATAGACACAAAATATTTTCCAGATGAATTCTGCGAGATAGTAGCAGATTTTATCTTACCAACAAATTCTCTATGAACTTTTGCTTTTATCCATTTTAACTTAGGAAGTTTAATTTTGCTACGCTCAAAAGAAACTTCTATATTATTACCTGTTATATTTGTTGTGTAAGATTTTTTGTTATCTCGTTTACTTTTAAATTTAGGATAACCAGAATGTTCTTTGAAGAACTTCTGATATGCAGAATCCATATTATATACGGAATTAGTCAAAGCAAACTTGTCAACTTCTTTTAGCCATTCATATTCTTTTTTAAGAACTTGATTCACATAATTATTGCAAGCAATTTTATTCATAGATTCTTTCTTGTTTTCATATAAATCTTTTCTATACGCAAGAGTCTGATTATACACAAAACGACAACATCCAAAAGTTTTCTGAATTTGTTTTATTTGTTGTTTATTTGGATATAATCTATATTTATAGGCTTTTAACATTTACTTATCACCACCTTCCGAATATATTATTCTCTGTTTATAAATTATTTTTGGAATTTCCTAGTTGAGTGAAACACACACTCAAGTACATTACTGAATTCCGAAATCGCAATGTACACTATGCATTATAAGCGAATGTCATACTTAAGGCGATGACTCACTTAGAGGATGGGTATGTCGTTGGGGATTGCTCTCTTATATAGTTATTCTCTATATATGACCTTTCATTTCTATATATGGTCAACATTATAAAATGTAGAGTACCGTCCTGCTCGTTGCCCGTTGTTAATGATACTTAGACACCTATCAAGTCTCCTTGATATTCTCATATATCCACATATACAATTTTTTCTACTTTCGCAACCTCATCCAATATAACTATATGGATTATGGTTTGTTATGTGATCCGTGGGTAGTTTGTTAAGCTACCAAGCATTCAAGCATTTATTCCTCCATGTAAAGTTTATACTCCGCTAAAGTGTTTGCAGAGTTTTTTATTAAGAATCCCATGTATCCATAGACTTGATTACAACGCCATTATGTTATTCTCTTATCTATGATTGACCAACTAAAAACTGTTGGAGAGAGTTTTTTGTGTAAGGTTTTAAAACCCAATCAAAATTCTTAATAAACTTAAAGATACCTGTACCAGCACCACCAACACCAATAATAGTTGGAAGTAAACCGAACTGATCAATGATTTTTGTTAATAGATTTAATATGGTATCAAGTGATGATACAATATTTTTTACAAAATCTGTATTTATTGCTTTTTGCCAAAAATCTTCCATAGAAGCAGATAGTTTCTTAATTCGTCCATCGATTGAATCAACTATAGCTTCATTTTCACGCATTGCTGAACCCTCGGCATCACCAAGGCTTTCCATAACTTCATCAATTCTTTGATAGTTTTTAAGTAACGCCGCTACATTATTCGCCCTTGATTTTCCAGCTATAAGTTCAAGAGTTGCAGCTTGTGAAGAATCGGATAATTTATCCCAAACAGCACCTAATTCTTTAATAATGTCTGTTGTTGATTTAAATGTATTGTCATCTAACATAATATCAACACCAGTCAAAGATTTAATTTGTTCACGAAGCTTAGAGGTTGAATCACAAAGACCATCTGTGTCTTCCTGCATATCCTCTAATTCTGCCTTTGCACCTCTTAAACGCAGGCTTAAAACCTTAAGAGAGTTACCTGTGTTTTCACTATTTTGAACAATTTCATTCATAGCAGTAATAAGACCGATACTTTGTTCAAAACTATTATTACCTGTTTCAAGAGCAGATGCAGAACGTTTCATTGCTTCACCAATATCAGAAGCAGAGAGCGCAAACTGGTTGCCAATCTGGTTATAATCATCAACAATTTTAATGCTATCTTCAGCTTGGATATCAAAAGCTTTCATAGCTGTAATCATGTCTTCGGTAGCTTCTGTAATATCAACACCATCACCGACATTAACAAATAATGTGGCGTTTTTAGCAAGATCGCTTGCTTGATCAAGACTATATCCTAATCTTAAGAAATCTGCACTAGAATTAAGCAATTCTTTATTTGTTGTTGCAATCTCTTTTGCAGTAGAAGAAATAGTGTCTCTAAATGATGAATATTGTGTTTCTGTTGCATCCGATACTTTTTTAACTTCAGTCATCGCTGTATCAAGTTCACGAATAGTATTTACGCCTTGCTGAATATATCTTATCCAATCTTGCCAACTCAAAAACTGAGCAACAAATTTGCTGTTCATATCAGTAAGACGATTACCGATTTGACTAAAGAAGTTTTTACCCATATTACCACTTGATGCAACTACAGCTTTTAATCCAGAAAATGATATTTTTATCTTTTCTATTTGTTGGGCAGTTACCTTACCAGTATTTGCAAGTTTTTCGGCATAATTAATTACATCATCTAATGCTTGTTTTTGTGATGAAGACATATTAGTATTTTGTGACCTAAAAATCTTCATCTGTGATATAATGTCAGCAATCTTAGAATCTTGTTTAACAAGTTTATTCTCTAATAACTTTGAATCATCGACAATTTTCTGAACTTCACTGTCAATTGTTTTTAATCTAGCAACATCTTCTGGTTTCGTAATATCAAGTTGTCCAATTTCAGAGATTTTTGAATTAACTCGTTCAATAAATTCAGGAGTATATTTAGAAGTGTTATTATAATTAGATAATTTTTGAGTTGCATTATCTTTAAGAGCTTGATTATACTTTGAAACACTTTCAGTATTTTTACTTTGATATTGACTAATTTTTGCAGTTGTTTCTAACTCAATTTGTTTAAGCCTATTTAACTGTCCTTGTGCATCGTATAAATCTTGATTAGATTTTAGAATTTTAGTTGCATCTAAATACTGTTGCTGGTAATATCTTTTAGTTTCTTGAAGTTGGTTAATAACATCTGGATTATCAACCTTTGCTATTTTTTCACGAATAGATTGAATCTGTTTCCATGCAGAAACTTGATCTTTTAACGCAGAATTAACAGAATCTTGACTTGACTGTTTTTCTTCTTGACGAAGTTTTCTAGTTGCTTCAGCTAACTTTTCTTTCTGTTTTACTTCTTCATTAGAGGGAAATGCGTCTTTCCTTGGATTGGAAGCCGATGAAATATTCGATTCCTTATGTGGAAGAATAGTATCTTCTTTTGGTATCTTTAATTCAGGAATACTTTCTATTCTCTCAATTAATGGATTTAATGCATCAATAATCTTCTGAATAGATTTGACTTCAGCTCTTGCAGCTAATTCCATTGTATTAGCTTCTGTTTTAATAGCTTCAGTCTTTGTATTAATAGCAGAAGTGAGACTATTAACAGAATCCTCTACTTTAATGAAATTCTTTGACTCATTCGTAACAGAAGTTCTATTTTTTTTTGAATTCATCTGTTCATAGACTTTATTTATTTTTTTAATGGTTTCTGCATTATCTGTTAAATCAAAAGGAGTTTTCATACCACCAGTATTTGCATACTTTTGGTACATTTCAACTAATTCTTGAATATCTTTTTTCTGTTTAGAGAGATTTATTTTGCCAGATTCATCAGCAATAGATTTGAACTTAGATTCGATAGAAGACCACTGTTTATCTATATCACTAACAGAAGTGTCTTTGAACATTTTATAAAATGTATTACCAATATCTCTTGTCAAATTTATCATATGGTCAAGACGAGAGATAACGTCATCGAGAGTAGAAGATACTGATTTCAATTCATCATCTGCTTTATCTACAGAAGATGTATCTACTTTTTGAGAATTTAGCTCTTTAGCTTTTGAAAGAATAGTTTCCATAATATTCTTGCTATTTTCAAGTTTCCCAACCTTTCCAATAAATGATAACTCATTAGTACCACCCATATTGAGATACTTGTTATATTCTGAAGCAAGTTTATCTACATTTGCATTTTTTCTAAAAGTACCATCTAACTTAATAGAATTCTCAATTAACTTAGATACATTCTGCCACTGTGTTTCAATATCAGTGACACTACTTACACCTGATGCTCTAGCGAGAGTAGATTCTATATTCTGTAATGTCTTTAACATTGACTGTAATTCGACTAATTGACCAAGGCTTTTTGAAATTTCTTCTGCGAATTTATCAAACCCTTTAAAACTAAAATCCTTTGAATCTGCTGAATTTAATAATTCATTAACTTCGGCAAGTTTTTCAGCAAGTTCATTAACCTCCTTTTTTGATTCTGCAATCTGATCTGTAATGTCAATCTTTTTATCAGAATCAGAAGAGAGAAGTGTATCTGATATTTTCTTAAATTCTTCTTCATTAAAATCAAAATGTAATTTAATAGGAGAAGATTCAAAGATATTTTGAATTTTAGAAATTGTTTCCTTAGAATAAGAAACAGCTTCATCCATTATAGAAGTAAATGTTTTCTTATAAACACCCTCTAAATCAATAACTGCATCTTCACCAGTTTTTGCTAATTCTCTTTGATACTTCTTCGAATAAGATTTGCTAATAGTGCCAACTTCACCATTTTTTTCAGAAGATACTGCATTTGGTGCTACTACAAGTTTTACAGGAGCAACAACGGGATTTTTATTAAGGATATTTTGTAAATCTTCAATAATAGGAGATAACTTTTTCCATAATTCAGATGAAGTGGTTTCAATTGTTACACCAGTTACTAATTCTGCTGAATTTGGGTTGAGTTTATCTGATATTTTTGCAGAAGCTGTTTTGGAAGAGGTAGGTGTTACGATTTTATCTAACTCTTCACGAGTTTTGATGGCAGATTCACGAATTTCATCTAAAGTTCCTTTTACAATTTTTTCATATTCAGATACTTTTTTATCAACATTGTCATCAGAAATAAGTATTGAATCACCAAATGTAAATTCTCCTGTTTTATCGGGAATATCTATTAACTGTTGAATAGAATCGTGTAAATCGGCAGCTTTTAATTTCAATATATTGATTTGGTTAATAGTTTTTTCAAAACCGATGCTATTTTTATCAAAATTTGAAAGTTCCGATTCAGATTTTTCAATTAATTCAAGAGTATTTTTTAAATCTTTGGCAAGAACATCTAGTTCTGCTTGAGCTTGTTCTGTATCAAATAATTCATATTTTGAGCCTTTTGCATCGCTGAACTCATCTGTACTTTTAAGTAATTTATTAATTTCTTTTATCTGAGACTTTGCTTGATTTATTGCGCTATCATCAAATGATATTAATGAAATGCCTTGACCATCAAGTTTTTTAATCATTGTATCAATAGCATTATTTGTATTCTGTACATAATCTTGAAAATCTTTAAATTGACTACTTATCTTACTTATATCAACACCATTTCCAAGTATTTTTATCTGTGAATTTATAGTTGAAACAGCTAAATCTAATCTATCAATTTCTGCACGAACAGATTCAAAATTCTTATTAACAGTTTGTTTAAAAGCTTTAAAACTGTTTTTATCCACTTTTCCGATACTTAAATCAGAAAAAGATTTTTCCATATCTGCCTTAAAACGCTTTAACTCAGCAATTGTATTATCAAATTGTGCTTTCATTCCTTTTGATAACTTATCATTTGAAGCCATCTTAGTTAAAGCAGATTCATAATCACGAATCATTTGATTAAGCTCGTTTTTATAATCAATAGCAATACTTACTATACCATCTTTTGCCATTTTATTCCTCCTTATTAGATTTTGCATCTATTCTGCATGTCTTTTATTAATTTATTTTTATATTTTTGCATTTCGTTATAAATGTTAAAACTCGCCGTAACTCCATAACCACCATACCAATCACCACCATGCCATGTACCAGATGGATTATAGATATATGTACTCAATAAATCCTGTCCAGATATTGAAGCATTTCTAATTCCTGAATAATCTTTCATAGTAGAACCATCAATACGAACACCACCATAAAATCTATCAGTTCCATTTTTATAATATTTGTGAGCTGATTTATATAAATTGAAGGTACGAATATAATATGGTTCATCGTATTTATTCAGTTTTGGTTGATAATCGGCATAATACCAATCAAGCAATGTAATATAATGATTTGTTAATTTTTCAGAAGCCTCATGTGCTAAATTTTTTGCTTTTTCTTGACATTGTTTTTCTATCTTATTTATAAAATTCTGATCTAGTCTAAATGAACCCATCTATCATCACCTCCAAAATATTCACTATAATTTCACTATTTTTACACTAAAATAGGAGAGCAGTATTACCACTCTCCATAAGAAAAGCTCTATACGCTGTGACACGCATAGAGCCTAAAATATTGACAATATTTAATTGTAATGATATATTTAACAAGTGAAAATAATTGTCAGTCCTTAATTGAATTTCCGACATATATCTTCACTCAATTAAGGACATTTAAGCAGTATTATATGTAAAATATAGTACTGCTTTTTTATTCTACTTCCTTAAAATCACCAGTTCTTACAAGCTCAACGACCTTAGTAATATCTTCCTGTGGAATTCCCTGTATCTTCTGTTCAATAAGCTTTATAAGTGGTTCTATGGTTATATTTGCAAGTGTCCCAAACCTTTCAACCTGACGACTAATATATGCGTGTGGTTCATATACATTTTGCATAATATCAGATTTATGCATATCAATAAGAGTTCTTATTTCAGATATTTCACTTGCTGGAATAAGTGGTGGAATTTCTTTTCCATTCACAATTTCTCCAATCATTAATTTATCAAGAAGTCCAGAAGATTTTAATAAATCATAATCCGCTGTATAATTACCGTCATTACTCCAAACAAGATTTGTATACTTTTCAATAACTTCTCTAACAAATAACATATACTGAACAAATGAATTAACATGTACATTATCAGTCTTACGAAATTTTATTTCACCATTTTCGTCAGTATATTTTTTCTGTTCAAACATAGTTCTATCTGTAATGATTATTGCAATAGCATCTTTAATATTTACAGGTAAGTAAGATATAATGCTTAACTTTTCCTGTATATATCTATTCTTTAATGAATCTACACACTTATTATATCCCTCAACAAATTCTTTAACTGTTATCTTATTCATAATTCCTTTTATCTCCTTTATAATTTTATTCTTCTACAATAGGTATTAAATCAGCACAAGCATCAGTATCTAACCCCATACTAAACAATTCTTCCGCACTGATAGGTGTGAAATTAACATCTACATCAGAATCACTTACTGCATTAATTTCCTTAATAAATTCTTTCCAATTTTCATCTTCAGGACTAATTCTCTTCTGATTTGGAACAACTTCCCCCTTTTCGTCAACAACATCTTTACCATACTTATTAACAAGAGAGTCTTTGGTCATTTCAAAATCCTTTACAACTCCCTGAATTTCTGAATATAATCTGAGTAGTTTAAACTTAAATGCAGCATTAATTGCTGAGTCACCTTCAATTACATTTTTAATTCTTGCATTGACATTAATTATCTGATATACCTTTAATGTTTTGTTCATATCTTAATATTCTCCTTTATTTCACTATAATTTTTATTTCCGTTCTTGGATTATCCTTATCATATCCTGTTTTTAATGTAAGAGAATGTAAATGCTTCCCATCGTCATCAATAATAAAACCTGATTCACTAAATCCATCTAGGATAAATTTAGGAACTGTGTTATCACAATCCACACGCCTTTTTGTCGGCATATAAGTGGTAAATATCATCTCAAAAGACTCTAAGTGTTTATCTTGTAAACCTAAGTCCTTTATCCAAAAAACAATAAAATCTTTCCATTTTTGTTTAAGTTGATTCATCTGTATTCTTGGTAATATCATCCATGTGTTGATCGAGGGGTGCATTGGTCTTTCAATAGGAATTTTCCTTGCTTTAGGATGTTGTTTGAAATAATATTTATTATATTTCTCCAATACATCTTGGTTTAAAATCAAATCAATAATTTCTATATCTTTCATTCCTTTCTTGATTAAGGGGGCAGGAGAGTGGTCTAGCCACACACTCTCCATATAAATAAAATGCCCTTACTACATGGCTAGATAGTAGTAAAGACATTTTGAATGTGTATTTATAATTTTTTGAAAAATAAGTGTGACTTCAAAAATTACTATGAAACCACACTTTCTTTATTATTAATATACTATCTAGGTATAATAAGAGACTGACCTGGATAAATAGTATATGGTTCTCCTATACCATTAGCTTCTGCAATAGAATACCAATCTACATCAAGCTTATCACCAATGGCTGAAAGACAATCTCCGCTTTCAACTTCATATGTATCATAAGATGGTTCTTCGTAAGTATTTTCTGGTGCAGAACTGCCATTAATAACAGAATCATTTACCCAACCTCTGCCATTCTCGATGAGATATGGATTTCTCGCACCTTCAGCGATAGCTGTAATAGTTCCATCTGTATAAAGTGGGTTAAGTGGTTCTTCGGAAGTTGAAGAAGCAAAGAGTGCTGAATATGTGACATATTCGCCAACAGAATGAGTAAGACCTGTAGATTCTTCCTCATCAGAAGATTCTGGTTCAGAAGTATTTTCATTATTTTCAACAATACAATCATCATTAATCCAGCCTGTACCATCGTTAATAAGATATGGATTTCTTGCAGATGCAATGATATTAGTAATTGTACCCCCCGTAATTGAAGGTGTTAATCCATTTTCGGAAGTAGAAGACGCATAAATTGTATGATATGACACATAATCTCCTACATGATATTTTGTTTTAATATCATCTGATTCAGAGTTGTCTTCGATTGGTTCAGATGGAATAACTGGTTCAACATTAGGTAACTCTCCATAATAATAGTTAAAATCTGTTCTTGCCGAAGATCCATCAATAACAGCATCTGATGTACACTGCCACAACAGACAATCCATCGAAGGTTCATCTATTCCCCAATGTGCAAGCCATCTGTTAAATCCTTCAAAGGACATTAATCTACCATCGTTTAATACATTAGTAAAATAACTATAATTTGCGTAAACACCCGTTGTATATCCTGCGTCTTTGACAATCTGCATAAATTCTATACAAAAGTCTGTAAGAAGTTCACCGTTCTGTTCGGGAACAAGTCCATGATTTCTTTTATATCCGTCAGCATCTTCCATATCAAACCACACACCAAGAACAGGATTAAATCCCTGAATCATTCTTAATATATGTGCAGCTTCACTTCTTACTTCTTCTATATTAAGACAATAAGAATATATGTACACACCATAAGGGATGCCAAGTCTTTCACATTCCTGCATATTTCTAATAGCCTGTGAATCGTCTTGACTTTCTATATCTGAGCCATAGCCAATTCTAATGATTACACCATCAATACTTGACTTAATTGTATCCCAATCAAGCTGTCCATTATTGCTTGACACATCTATAATTCTATAAGCCATAAGTTCCTCCTTTATTTTTAGACAAAATAAAAGAACGAGTCTGAATTGGACTCGTTCTCATAAAGTTTTTATATTTAATTGTTTTTATACCGCTAATTGCATAGGGTATAATTCCCATTTTCCGTTTGGGTATTTATCAGCATTATCAGTTACTATCTTATGTACTTCTTCAAGACTTCCAACATTGGTATCAATATATATAACCTTACCACCTGTTATACATAGTTCTTCACATATTAAGTTATAAAACATTTTTCCCATACTCATTCTTCCTTTCTCAATGTTTAATACAAAACAATTCATATATATCAACATTAAGAATATGAGAAAGAGTAATAGCATTGTTAAGAAGTATATCCTTTGTGTTTCCATTCTCTATTTTATTTAGAGCTGCAACTGATATTCCGCTAAGTCTTGATAATTCCTGTAATGTTAACCCCTTTTTATTTCGATAATACCATAATTTGTTGTCCATAATGTTAATATGTATATGTATATTTTGTTTATACAAATTTTATCATGGTAAATTTTTACTGTGGTAGAAATTTAATCTTCTTTAATTGGCAAAGCCATTACTTCAGGATATAATTTGTCGTGATAAATATCATCGCCTCCAGCAGCTTCATAGATCTTTCCAAGTTCAATAAATGTTTTTAACCCTGATTTATCAATATACTCTTTGGTTACAAATTTTTCATGTAATCCGTACAATTGTCCTCGAAGAGTAGCAACTGTTTTTGCTTTATCCTTAATTTCCCTTTTAGTAAGGTTGTCTTTAATATCGTCAATGCCATTAGAAATCTTTAAAATTTCCTGATACTGCCAATTATCGTGTTTTTCAAGCGTTTTAATACGGTTTTCTATTGTCTCTTTATCTTCGTCAATACCTGTTTTCAATCTAAGTTTCTTCTTAAAATAACTAAATATTTCGATAATTTCCTTGGCTGCAAATAAGATGGCAAAGAACCCAAGAATGACTAATAAATAATCAATTTGTGTAAGTTTTTCTATAGATCCCACTCATATGTACCATCCCTTCTTACTTCTTCAAAAAATTCTTAAATGCTTCATATAAACCTGTAGAAGCAAGACCAGAGACAAGACCACCAAGTAATATTTCAGGTGTAAAAGCCATATTCATCCATACGTTAAGTACCACACCCAATACACCCATGATTGCAGGAATATACTTATTAACTGCATCTGTTGTAACAATATTTTTTAATACATAACCTATACATAGGCAAATACCAACAATAATCGGTACTGCAAAATTTGTTAAAAATGATAAATCTGTCATAATTTTAATCCTCCTTATATTATACTGTATTCAATTGTCTTAATGTTTCTACACATCTCTTTAATGTTTTACAAAACGTATTCAGTTCAGTAATCTCTTCTTTACCACTTGTAATTCTTATACAACTATTTATATCTTCTTTGTTCATTTTGATAGCCAATAGAGTAGAAGATAGTGTTAAATCACCACTTGTACAAGCACTTCCTGTTGACACCTGATATCCGTTCATATCAAGTAATGTCATTAATGATTCACCCTGTATTCCTTTAAAACATATGTATAGATTATGTGGTAATCTATGCTTCAAATCAGCTCCAACCAAATATGAATCTAGAATATTATTTTTAATGTAACTATAGATATAATCACGATTATTAGATGTAATAGAAGAGCAATCATAATTCTCAACTGCCTTACCAAGTGCAGCTATACCTATTACATTTTCAGTACCACCAAATAAGCCTTGTTCCTGAGAACCATATATAAGAGGTTCAAGTTCAATAAATGACTTTTTGTATAAAACACCAGTACCTTTTAATGCTCCAAGTTTATGTGCTGAGAATCCTATACCATCAACATCTAAAGTTCTTATATTTACAGGGATTTGACTAATAGAGCCTGTACAATCTACATAGATTATTGCGTTATAAAAATGACACATTTCAATAATCTGTTTCACGTCTTGAATAGTTCCTATCTCAGAATTAGCATATTCTATGACTACAAGCTTCTTCATTGTATCAGATGATAGACACTCCTTAAGATCTTGAATATCTATTCTTCCCGTGTGATCAACTTTGAGTGGACACTTATATTTGAGTGATTCTATACATTTCAACACCGATTTATGAGAAGTAGGAGAGTATAACACTCTACATTCATTTCTCTGAGTATAACCTTTAATAAAAAGCGTATTGTTGGCTGAACCGCCAGATGTGAAGATAATGTCTTTAGGATCTGTACTAATGAATTTGGCGACATTATTTCGTGCTGTGGTAATTATTTGTTTCGCATTAACACCAGACTGATACATTGACGATGGATTCTGGTATGTGTCCAAAAGAGATATAATATAATCCTTAACTTCCGATTTTAATGGAGTGGTCGAAGCATTGTCTAAGTACATTCAATCACCACCTAATCTAAGTTATATTTAGAATACATTTCAGATAAAGCATCCCATAATCGTTTTTCTTTTTTATACTTCCATACTGAAATTTTATCTTCGTTCATGTATACCCATGTATAACGAATCCCCTTATCACGAAGAAATTTCATTTCTTCTACATAGGAAGTCGAATATTCTTTGTCAAATTTCATAATTTCCTTTCATTCCATAAGCGTAAAAAATAGGGAATACAAAATTCACAACATATGAAAATGTATTCCCTAAAATTCACACTCTCATATATCAATCATTTATTGTAGAAATAGGTTTCTTTTTATTTCCACTTTTTATTTTAAACTCGTTGTCTTTGGTATCTGTGTTTTTAATATCTTCCTTATTAATATCTTCAATAAGTTTTTTTATATTGTCCTTAAAAACACCAGAAACATCACATTTTGATAATCTTACTTTTGCTGATTCTTTAGTAATTGCATTTTGAGCATAGTCACTAACTGTCTCAAACACAGTTTTACAATTTTCTGTATCAAAAATATTTTTCCATACAGGGAGATTCAAACTGCTTGGACAAGAACCGCAATACTCATAAGGTTTACCACAAGTAAGACAAATTCTATTATTTGCCATTTTAAGTTCTCACTCCTTTGCATAAATAAAGAGAGTGGTAATAATCCACCCTCTAAAAATTATTCTGCATCAACTTCATCAGCATCATAAATGTTATAAAGTACCTTATCTGTTCCACAGTAATCAATCTCAAGATCTCCCTTAAAATCCATTTCGGCAGAATCTGCATTAATTGGAACTGTTGTTTCAGGAGACACCTGGAATGATGGGAACTCAATATAATCTGCCTTTAATTCATTCTTCTTGCATGGATTGTAATATGTAGCCTTAATAATGAATTTTACAGAATTTGGGAACTCATCAGCCTTATTCTGAATCATAGCACCTGTTTCAGATTCTCTAAGATACTTAATAAAGAACATATCGGCTTCTGTATCTGTAGGAAGAGAGAGTTTCCCAGAAGTAGACTCTATTGCAAACTTTTCTGTATCTGCCGCTTCACCCAATGTATATGTTTTTCCAATAGAACCATCACCAAAATACTGAGCAACTTTTACGCTACCTGCAACATAATCTTTGATTGTAACATCAGTACCTTTCTTAACATGGAACATCTTTGGCATTGTTACCTTATTGCCATTAGAAGCAAAAATAGGTGTTGTTCCTGCTGAAGCAGCTATAATGTTTGTATTAACGAATGCATTTTTAGCAGAAAATGTACCAGCCTTTGATTTCCAGATTTTCTTAACTAAATTACCATTCTTATCTTTTACTTCTGTAGATTCAGCAGTTACTTCGACACTACCATCTGATAACTGAGTAAGTACATATAAAGGATTTGTTGTAGTTAAATCTTCTGCATAGCCATAAAGAATTTCTTTATAAAGTTTATCGCCTAATCTAAAAGCCATATTTTTATTCCTCCTTAAAATTGTTTTTATAAAATAAAAAATCATGCTGTGATTTTTACATCACGCATGAAATTAAATTCGTTTTTATCCACTTTACTTAAATCACACATACCACTATACATTCCACCAAATAGGGCACGAGTTGATTCATAAATTTGAAGTCGCTGAATGTTATACATAAATTCAAAATATCCGACTTCACGTAATTCATTTTTTTTGTAATGACAACCAGGATGATTAAGATAAAAAGCAATCATTGATAGAAGACTTTGCTGATTTTTATTTTCAGAGGCTTCTTTTTTCTTTTGAATTAATTTCTGCCTATCTTTATTTATCAAATCCTGTTTAAGTGTCTTATTAGATGTGAATTCTTCTTCTGGTGGGAAAGAGTTAAACATAAACTGTATATATTTACACATCTTATTTCTTGTATCTTCGTCTATTTCCAAATCTAATTCTTGACTATATAAAGTTAATGCGGTATCTCTATTAACCTGCTTTTGATATAATTTAAATGTGGAAAAATCAATATCTCCAAATATTAATTTTGAATAATTGAAATCTATTGATTTTATGAGAATTGAGAACAGTTCAAGATTACTGATTTTATTCCAATCAATGCCCATATCCCAAAGTTGAAGTCTATAAGCCGTTGTATTCGATACAAATGGTGTAATTACTCCATAAATATCAGTTTCACTATTTGAATCAATAAAGTCTTGAATAGATGGTTGATGAATTATAATTTTTTCATTTATTACATAATCTTCACCAAAATACATTTTTAAAGGATTGAATCCTAATTCTTCAACTTCTTGAATCTGTTCATCTGAAAGTTGTTGTTCTATAGTTTGCTGAATAAAAGAATTATTAGAAAACATTTTATCCATTATTACCACCTCTTATTCTTATAAGAAGTAGTACCATTTGAAGAAATAACAAGATCGTTTGGAAGTACACATTGATACTGTAATGTACGAACAAGATAATTATTATCTGTTGTAGATTCTTTATTACATATTGGTGTAGGTTTTTCAATTTCAAAACCAGTCCATGCAAAATTCTCCCTAATAAGCGCAGCTAATAAATCATGTCTTGGTATACCAGTTAATTTATCAACTCTATCATTTCCATGTACAAAAATGGTAAATGTGATATTAAGAAGTTTTTCAGTAGGATTATATCTGACATTTTCATCAGTTCCTACTTGATAACAAATATAATGTTTAACTTCTGTCTGAGTATCAGGAATAAATAAGAATGGACGTATATTTGCTGTACTACCAATATAATTATCCCATTCTCCAAGTGGTTCATATTCACCTAATTCTTCATTCCATTCCCAATTAATATTTCCGTCATCATCAAAAAGTTCTGATTCAAGTTTTTTTTCATTAAGTGCATATAATATTTCAGGACACTGTAGAAAAATCTTTTCAATTTTTTTTTTGATACGAATCACATCATCATCAGGAGATTCTTTATAAGCACGAAGTTTTGTAAGTAAATCTTTTTTAGTTATCATTTTATTTTTTGCCATAAAACACCTCCTATTCGATTAATTCCAACGGCAAAATTTCAGATTTAATCGGCAAGTAATCCTTAACAATTTCACACTTAATAGACAGTATTTTGCCGATAACGGAAGTGTCATTAGGAAACTTTACTTTCTTTTGGTTGTACTCTGTACCAGCTCGCCATGTTACTTTATCAGTCCAATCTTCATCGTCAATAGAGCAAGTCCATGTAAAGGTTGCATCAGCATATTCAGTTGTAATATCTTCATTGGAATCATTGAATAGATTTACTGTAAGATTTTTGTAAGAGCCACCAACTTTAATAGTTGAAGTGGATGCTGAGATTCTTGCTGTGATAGAAGATGGGGGAGTGGTTGGAGTAGACGGATCTGTTGGGGCAGTACCACCAAAATAGTTAGCCCAAAGACCTGTGATAATACCATTTTCATCTTTCTCGATATAATCAGTATTGCTATTGAATGGTTTCTGATATAGAGTAAGCTTTGTCCTTCCTCGGACATTAACTCGTTCAACCTTACTTACCACCCATGTATTAGGTGTCCAATTCTCAATCGAGTAGTTTGGAATGTCTACAATGAGTCGTTGGTTATTATTGTTATCTTCAGAAACATAATAGATGGTATCAGATATTTCATTTGTTGGAATAAACAGAAGTTCCTGATTCTGTTGGCTTGCGGTCACGTTATCTACCCAAATTCCTGAGTTGTAACTAGACTGTGATTTTAAAACGCACCACATACTTCTCTTATATCTTTTATCTGCTTCGGTTTGTATCCACTGCAAGAGATAATCGCAAGGTAAAATGAAATACTTCTGAAAGTCCTGTTCAACATCTTTCATACAGATTAAATGTTTATGATAAAGTCCATCTTTATCTGGAATATCCAAAAACATCCCCACAAAAATATCAACTAATTGGTACTTTTTTCTATATTCTTCCATATAGAATAACTCGTCATCTTCTGTAAAGTATTCTTTCTGTTTTGGTCTGAACTGACACTGTAAAGTAGGAGAGTCCTTATCAATAGAACCATACTTACTTACAAGTATCTTCGCATCAATCGGTGTCTTTGTGGTATTCTCATATGTCATACCAACATTTATATCTGGCGAATCGTCATGTTTCCAATCATAGATATAGCATTTTTTACTCTGCTTATCATTATCCCACGTCCAATTCATCATGTCGTCAGACTGTTCCTTATAAATCTGACCAATCGTTTTAGCACCGTTGTTCTTGGCGTTTGCGACACGCCTAGCTGTTTGTAGACTCGGCATCGCAACCCACCTCCTCAAACATTGCTTTTATATATCCGTGAGAATCTAAAATCGCCCTACGGAATTTTTTGTAACTAAAATGGTCGCTCTTAAAATTATCCATAGCACCTTGTAAGGTTGCCATAAGAGTTACCATAAGTCCGTTGTCATTAAATAAGGTTTTTGTACCGCCTAATTTAAACATAACATTCTCAAAGAAGACGAGAAATGCTTCATCATCTTCAAATATTTTCTCTTCAATTGTCTTGTCTTTATAGAGCAGTAATTTGTGAATGTCGCCATGCATTGCACGAACTGCTTCATTGATTTGCTTGTCTGTGAAGTCACCATATATGTATTGCATATTAGGACTCCATATTGATATAAGAATTGTACATATATCCGTAATCACGAATACGTTTATTCAATTCGGTTTTCATGGAATCCAGACGGTCAATCATATTTTTATGATTGTCGAGTAGCTTCTTTTCTTCCTTACCACCTATCATTACTGATGTGTGCATAATAGAATCAACCTGTGGCTGCAACCATTCAATCGTCATTCCAAGTACAAGAATTCCTACGACAAAATTCATATCAGCCGTTTCATCTACTGAATTATTCAGTACAAAATCCAACTGTTGAATTTCATCATCGAGTGTGAGAGAAGAGAATAGCCTGCGCACTCTTGGATTAGCAATTACATTGCTTAATCGTTCTGTATAAATTTCAAGCAAATCGTTTTCGTCAAGAGAGAGTTCTTTCATATCTGAAATTCGTCCTCTTGTTCGTGAAAAAATTGTTTCATATGGAAGCGTCATTGTGAGCCTCCTTTACTTAACGAATAACTTACTAATCAAATCAAAATCAGAATCAAAAATCTCACTTAAGGTTCTTACCTTTGAAATACTATCAAGATGTCCATTTGCGATTTCACCTGCAACCATCTGACAAAGTACATCCTTTGCACCGATAGGAAGTTTTTCAATTTCCGTTCTCATTCTGCTATTAGGTAAATCTAAAATTTCTAATAAATCCTCTGCTGTATACATATTGTCATATACTTTTGTAACTGAAGGGAAATCAGCTAACAAATCATCATCTTCAATAATAAATCTAGGCAAGAAAATATGGTCAGAACCCTTACGAATCAAAGTAACTAAATCTCTGTAGTTAATTTCGCAAGTCTTCCCATAATCCTTAAATTCATATGTATTACCAGATGGACATGTAATATTTAAACCGCCAAAACATACTGAACGACATAAAATAAAGTCAGAATCAGTAAAAGTTTTCTTTGGCTTTTCAGTTACTTTCGCTTCAACAGTTTCTTCTGTTTTTGCGACAGTTTTCTTTGTATAACCCATTTTTATTTCCTTTCTTTCCATATAAAATAGGAGAGTATTTTCATACCCTCCTACATAAGTATTGTATTAAATTAGTCCTGAGTAATCTTCCACTGACCAAAGTAACGACCAAGACGAGTAGCAACACCAAGTTCTCTCTGTACTTCGTACTTCATAAGATCCGCAATATTACTATTAGCCTCACCTCTGTCAGTAATCTCATCAATGATTGTTTCACCAACATCAACCATATCAACCATCTTATTATCACCAGAAGCGAAGATCCAAAGTGTATCATCATCGTACATAGTCTTTGTTACATCATTTCTTGCGAATCTCTGTGGAATCTCAACAAGACGATAACGACCATAATTACCAAGTCTACCCATAGAAGCAACGGCTTCCTTCTGAGAAGCAGCAATCCAGTTTACATTTACAAGGTTTTCAAGTTCCTGAAGACCTACCATAGTACCCATAATTACAACTTCCGCATTGTCATTTGCAACAGATACATTCTGAAGTACCTTGTTGAACTTGCCTCTGTTCTGTGTATTTAAAGCACCAGTCTCAACGAAACCTGTCTGTACAGGAAGCTTCTTTGGAGCATTAAGAACTTCTGCGAAGATAAGATCCTGAACCATAACAACGAATGCCTTTGTGATAGCATCAATAAGTTTTGTCCAATCTTCCTGTCCAATTAAATACTTATCAATATCAGCACCAACAGCAGCACCATAAAGATCAGTCTCAACAGAGTATGTTTCACCTTCTGGTAATCTCTGGAGCATTGTATCATGGTGTCTCTTACCCATTCTTGCAACAGAAAGAATTACTTCCTCATGTTCGTTCTTAAATAAGTTCTCATCACCATCATTAAGATTTCTATAGTTTACAAGCTCATTGAACCATTCGTTCTCTTTAAGACCTGTAGATACTGTCCAGTCTGTTACCTCCTCAATAACATTAAAGAACTGTCTACCAAACTCTTCGTAAGCACGAATACGCTCTCTCTTCTTAGCATTCTTTGTTAAACCAAAGATTTTAAGAGACATTTCACGAAGCTTATCCTCGGCATCCTTCTTAGAAATACCCTCATCAAGTTCTCCCTTATATAAATCAAACATAAGGTTCTTAATTTCATCATAAGATGTTTCCATTTCTTTAAACACATTCATTACATGTGCGGTAAAATTCATTCTACTCATTATATTTTATCCTCCTTTCTTACGCAGTAGCTACCTTGTGTTTCTGGCTACCAGCTTCGATAGTTACCTTCTTACCTGCAACAGGTGTACCATCAAAAGCATCTGCACTAAGCTCATATACATCTGTTACACCGAGAACAAAACCTCTAACAGTCTTTGTTCTACTTGCACTTGCTTCGTTAAAGAAGTTAGAAGTAGCTGTAAACTTAGAGTTATAGTTTTCTGCAATAGTAGGAACTTCATAAATTAAAATCGCTGGTGCATTAGGATCAATCTTCTTAACCTCCACATACCAGTTTCCATCAGCAGCCTGCTCAAGAATTTCCCCTTCAAAAGTAGTAGGTGCGTCAGCGACCTCATACTGATCAAAAGATACATATTTACCTTTTCCGCATACAGTACCGTTGTCTGTATCTGTCTTAATTACCATGTTTAATGTTCTACCTACACGCTCAGAAAGGACTTTAGTAGGGAAGCAAACATGATGCTGTTCAATTGAATAACGTAAAGCCATTATTTTTTCCTCCTTAAATTTGATAAAATAAAAAAGACCGCTTTATAAAAGCGACCTAACAAAAAGTGATTATTTAATTTTCTATTTATTTGTTCTGAAACAATTTTCCATATCTACTTGATTTAACAACTTTAGATGGGTTAGCGAACTGTTTCTTAGAAGTTGATTTCTTCTCCTCTGTCGATGCAGAAAAAGTTGAATGTTCTGCAATAAAATCAGAATGAATCACTTTAACCTGTGTTTCCAGTTCAGCAAGAGAGTAGTTATCCATATTCTTATAAAGCTCGGCAAAATCTTTGTTTACAAAATTTTCTTCTTTATCTTTTGTAGAAATAGATTCGTATCTCTTATCTGCAAGAATTTCTTCACGCTTTTCATGAAGTTCATTCTTTTCTACAGTTTCCTTAAATGCTTTTAATTCAGCATAATTTGAACGCATATCATCAAGTTCTTTCTGTTCATCAGCAGTAACAAACTCAATATATACTTCAACTCTGTCACCAGTAAGAGAATAGTTGTCATCCTTAGAATCATAAGTCTGCTTATAATATCTTCCAGACCACCAATCACACATGATTACATAATCATCATAAACAGTGACACCATAATATGTATTATCTGTCTCAGCATATGTAGCGTTTACTAAATCCTGGATAGCATAGATTTTATCCTGTAAAGATACAGCAAACTTTTTGATTTCTCCATCTTTCACAAATGAATACTCAACAGTATTATTAGATACAGAATTATCTACTTTCTTCTTGACTTCATCATCATCTGATGGAGTAGTAGTTGATTCATCTGTAGTTGAATCCTCCTTGCTATCATCTTTAGTAGATTCGGTTGGTTCATCATTAGTTGGTTCTACACCCTCGTCTGTAGAAGGAGTATCTTCCGTTGAAGTATTATCTGTAGTGCCATCAGTAGTATCAGTATCATCAAATGCTTTTGCAAATGCTTCAACTAATTCTTCGTCTGACATATTTTCATAATCGAATGTAATATCATCAACTGTTTTTCCATACTTCTGACATAACTCTTCAAATTTATTCATATTGACGTTGTTTCCTCCTTCCTTAGAATTGTTTTTATTGTCAAAACAAGCAGTCTCTAATTTTTCAAGTCGTGCCTGTAATTCAACCATTTTTTCATTAAATTTAATTAGACTGTTATTTTCTTCACTGAAATCTTCGAGCGTAATTTTGCTTCCAAGCATTCCCTCACCAATAGGTGTTCCATCTTTCTCAGATCCCAAGCAAGTACATCCTGCAAATTCAAAATCATCTAATTGTAGATACTTTTCTTTTGCATTGTATGAACACTCGTATACAATCAGCTCACAGCTCACCTTTGTTCCATTTTTTTCACGAATGATGTCTGCACAACGAGTATATGATTCAGGAATTGCCACACGAGCAACGACATATGTTTTATCCATATCTTTGTCATATTCGAGAAAAGGTTCGTCTGCTGTAAAAGTACCAACCTGTTTTTCATCATATACGGTTATTTCATTACCATCTTCATCTGTTTCTATATGATAATCGTGAGAGTGGAAATCCCAAGAGCCATCATCCAATTGATGAATGTTCGCAAGTAGCGGAGAATATTTTAGACTTGGCATTGCAGCCTTCATAGAATCTTCAGATATGTAACTACCATTACGATTAAGTAATGTGTGACAAACACGCACTTTAGCATATAATTTATTATCTTCGGCTTTTTCTATGTCAGCAGAAGAAAAATCTTGAACCGCCTGTACATAAAGTGGTTTGCCAGATTCTTTTGAAGAAAAATTATACATTTTCTTATGCTTACAGAAACTAATTAAATCTTCAATTGTAAAATATTTCTTTTGCATTATTTCCTCCTTTCTGAATTATTCATGAGCACTCAGATAGGAGAGTGCTAAATACTCAGCATATTGCTATACTGAATTTTTCTTTTATCTATATCATCATTTGAAAACTGAATTTTTCCAGAATTCAAAAAGGTATAAATACCATTCGCAATATCTATTCTCTGAAAACCAAGAGAGGATAATTTCTCGGCAGTAGAGACATCTGTAGTTTTTATAAAATTCTGTTCCATCCTTTTATCTCCTAATTATCGTTCTTATTCTGGTCACGAGTTTCACTTCCCTCATCTGAAATCTGTGTATCAGAAACCTCTGGTTTTGTTCCATCAGAGCTATTTGAAACTGTATTAGCAGAAGTAAGAATCTTAAATCTATTTGGTAAATCAAGAATGTCATTACCTAAGAATGCGAGTGATAATGTATCTAATTCACTAATACCATTAAGTGCATTGATTGCAAGAATCTTTGTTGCATCATACTGTAAATCTTTTTGTAATGATTCCTTAAATGCGTCTTTGGTATATGCTGATACTTCAAAGAATTTTACTTTGGCAGGATTAGAAACTTGATAGCCAAGCATACGATTTGTCCAACCTTGAATCTGACCAAGTAATGCTGAAATTGCAAATTCTGTATCAGCACGAGTCGCTGAACGAAATGCTTCAGCTCCACTAATAGTAGAAGAGTTCAAAATCTGTGCGCCACCAGAAGTATTTAAAACTTCCTTTGTTGCCTTTTGAACTTTTGTTGTGTCAGTAGATTGGTCATCAGAGAATGAAATAGTACCAAGTGGGATAGGGGTAATTGCAGCACCTACATAATCAGGTAAACTTTCAACCATCTTGTTGTAATAATCCACAGCTAAGTCAATATTAACTGACCATGCATCGGGATCTGTTGCACCTGATAATGTTGGAATAGTAGCAGTAATCAATTTATAAATCTGTTGTTCATCTGCTACAGCTTGTACATCAGCTAAATTAAGCAACCCAATTAAGTCGATGAATAGTCCACTGTAAATTGGTACAATTGTTTCCCAAGACTCCATTCTTGACTTTGTACACAAAGCATATTCATCTGGCATAGGTTGCCATTTGTTTTTACTATCTCCACCATAAGCTTTATACATTGAACTTAATGGTTCTCCAAGAAAATCAAGGATATCTTCAAATTTTTTATAATTACTCATATCCACGCTGAATGAAAAATCACCTGTGAAATATTTTCCTGAAATCCTACAATATTCAGGTGGTATTTTTAATATGAAAATACCTGTCTCATCTATCCAACAACAACCATAATAAACATCTTCGATAAAATTATTGATTAACATAGGAAGTAGGCTGTTCTGTAAATCCATCCTGTCTAAGACCTGTAATGTTTCATAATAATCTTTTAGGATTGCTTCTTTATCATTATCTTCAATGGGATTATATGTAGGAACAACATATCTTGAATTCAAATCAAACATTGTAGCGTTATACATAATCAATCTGAAATATACCTGAGAACGATAGAAGAGATAACGTGATAATCCACGTAATTCAGATTCATAGCTGTCTATGTTCTGTAAATATCTGATGACATCATCTTTACTATAAGAACTAATAGTTGTCTGTCGAACTGTTTTGGTTACATCACGAACTTGCTTAAATGCCTGTTTGCTTTCGGCAAATTTTTGTTTCTGTGCTTCAAGCTTTTCCATATACTGCTTTCGTTCAGCAGCCGTAGGTTGTCGCTTAGTAGTTGTTTTAGGAGATGTTTCTGACATCTCTTTTTTTGGTCGTGCCATTTATGTAGTAAACACCTCCTTTTCTTTGAGATTTTTTATTTAATTTTTATGTGTGAATTTTTGTGATTTAATTAGAATCGTTTTGAAAATGAAGATGAGTGTGATGGTTGACGGATAGGGAGTTTATTAATTAAAGATTGTGTATTTTGTGTTTGGGGTTTCAATTTAAGTTCTAACTGACAAGCACACCAGTAAGAATAGGCGATGGAAGAATATCTATCTTTACGCATACCTTCAACCTCTTTTACCTTAATATTTCCATTTTTAACTTCATGATCTAATTTTATTAATTCATAAACAGCAAAAGTTGTTTGTATGTATGACATTTTCAATTTAGCCTGTTCTGTTGGAGACATCTTAAAATATCCTTTATAAGTTTCTTTTAATGAACTATCAGCATCTTGTTCAGGAATAAGAAAATTGATTTTTCCATTTTGTATTCCGTTTCTAAGTAATACACATATTTCATTGTTAAAATTAGCATTAGCCTTTACAGACCAAACAACTTTATTTGCATCACGAACCTTACATCGTTCAGCCATATCCTTATCATTTATACATGTCATGGCTTTATATCTTTTGCCGTTTTCTTGGCAAATTTGATCCTTTGTTATGAAATCATATACACCCAAGCCGATACCGTTAGTATCTAAAACTAAATCTGTACATTGATATTCATAAAAATACTTCATAACAATCATTCCTAACTCATCTGTTTTTAAACCTTCAAAAGTTTCACCATAAACAAAATTTGACTGGTAAGCTGTATCATTTACTTGAATTAAATCATTAATGTAAATAGCCGAAGCATCATTCTTTTTCTTTTTTGTAGATTTCATAAGAGCAACGTCAATGGATAAAATTCTTTTACCTGTAGCAGTCAACTTCGGAATTGTTATCTTGTCATTACAGAAACTTAATGGTGGAAATGCTTTTCTCAACCGTCTACGTGCTGTAAGTTCATCAAATTTGAATAAACTACCATCCGTGTCACCAAACCACAAACATTCCATTTCCATTTGTTGAACAAGCTCATTATAGTCAGCTTCACTCATTTCATCCTCTAACTGAGAGCGAGATAGCAAACCTTCTCTTATTGAAACTTGATAAGGTAATCCACAGATGAAATATTTCTTCGTGTCGTCAAAGAAATTTAATGTATAACTTTGTGCCTTTTTATACGCCCATGAACTTTTAAAATATGCACTGGACATATAGATTTCCTTATTTCTTTCCTGCAAATGTGCATATTCAGGCTTTCTCAGATATTTAGGTTGTCTAGGGCTTGTTAAGAATTTTCGTAATACTGTATTAATTACAGTTTCATCAACCATACGAAATTCATCCACGACTATACAATTTGCTCTGGCTGAACGGCTGTTCTCCGAGCTTGTACGAGTTTTTATCCATGAACCATTTTTGAAATAAATAGAAGCATCGTTTTGACCTATATTACATTTCTCAATTTCAGAACGTAATATGGAAGACTGTTTCATAAAATCATCTTGTATTTTGAGCAAGACTTCGTTAGCTTGTTTCAGAGTTCCAGAACTAACAACGATTTTTGTTCCAGGAAATAAAATACATCTTACACAGCAGAAGAGGGCGGTTAGGTATGTCTTACCTTGACCTCTCGCTGCCAGATACATAACGAAGTTATAGTGCATCATGCACCATAACAAAATTTGTTGAAACCATTTTAAAGATAGTCCCAACACGTCAATAACATATCTATGTGGATTACTGCGATAATACCCAGCTCTCCAAGCAACAGTTTCCATTATTTTTTGTTGCTTGTCTTTTTCTATCTCTGTTTGAGTTTTTACTTGAGGCATAATTATACCTCCTCATCAGCTTTTTGACCGAATATCTTATCAAATAATGCTTCTGAATCAGTATCTTCATCATACTCAGGTTTCTTAACAGTATATTTAGAAATAAATTTCTCATATGTTGCAGAAAATGCATTCTTTAATCCCATCATCTTAGATAAGTGCCCTTTGAAGAATACATCAATCAGCAATCCAATTTTATCAGGATCTTTAAATTCTCCTTGTGGCTCTGGTATAGGTTGTTCCTGCTCCCATCTATCAATAAGCTGTCCAAATGTAAGATTATCAGTTAATTCAGATGCAGTTTTCTGATTAGGCTTGATATTTAAACTTCCTAATAAATTCTGCAAAGTAGCATCTAAATCTTTTGTATCTTTCCCATTTTTTTGAGCATTATCTATTTCAAGTTCCTTACAACATACTCGTTTAAATAAAAGTTCTTGAGATTTATTTTCACAGGGGTAACGTGTCGTCCAATCTTGGTATTCCGTCTCAAGATACATAAGTTCTTCATTGTTATAATTGTTTCCAAATCGCTTTTTTGCAGATTTGAGAGTTTTTTGGACAATCTTTGTATTTGTTTCTGGATTATTTTCCATATCATCAACAGAAAATTCAGAGTCTTTATAGGAAGTGTTATTATACTGTGGAAGAGAAGCTACCATTACAATAAGATTTTGAACAGCCGTTCCACGAACTTTTTCACCAACACCTTCATTAATAGCTTGTAGTTGTGCGTTATAATCACTTTCGCTAAATTTCCAATCAAGCTGCCTAAAAGTGTTAATTGTTTTTTCTCTATTGTCTGTTCTAACGCCAGTTTTAGGATCTACGTCAGTACACAAATCTAAAATACAAGCCTTACATGCAAAATGCTCAAATCCGCTTTTACTTTTGTTAGATTTATAAAAGTTTCCATTACCTTTAGTTGATTTCCATTTTCCACAATGAGGACAATAGATATAATCCAAATCTAGTAAATGGTTGTAGTCAATGGCTAAATCATGATACGCACCTTTTACATTATTTACTGTTAACTTTTTGACCTCATCATCAGTTTTGGCTTGTCTTAAATTAGCCATTGTCTCACCTTCTTTCCTTTTGTTCCAATATAAAAAAGAGAAGCAGTAGCAATACCACTTCTCATAAAAATTCAACTTATAAAACACCATAAAAGCGCAATTCACTTAGTACGCTGTGTGAGAGAATCGAACTCCCATATCTTTCGGAATGCTGGTTTTCAAGACCAGTGCAATACCAACTCTGCCAATACTACATAATAAAAGAGCCACCTCATGAAGTGACTCTCTGTTGCTATACAAAAAATGTATAGCCTCGCTGTCCATTTAAGTATCAGCTACGTAATGATCTGTAGGAGATTCGGACTCCTGTTGCCGCCGTGAAAGGGCGATGTCCTAGATCGCTAGACGAACAGACCTAATGTGGGCATCTCACCCACTGGATCAGCATAAAGCACTAACTAGCTGATATTGGACTGTACATATCCAGTTATTATTCAGGTACAAACTAAGTACCCTAAGACACACAAGGTATCCATGCTTACTGATTATTCTCTATATATTTTCGGTCTTCGGAGTAAAGATTAATTGATAAGATTTAATGACTATTATCTGTCAATTAGGATTCTCATTAACGCAGAGAGGCACGAACATCTTCTTATTTCTAAGGTTGAAATTAACCGATTATCCTAGATGTCGATAGAATTAAGAAAACTAGGATCAAGTTAGACTCAACCCATACAAAAGAATTTCTTTTTAAGATATTTTTATATTCTCTGATTGATTTATATGTTATATTATTCTCTTATTTTTGGAATATTTTGACAGAAAATGTCATATGATTTATAATGTAGAGGACAAGCGGTTATTCAAACATCTTTGTTTGGCTAGATAGAGATGGTTAGGTGGTTGAGTCACGTCAGAGCAGTGATGTTCTGTTATATAAATATCCTCGTGACATCATGTAGGAAATACTTACAAAGAAGGATAATACGTGACATTTTGTGGTTTACTAATTTTTACATTAGTAACTGGTATAGTAAGCGGAATTTGCTCTACATACCTAGTTAGAGTTCTTGATAAACACAAAAATGACCGCCACTCGCCAAAGCACGGTCATTAATGTGTTGAATATTATATTTATTTAGCCATTGTTGATTATATTGGCTCAACCGTCTAACGGATAATTGCTTGTTTCTTTTGGTTTGTATTATAACACATATAATTAGCTGATGCAAGTAAAAATATAATGAGGTAAAATTATGGAATCATTTATAGAAATATTAAAAATAATTCTTCCTGCACTTATAACAGGTATATTTACCTTTATTGTAACCAAATATAATTATAATAAGAATGTCCCATTAGATAATATGAAAATTGCATATAATCGAATTTATTATCCCCTGTATAAAATTTTAAACAATAATAAGGAATATAATGAAAATACTATAGATGATGTTATAAATCATATATCAACTTATATGAATGATTATAATATCAAATATATTGATAGATCCACTCATAAAACATATATAATATTAAAAGACAATCATAATAAATATAACTACAATAATTTCAAAAATAACATATATGATAGAAACTCATATCTACGCAGAAGATTAGGATATCTTGAACCTAATTTTATACAGAGTGTTATGTATTTATCTAAAGACGATAAGTTCATATTTTTCTGTGGAGTAGATGGGCTAATTATTTATATGTCATTTATAATTGCAGCTTTATTTAATAATGAAGATGTGGTCTACAAATATGCATTTGTATGCGGAGGGGTATTCTTAGTTATTTTTCTTATTAAGATTATAATTAAAGGGATAGGTATTCTAGGGGTTAAAATTATTAAATTTGGTTGTTATGTGAAGAAGTGTTGGAATAAGAAGAAGTGATTTTAGATAAAACTAAAGATCAGAAAGTGATTTTTGTTCAACCTTTTTAATTTCTCCATCAGCAAAATATTTTGCAAATTGCTCATCTGCATCAATATCCTTGTACACCGCAACCATATCAAGCGAATTCCAACCGACTAGCATTTGAATTACATCATCAGGAAGTCCACTTCGAGAACAAGAAGTTGTAAAGAAATGACGAAGACTATGGAAATAGAAGTCTTCTCCTAAATGTTTACTAAACGTATCAGCCCAACTGTCAAGAGTGCTTGAATCCATAGGTTCATCTATATATTCTCCATTTACTTTCTTTGGAAATAACCATTCTGATTCAATTCCGTGTTCTTTTCTATAATTCATCCACAAATCAAAATATGGTTTAAACGGTTTTGCAAGTGTATATGCTACTAACATTTTTCCACGAGATCCTCTTCCTTTTGTTTGGATCTTTTCAGGTGTCTTATATAAAGAACCGTATATGATATTTTCGTCATCGAAATAAGATACTTTGAAGCGTGGTAATTCACTCTTACGTCTGCCACTAAATGCAGCTAATGCTAAAATACAAGCCTTGTCATACTTGCCTTTTTCAACCCAATAATCAAGCATTCTCTGTACTTGTTCATCAGATAACACAGTTTTAGTGAATACTTTTTCATTTGCAGGATTTTCAATTTTTCGTATAATCGGTTTAAAGTTCTCATACTCATCATCTAATATAGCTTCGACATAATTTGAAAGCGATGAAAGAGTAGATTTTACTCTACGCATTCTAGCTGGTGACCATTTATATTCAGTAAGGCAAAAGCTCTGATAACGAGCAATGTCCCTCTTAGATAAATCAATAAAGAATTTGTTGTCACAATGCTCAAGTAAATACACCCAGAAAATGTAAAGGTCACGTCTATATGCATTGATTGTATTTGGAGATCTATCAACTGAACGAAGATAATCCAAAAAGTCATTTCCTAGCTCTATATTCTCTTTATTACACTGAATTAATAACTCATCAGTAACAATATTATTGTGTTGTATTTTTCTACCCATTAAATCTCACTTCCTTTCAAACAACAAAAAAGAAGCAGTAGTATCATTAACTAACCGCTTCTTTGTCGCATTTTTATATATTCATCATAAATCCCACAATCAGCTATGACACCAATCATGAGTACATATATTTATTCTCTGTTTCCATTCACAGAAACATAGAAAAATTGACTTTAATAGGATTCGAACCTATATCCATTCCGTCAGTGGCTTTCACACTGGTGTCTGCGGTTTTACCTTAGATGCTTTAACCATTAAGCTATAAAGTCATACAAAAAAGAGTGTGCAGTATGCACCACACACTCCAAATATTTTTAATTATTAACTAGCAACATATTGCTAATTAAAATCTTAACAAATCATCAAGTTTATAGATTCTTTTAATACTATTATGAATTGCTTCATATTCAGAAAGTATAGAAGAAAAGCTCTTATTCCATTCAGACATTTCATCAATTTTCTTACCTAAATAATCTAACAATTCTTTCTTAGATACCTTTTTACCATTAATCTCATAAGTTCCAGATTTTACATCAAAATAATAAGTATCATTACCACAACAATCGCAATTCTCACAATCGCCATCGTAGTCATCATCAGTATCTTTGATATTATCAATATACACTTCAAATATATTCTCACCATAAACATGCGACATTATCTTAGAATTGCAATTCTCAAGAACATAAACGGCTTCTCCGCATATATCCTTATATCCATTATTATCTTTTGCAGGCTCACAACCAATTTCACCAACAAATAATGTGATAATATATTCATCTGTATATCCATTGACATTAGAATCGCCGAGTTCTTTAATACTTGAAATTTCAAAACCTCTTTCAGCAATAAGAGTTTCGATTAATGTCTTTGCTTCATAATACTTGGCAACAATTGCTATACTGTTTAAATTATCATAAGAAACTACATTATGATACATTGAATTAGCCCAATCAGCTAATTCATGTATATCATTTATAATTATTGTATCTATAGTAATCACGTCCCTTCAGAATTAAAGTTGCTTTGCTGACTTATTCATCTTAAATGTGATTTCCTGATGGGCAGGAGTTATATATTCCTCACCTTTTCTGTCACCTAACATAATCTTGCCTGTTCTCTCAGGTACATCCTTAACCTTAAACTTACCAAGCTTACCTACAGGAACAGATTCTGTAGTATCAGCCCTTAATGTATCTGTAATAACCTCTGCGTATGTATCAAGTATAAGAGCAATATCACCTTTCTTAGCTCCTTCAATTCTTTCTGCAATTGCGCTTACTAATTCGTTCTTTACCATTTTTAAAATCTCCTTTATTTTCCTTAATTTTATTTTGTAATATAAAAGAGGGTAGCGTCCATATAAGGTACACTCCCTCTAATAGTGGCTTCATCAGCCAAATTATGCATAATATTTACATAATTTAAAATTATTCCGAATATTTGCATATATTAACTAAAATTAGTTTTGTTTATTATCTAATTGCAACTGATTCTATATAATATTTGTTGCAAATAAGTTCTAATTTAATTTGAGTGTATATTCACATACTTTTCCTTTATTTTGCTCGAATATAATTAATTTTCCAGCGGCACTTGAGGTCTTATTCAAAGAAAGAGAATATGGATCAACTCCAATAATTGATGGAACATTTATGACTTCTGAATTAATACCAATTTCTTCAACTTTTGAATGATGTAGATGTCCTGCGAATAAATACTGAATTGGAACATTATAAATATTAGAGAAATCTTTTAATGCTCGCTCCATATCACGTACTTCACCGTGTATTCCCATAACAGTATTACATGCAAGTTGTCCATAAATATAACCTGTTGGATTTTCGATAAAAGTAAAATTAGGATTATCCGCTAATCTAATTTTAATAAATTCTCTTACAACTTTTCCCATATTATCTTCTGTAAAAGTTCCTTTTGGTTGACCTAACATACGGAGTTCTGTATGATTTCCATCAGTCATTTGGAATTTAATATGAACATGTTTTGTAAGATTATTAAGCCAATTAGTTATAAAATTTGCATACTGAATAGTACCATCGACAACTCCACATCTTAATTTCATAAGCTGTGATATTCTGAGACAGCCATCCGAAAAATCACCCATAGAATATACATTAAGAGTATCAATATTTTCTTTATGAATTATTTCAACTGTTTGGTCAAATAAATCATACATTCTTTCTTCGAATATCTCAGGACTATATGAATTAATAATATTCCCAAACAAATCTTTTAATTCAAATTCTGCACCATAATGTTCATCGCCAAAAACCAGACAATATGCTTTAGTGTTATGAATTGGCTTGATATATTCTGGAATATTTAAAAGGGGAAGATTTAAAATTGCCTCACAAATTTTTTCCGCAATAAGTTCATCTCTTGCGTCTTCTCTAAGCCACTTATTATATTCAAGCTTTTCACTATGAAGCTTCTTGCGTTCTTTTTCCAATTCACGTTTTTGAATCTGCAATTCCTTTAAATACTCATTATCAGAATTAAATACGCCAGCTTCCTTAAAATCTTTTGCATATTTACAGGCTTTTCTGTAAGCAGATTCATCTCTATATTGAGATTCATCATCACCAAATAATTCTTTATTAACCATTGGTGTTATCTCTCTCCAATTATGATATTTCCCAGAATTTATCAACTGATCTAATCGCCATATATATGTATGATAATTTTCGTTTTCCAATTTTGTAAAATCAGATATAATAATCACCTACTCTCTATTCTTTATTAGATTCAGTAGGCTCATCGAGTTCATTTTCCTCTTTTACCTTCACATTTATTTCAACAACACCACCGTTAAATACCGATAGAAGAGTAGCAAGTTTCTTCTCTTCGCCACCTACATCAATGGTCATATTATCTGTGTCAATGATACCTACAATCTTCATAGAAGTCTGCTTAGTTTCCTTAAAAACAAAATTTGCCATAATCCTTTAAATCCTCCATAAAATTAAAAATTCCCACCAGAACGCTTTCTGCCAGGATTAAAATACATTTGTTTCGTTTTATTCTGTTTTACTTTGATATACTCACGAATCTTTCTGATATAATCTTCATCATAACTTAAACGAATATGTGACTCCAAATAATAACATCCACAATGAGTAGGAATTTTATTTGATAATACATTATCTATGAGCCTATATGATGGATTAAGATTCGAGAGATGGGTATGCTTTTCTGTATCTTCTTGTCTACAGATACGATAGCCATTTTCAGTCTTGTCAATGTAAAAACCTTTATATTCAATTCGATTTTTCATAGGCAGAACCTACTTAACATATTTATCTTCAATGTAACGCTTTCCACCACAAGTCTTGTAATATCCAATATGTTCACCATTCCGGTCTACATATCCTCGTTTTGTGTTTCTAATTACACCTTCGGATAATAATTTTTCAATTTCACTTTTAGAAATCTGTTTAATAATTTTCACATCCTTTGATTTATTTTCTGCTGAATAGCAGAAGAGAGTGAGTGTGGAGGGATTTGAACCCATCGACAACTCGATTAAAAGTCGAGTGCTCTGCCAAACTGAGCTATAGGAGATTAAGAATTATCAGTGACCATACCACAAGAATTGTAGTACAGCCACCGACATATATAAGAAGAGGAGTACAATATGAATATGTACCAATCTTAGAAATAATCTTTAGAATTGTTCTGCTTGAAAACGCCTTTGACTCACGTATCATAATGATAATAGCCTTCAAATTACTTCCACAGAATATGTATGGTACAAGTTTTTGCTTGCTGAACTCACTTGATTTCTTACACACATACACAAGTTTTTCACATGGCTTCACAGCAACTAAAATATATCCATGTGTTAGACGAAATATTATAATGTCTTTCGACAATTATATATTCTCTGTTTTATCAGCCAAGAAAAGCTGATTTCATTGTTTTCCATATGTGATATATACGAAGCTGAAAACAGTTATAAAGCCTTATTTTACAAGGAAAACTCGGATTTTCTATTTCGCTACTCTATATTTATGAGCAATTTTTCGCTTTCTTTCACGTTCATTTAAAGTCGCACAATCACAACAATACAATCGTTTATTTCCTGTTTTCTCGATAATTCCACCACATCGTTTACAACGAGAATATTTTTTATGATCCCTGATTCCATAATACTGTTTTTGATATTTTCTCATTTCTCCATCAAGTGATCTATTAATATATTTCACATAAAAATTATCCTCAGTGATAAAATCATAATTATTTATAATTTGAGTCTTATCTTCGTATTCCTCAATTAGTTTACAATTATCAAAGCATCTTCTCAGAAATCCTTCAACAACTTTTTTATACTCATTCCAAGATAAAGTCATTTTCTCCATTTGAAAACGTTGTTTAAGTTTTTCTGATTTATCAATTGCATCATCAATTATATCTGTAACGATATTTGCATCCATTTCTGTTCCAGATAACCAATCAAAGTACATTAACTTTGGTTTCTTTAATAAATCCATGTACTCCTTATTGAGAATTACTTCTTTATCAAAATATCTTGTATAAATATTATTAATTTTCTGCCTGATAATAGCGCACCAATTTTCATCTTTAGTCATTGACTTGTAATATCTGTATTCAATTCCTGACCATGTATCAAATACTCGTCCAAGTTCTGTATCAAGTAAATCCTTTCTGACTTTAAAATGAATTGTTTTAATATATGTACGTCTTTTATTATCAGAAGCCCATATTGAGGAGCAGAACGAGCTGAATATCTCGTTCTTTGCCTCATTATTCTCTGCTTCTTTGTAATCTTCTATAATTTCATATAGAAATGTTTCATTACAGTCGTAAATATGTATCACCTACCTCAAATTCATAGTATTTTCCCAAATATTCATATGAATTGTCCGTCTTATAAGGGACTTCTCTTATTGATATATTTCTTTTTGGATTCGTGTTATTCTTGAGATTTTCAATGATATAATCACCATAAGCTGACCATGCAAGAGATTTGCTAATAGAAACAGAAGAGTAGGATGCTTTGATAATATAATTTGCTATAATATTTTCAGGCAATTTAATCTCATTTAGGAGTTCTTCTTTATATTCGTTTACAACTTCATCCATATTAAATTTATGGTCTTCATCGTCCGACTTGTCTCTATGCAGATTCAGATGTTGCTTAATATCAACAGCATACATATTTATAAACTTCCTGCACTTCTTTAAAACTTTTTTATCAGATAAATCCAAATCATTATTAATGATTAAGCACCTAGTATCAACCAAATCAATTTTATTATCCCATAAGATATTTTTCTTTTCCCAAGTTTCAATATAATCACATAACTCATTCATAGGAGAGGGAGAGTGATATGCATTAAGATATTCTTTGTCTTCATCAGACACATCTTTATTTTTCTTGATTATATTCATATAGGATTTCATTTTCTTTGGATAATTATGAAGTAAGAAATATGGAAGTTGTTTGAGATGCTTTCTAAGACCTGAATTCATATGCCATCTAAATCCCGTTTTAAGGAAGTCGATTTCTTTGCCCTGAAAAATTCTTAGAAGAGAAGAGTAGTCGGAATACAATTTTTGAATATCTGGATTGGTCGTATATTTATTTTCTATACTTGTAGCAACATTAGTAATTTCACCAATACGATTATCTCTTGTCATTACTTCATACTCAATAAGATTCTCTTTTGTATATGGTTTTGACTGAGCAGTTACTTTATCTTCAATATCAAGTATGATGTGCTTGTCTATTTTTGAATCAATAATAATAGGATCGTTACTTAAATAGAAAATGTCCCCATCAAAATCTGCACCGCCTTGTTGTGGAGCTGATACATCATACATATTAAACATTACTACATCTTGGTCTTTAAAATAATCAAACCATTTTGTAAGAATATCATTTCGTACAATCTTAATCTTATTTACCTCTGACGGATCAACAAGCGGAGAACGGAATGAACAACAATATCCTGGTTCAAAATTAGCTGTATATAATTCTCTTTCTCCAAGACAGCCAACTGGTTCTTCACCAACGGCATACTGAAGATAGCCAATCATATCACCGACACCTGTATGATAAAAACCCGAGCAGTAAATCTTGCCAACTTTTGCTTCATCAATAGACTTTTTTAGTTTTCTATAAATAAATTGCTTAACGGCAGGATCTTTCAGCATAACATCATTTACTAATGCAGCTTCAAGATATTTACTTTCTGGCTCATAATCTTCTGTGTCGGTAATTCCCATGAATTTATATGTATAAAATTTATCACCTTTAATAATTTTTTCATACATATTAGTGGTATATTTTGCAAGCTTAATGATTTTTCCATCATTCTTAGAATCTAATATGTTGTAGTCCTTTTTTGTTTTATCTGTATAACATTTCACATATTTATTATTCCAAAGATCCAGACATTGTAAATACTGAAAATTCATTCGTGTATATTTATTTAAATGCTTAATATGATGACTGTATTTACTGATTCCAAGTTTAAATTCATACTTTCTGACAGTATTCATATATTCAATCCATGCATTTTCACCATAAGTTGACTTAAAAATCTTGTGTCCTTTAAACATCGAAATATTCCAAATACAATCTATATCATCAACATTATGAACATGACCATAGATATCAGTGATAGTAGTATAACCCCATTCTTTGAGAATTTGTTTAAATGGTACATACACAGAATAGCCTTTAATAAATGGCAAACGCACCTGTGTTCCAATAACTTTATAGTCTAATCCAAGCTGTTCACTCACAGTATTCATAAAGTTTTCTTCATGACAACCACATCCGTCAAAAGGTGATAATCCAATATCTTTTAATCCTTCTTCAATTTCTCTAGTCTTATATTTCTTTTTCTTTCCAGTGGTTTCATCAACAAATTCTTTTTCTCTTTCAACTACATATTTGATAAGCTGATTTTTCAATATTTTTTCATACTCACCGATAATCACAATATTAGGCATATAATCTTTAATAAGAGTACATGAACTGAATGGTAAACATCTCTGAGCTTCATATTTAGAAATAACACATTCATCAATTTTAATATCCATCTGAGTAATCAAATATAACTCATCAAAAATTTCATCACATACAAATGCAGTTATTCCATCTTTACCTTGTGAAGCTGATTTACCAAAACGAGAATAGTGGATTCCATTATATGTGAATCCATCATTTAGAATTTTTCTAAGAGATTCTTCCTGTTTTGGATTTTTCTTTGCTACAACTAACATAAGTTCATTTATATGAGATGATGATTCGCCACGAAGTCTCTGAATCTGATCAAATAAAGGAGAGTCGCCTTGTTTGATCAGATATTCTTTTTTGATTTCTGTGTCTCTATTAATCTGAATGTTAAAATCTCCTTCAATAAGTTCTCTTATTGGGATTTTAACTAATGTATATTGTACCTTTTTTATAATGATTCACCACCTTAATCTAAATTTTCCCAAAATTCATTTTCAGAATCATATCCACCATAATCTAAGCTCTCTGCGAATTCATGAGATGATTTTGTAGATGCTTTGCAATAACATTGCTCCAATTCAGAACATTCTTCACATCTGAAATTGCTGTCAAATTCACATTCCGAAAGTTCATCTATGATCAATTCTTTCATTTCTTCAACATTGTCAAAATTATTATTCATATAAATTTACCTCCACTTATATATTCTCCAAATGAAATTTCTATTTACAATTATTCAAACCACACAGGAGCTTTACCTATGTCATATTTCTTGCAAATAAGATACGAACAATATCCGTCTATCAATTCATAATTTCTGTCAATTATAATCTTCCCCAGTTCACCATACTTGATGAATGTATTTTCTTTCTTCCTGAATTTTCTGTAATTGGGTGGAGTAGCAAGAAATTCTTCTCTAATTTTAATCTCATTAATTGGAATCCAATATTCCTTATTTGAACTGTAATCAATATCAAAAAATATTTTCAGTCTATCAATAATTCTCATCTTTATAATCCTCCTCGTCCATTGTTTCGACACGATATCCCAACCAATCTATAAGATAATCAGTACATGGAATACAGTCTCTATGTATATATTGTCCTTCTGAATTTCTCAGATAATCTTGTCCACTTAAAATACCCCCACCACAATAGCAACATAAGTAATTATATTTCTGATGAAAGTTTGGACATCTTATAAGACAAGGATTATTGCCACAAATGTTGCACATACATATAACCTCTCTTTTTAATTTATACATTCATAGGAATATCCATCGTTGCTTGTATAGTAAATATGTTTTATCCCTAAATCTTTAATCGCTGCCATACAACTTGGACATGGACGACACATACCAAATTCTCTGTCTAGTCTCGTTCTAAAAATATATAATTTTACTTTTTGGAAATTTATATCCAGATGACGGATAGAATTAAGACAATTGATTTCAGCATGTAAAGTCGGTTTAATACCATTCTTATTCCATGAATTTCTATATCTGTTATAATATTTTTGTATAGGATGTGTTTTAATTGTATTACAACCAATTCCTATTACATTTCCTTGGTAAACGGCTATACATCCTATATGTGTTTTTTTATAATCCGAGATGGTAGCAGCCATTTTAGCTTTTTTAAAATATCTATAATCTGATTTACTTAACATTTCTCTCTAACTCAAACATAGTAGTTCCTCTATCAATACAATCAAGTTCATACTTATATCTGTCTACATATCTCTGAATAATTCCTCTTTCTATAAGCATTTCAATATATTTCACTAAATCATTCTTGATTGTTTTTATCTCAGAAGAAAACTCTATTTCAATCTGGTCATCCATAAGATCTAAATGGTCAATATCTGTCTGTTTAATGTAGAAAGTGGCTAAATAGCATTCTTTCTCCTTATCCCATTTTGCTAAAGCAACCACTGTGTAATTATTATGCAAGTCTACGTTAATACCAACATTAGCAATAATTTCATATCTAAGCATATACTATTTCCTCCTTTAAATTCTGTCTTTCTTCACAAGCCTTAATCTTTTTATTATAGTCCCTCGTAATACATTCTCTTTTTTTGGTTTCATCAAATTTAAAATCTGCTGCAATGCGACTGGCAATATTTAAGTCGCAACCACCAAAATCCGCTTCAGATAACTTAGGATAGCATATAAGCTTATTTTTTCTCTTAAGTTCCATTGTTCTTCTTGCTACATGATTTTCTGTTTCCTTTGTCATAAATATTTGTTCTCCTTGTTAAATATAATTTTTTATTCATATCATCATTCCCTTATATAGTGTGATACGGTTTATGTGTTACTTTTATATATTCCCTTATTGCAAAGGGGTTTTATCAAAAAATAAAATGTGAGGGTTGTTCTAATTCACTGATATGGTATAATCATTAAGATGTGTATATACACTTGTAACTCATTAACTAAAGTCACGACTGATTCTTATATCAGGTACGGAGGTGTGATTATGCACATTAAAAATAGTGAAATCTATAATCTTTCCTATTTTAATAGTGTCTTATTATGAAAGGAGGATTGTAGATATTGCTAATCATTATTCTTACACCAGCTGTTATAATCGCAGTTTTGAATCTTGTTAAATATTGTGTCAAGTGTTTTACACAATATAAAGAATTGAAGCTACTTGTAACTTCAGGAAAAGAACGTGTCGCCATCACGAAAAATGGCATATCATATAAGAAATAGGATATAGTAGGTACGTGAATTACTATTGTATTCATTTCTTATAGTAACTTATTAACTAAAATTCACCAGTGAATTAGAAGCCTCACTGCAAATTGGAGTGTTTAGTGTAACACTCGTTGCGCAAATTTATGGTAAAGAGATATTGTCGTAGGGGGATGATATCTCTTTATGTGCTTAATTTATTGTTCTCCAAAATCTCTATCTGTTTTTTGATTTCCTCACATGAATCATATTTATTATCAATTCTTTGACCATGCTCATCATTTATAAAATGTCTATAATCAGCAAAAACCTTTGGAGTAGTTAAATATTTTTCTTTACCATCTTTAATATATTTTTCTCTCTTCATAGGTTGACATTTTATAATTTTTAATTCTTCCAAAATATCAACTATGCGTCCTATATATCTCTCAGAAAGTCCAATATCTTCTGAAATCGTTTTGAAATACCGATAACAACAGAGCGGTTTATCTTCTATACGATTCAAATTGACACGAATATAAGAGAGTAAGAGTAAGATATAAGCAGATGACATTCTCACAAGGTCTATATCTTTACCTTTTAACTCTTCCTTAAAATTCAATATTTTGTCTAATTCATCAAAATAGATGATTCCAAAATTATCAGGAACATCGAATTTTTCAATATTTAGTTGTACTTGCTGATATTTCACCGAATTGGTGTTTTCTTTTAGACACTTCTCAAAATCAGGACATGATTCAAAATATCCATAATGAGAGAGAAGTAAAAGAACTTCATAATATTTTTGGTTTATTTTCCCATCTCTGTAATTAGGTTTCAGTTTAGACCAGTGGCAAAGTTCTGTTGTAGAAAATGCCACTATGTCATCAAGTGAACGCCTTGCACAAAGATATGAGAAGATAATGACTCGTTTAGATGAGAGATCTTTATCATAAATGATTTCTCGTGGGATTTTTACATAGTTTGGCAAGACGTTTCACCTCACTGTGTTAATCTTCTAATAAAGACATTTTTAATCTTTTGTTCTTATTTAAACCAGAATTGTATTCATTTACATAAATCTTTGCATATTTTAAAGATGGTTTATTTGTATATTTATCATTATCTGCAATTTCTTTAATGATAGATGGGGATTTTTTCCCGACAGAAGTAATAAGTCTCTTATTGTCAAAAATACCTTTATATGTTTCATAAAAGTCAAACATCCCCCTAATATAATTCCACTGCAATGATTTTGAATTTCCATTCCAACAGCCCTTGACTAAATCCATACATTCAATAAAGCCATCTACGTCATTTCTTGACGAATATTCCTTATACACCTCTAATAGTTTTGCAGGACACTTAATTTTATAATCATTTCCTGGTTCTTCTCCAAAAATATCTAACTTAAAGCCAAGTGCTTTTATGCAATTATTAAAATCCTGTTCAATCTTATTCTTTTCATAAGTACCATTAATTTGAGACGTAAGTGTGCGTTTTCTATTCTGTGGCTTTTCTTTTGTATTAGTTATGGTAAACCAATCATTTTCTTCCTCAATAGTTAAACCATAACGAAGTTCACACGGTACAGTCGTCCATCCTCTCATCTTTAAAATTGCAATAGTATGCTGACCATCACATACTTTCATAGAACCATCTTCTCTAACGCTAACCTTTACTTCATCAACCTCATTTTCATCAAAATACTCATCACTACTAAGTCTTTCAACACGCTTCATATCAATATCTCTCTGATAATTAAGCATTGCATCCAATTTATCAATTGGTACTTCCTTATGTGCAATCTTATTGTCTGTTACTTTTGTTCCTTTTACTAAGTCTTTTAATTTCATTATTTAATCCTCCGTTTTTAATGTTGTTTTTTTTGCTAACTCAATAGCAGTTAATAGTTTCGTTATATTATTCTCTGCATTGGCAATACATTCATCTAATTCTGATTTGGTTACACGATTTTCCATATCACTAAGAATACTAACAAACCCATCATAAAATCTTTCAAATCCAATATTCATACATTCGATTATATCAATCTTATAATCCCAAATAGAATCAAGATACTCTTTTGACTTTTCGGTTTTAAGGTCTTCACATATTTGTCTTACTTCTTCGCTGACTTGATTTTTTTGAGAAGGTTGAACAATAGAAGATGATGTAGTTGGTTGCTCAATATTATATTCTTCATTTTGATTATCAGAGAATTGTTCTTTTTTCTTTTCATTCTGTAATTCCTTATAACCAGCACTAATAGAAGTTTCACCTGACAAAACACGATTCTTAAGTTCTTCATTATTTGAATCAAGAACACGTTTTGCTTGTCTATAAGTTTCTTTTCCAACATTTGCAATTTTAGCCAACTTTGAATTGGTTTCATTTTCTGAACGATTATTAGTTTTGTCAGCTTCCACCAGATTTGGTGTAAGCTGTGGATTAGCTCCACCAGTTGAAGTAGCCTGTCTTTCTTTTGCTTGCTTTTCATAAATAGGTCGATACTTTTCAGCCACAGCAATTCTTTGAATAGGAGATAAGTTGCGTCTGCCAAGTTGGATATCCAACATCCATTCCATAACTTCATCCTTCGTCTCATACCCAAGAGTACCAACAACGTACTCAATATTGTGTTTTTTACAGATAGAATAGCGATTGTGTCCATCCACAATGAATCCATGCCATTCCATAATAGGAAAATTTTTATCAAATCCATTTTCTACAATATTTTTTTCGAGCTGTTTGTACTCATCATCAGTAAGTGGTGGTAATAAATCCCTTAATTCAGGATCGATTTTTAATTCTTTTTGTTCCATTTTCTTTCCTTTCTTCTAAAATATAATTTACAGTTACAATTTGTGAGATGAGAGTATTGTAAGTGGTACAATAGTATATTCTCCATCTTGACTTCTAAAAGTCGTGAATTTTTACATTTATGAAATTGTCAAAAATTCATTTGGGTACATGTATGACGTACCCAAAAGTAAAAAATTTCTTCATTTGGGTACATGTCAGGTGTGGATTTGTGTAGGTCAATATCTATATAGACTCATATTATCAAGAGAAGAATATTACGCTTGTATTTCGCTTACGCTTCATACAAGCTCTATAATTTTTTGTTTGATTGTTATTGATTGGTTTAGGTACATGGTGTTTTTGATTAACGTTTTCATTTGGGTACATATGAGATGTACCTATGTGAAATTATTCTATATTTAATTCTTGAATTTCTTCTTCTGACATAGAATCCAATTTCTTTAATGCTCTTTCAATATAAATAAGTTCTAATAATGTAAAGTTATCTATTATTAATTTTGTATCATGGCTATTAATAATATCTATATAAATATGATTAGATAGTTTCTTGGCAACGGATTTTCTTGTTCTTTTAAATAAAATTGATTTTTTCATAATATCATTCTCCTTTTGAATTATTCTCTTTTTCTAAAACAACATAATCAGCAAATGAATCTTCAATAAAAAATATAGGTAACTTATTATGATATCTTTCATATATTTTTTAACCTGATATAGCAATAAGAAAACTATTGTTACCTTGTCTTGATTTTTCTAATTGCTCTAATTCAGCTTTAAATTTTCCATTCTTAACTGAACCTATTTTTCCACAGATGGAACAATATCCATATAACTTTGTGTTTATGAATGTTTTCCCTGTAAATGCAATCGGAAATTGAATTAAACATTCTTTATATTGATGTTTGTGCTTTGATTTGCGATTGCTCTTTGAAATATTGCTTTCTTTTTGTTTAAGATATTTTGATATATCATCTTGTATCATAGATTACTCCTTTGATATATTATTCTCTTCAATTGTCTATCCCACAGATGTTCTTTTCTTGCTAACGCTGCGAAAAGACCGCCCTTATCAAAGGGCTACATCTTGTGCTTACGCACATACTATCTTTTTGAGCTTGTATATAGTTTTCTCATACCCCCTATCTGTGGAGTAAATTAACGATTTTGAGGGTGAATTTCAATTTTTATGTCTTAGGTGATAACTTATAAGGGTATGAGATAAAAGTGGCTAATTTTTTCTGTGAGGTGTGATTTTTTCTCCCTAAATAGATTGAGAAGTGATTTAATATGCTAATTCATCAAATATATTTCTATAAAAGTTACATGGTAAGTTGTTAAATGTTTCTGTTGTAATTAATTTTAAGTTACCCATATAGAATCCTCCTTTAAATTTATTTTTTTATTTGGTAAGAGTGGTGTAATGATTATTTACAATAGATTGTTCTCTTAAAGAGATTTAAGTTTTTAAGAATTATTAAATAGAATAGTGAAGAATAATATAAATTTATGCAATAAAAAAAACAGACAGCTTAATTACCGCCTGTTAATTTTTTATGTTTATTTGATTTATATTGATAACCAGTTAGATTCTGGTTTTGCAATAAGACGAGCATTATTATATGCCATATCAAGTGTTAAACATGTGTGACCTTGATAATAATTTCCTACTTTAGTTACGGTTAAAGCTAATGATGGAGTAGTATCATCCTCTAAGCATAATGGAAGTAACAACTGAATCTTATTTTCATAATATTGTGGTATTGCCAATTTATAATTAGCTGATACTCGCTTCTTCATAGTTTCTATTGAACCATTGAGATTGTTAAGAATATTTTTGCTATCTTTAAGCTTTTCGGGAATTCTTTCAATATTATTAATATCTTTCAATATATGTTTATAATTAATGTTTATTTCGTAGTGCCAATCAAATAATAAGAGAGATGGATCATCAAAATAATTTGCTCTTGGTGGGCGATCAGAAATATTCATATTTCCTAAATCATATGATGTAAGAAACTTTAATCCATTTTTGCTTTTATCTTGATATGCGTATATTGGTTGATAGAATTCGGTAAAAAGTCCTGTGTTAAATAGTGCATATTCATTATTAATAATTACGTTCTTTTCAGAAGATAATTTTTTATATGTGTGAACCATATAATTTGTAAGAATTTTATTATTAGGATATGTATCATTAGACCAATTTTCTTTATCTGCTATTTTAATTATATCTTCTATATAATCATTCCAGTTTACATTGAAATATGCCATATATTCTGCTCCTTCTGTATTTTTAAATGCTTCTGCAAGTATATCATATTTTCTTGATTCATGGAATGGAAAAATAGTTGTATCATCTGGCTTGTACAATTTAAATGGATATGATTCATATTCTTGTGATTCAAGTGGTTTATATTCTCCTTGTAATTTCGTACATGCTTTTATATAAGCTTCTTGTGGTGTATCAGCATAAACAAAATAAATGTAATCATATGGTTCATAACAATATGCTGCCGTTGTTGGTATTAAATATGTATTCATTTGTAAACCCTCCTTAGAAATGTGATTTATACAATTTTATATTCTCTTTTTTAAATTTGCTCTGATATAAAATTCTTTACATGGAATATAAGGAGAAAAATGTATGATTTTGAGTCTATTTTGGATTTTTATATGTCAGGTGGCTAGTTGTTAGGGTAGAGGGTAAAAATTGAAATTTGAGCTATGAGAATTGATTTTTATATAGGTGTGAGAATTGATAATATTATTTATAGTAAATGTGTATGAATATATATAGATAGTTAATGCGATTTTGAGTGATGTAAAAAATTGACCTTGTATTTTGAGCATTTATGTGGGTAAAAATGATTTTAGGTGTTATTGGTAGGGTGGAATGAAAAGACTGTGTATGGGCGTGATAGAGGGTTTAGATGAGAAATGGAATTTTTGAGTATTGCTATAGTAGGATTTTTTTTATGGTTTGTATTGGATTTTTTTGGCTGTTTTTGTGATGTATATAGGTAATTTTAGATTTTTTGATGTGGTTTTTATGTAGCCCCCTTATTGTTGATTAGAGATTTATGATTTATGTAATTGATTATAATGATGATTCTGGATTAAAAATGGTTATCGGTAAAAGTGCTTATAAATAAGGATAATTTTGGATTTGTGAGTGAATTTTTGATGAAATGAAAGTTTGATTTTTGGGTTGTAAGATGGGTGAAAGTGGCTTGGTTAGTAGGTTTGAGCGATATGGGGTACGATATGGGATTTGAGATGGGAAAATTGGGATTTTGCTTGATTTTATTGGGGATTTAATGGATTGAGAATAAGATAATTTATTTTTAATAAAAAATTTTTTGACTTGGTGTGTAAATAAACCTGCTATACCTGGTTTTACATTTCATAAGGGTTTAATCCGTTTTTGCCACCCCCATTCTCGCCATACTCAAAACCACGAAAAATAAGCATTTTTGGAAGTTTTGCACCGAAACAAGCAGAATTTTTTTGTGATAAGGTGTAGCCAAGCTGAACGGCTGACGAGCAGTTCAGTGAACAAAAAATATTTTTTTAAGTCTCTAAGATGAGACAGAAAGGTTGGTAATTATGAAAGAATTAAAGAATGCAGTTATCGTTAATGGAGTAGCTTATCAGATTAACGCTACAGAAGCACAGAAAATCGCTAAACTCTTAGGACTTGGAGCAGTTGAACAGCCTAAGACAGAGACACCTAAAGACACAACACCTAAGTCAGAGCCTAAGACAGCATCTAAGAAGTCTACACGGATTGTCGGCTCTCTTGAGTGCGATGGCAAGTTCGTCCGTACAATCAAGGGTGCATTTCTGTCAAGCAAGGCTAGGTTTGCCATCAAGATGTCTGCGACCGAAGACTTTGGTGCAACTAAGCTTGGCAAGGGCAACAAGACATATGACGCACTTGCAAAGGATGACAAGTATGTGCAGATTTACGAGTTCAAGTCTGCTGAAGATGCTACAAAATTCATGGATAATCAGCAGAGCCGTATGGTTAAATAACTCGACTAGGCGAGTATAAACCGTGTCAAGCCTAGTGCGTTACCCACTCTTTGAGTGGGTAGGTCACAAAATCTACATCATCATTTTGTGATGGGTTCTCCATCATCAACCCTATTTTTGACTTACATTTTCGTCAAGATAGGGTTCTTTTTTACTCAACCCATAAGTCAATAAAAATACATAACATTAAACACAATACAAATAAAACCGTGATAAGCCGTAGAAGTACGACAGTTCTTCCCAAACGGTCTATTAAAGTCACCCAAAATTTAAAGACGCAATGCATAAAGGTTACTGTATGTGTATTCTAGTGTGATTAACCTACACACGACATCAATACACTTACACAAAATACAACCTAGTTAGGAGGTGTGCGTTAATAAGTAGGTGACGATAGACTTCAGGTTTTGTGGACAAGTAGATGTTCTGCTCTAAACTATCAGCACAACACTACAAGAATACATATGATTGAACGGTCAAGGGTGTGGTTTGCGAGAACCATAAACGAGGAGATGTCATATAGGGCTGACAAGGGTGTTACGGAGCACTCCCAAGTGGCTAGGTCAGCGAATATAAACTCTATATTCGGGAAAACTTGGTGAACAGCGCATGAAAAGTGGTGGCTGGTGGCAAGTACATAATACATAGTGTGTAAACACTATCACATAGCATCTTGGTACAAATATAGTGAGTGATTGACACAATTCACTATCATAAAAATTAACAATGATTCGATAGCTCAGTATATAGTTAGCGACTGGCGTTTCGGTAAAACGATGAAAACTTATGCTTGGTTATTTGAAAAGTTGCTAGTGGAACAATACACAAGAGTTGGTGGTAACACTAATGTTGAATGTATCTATCTACATTCGTGTATGAGGTATGAGCAGTACAATCCCTGCCTATAAATCCTACTGTCTAGTGTAACTAGGTTGATAGTATATTCTGTAATCAGTTCGAGAATAATGTCACTGATAAAACCGTATGTCTTGCAATCGGTTTGTATAAAACAGTGTAAGGTATTCGTAACAGTTGGAGCGAATTAAAATAATAAACTGTTGACTGCATAAGGGTTAGTCACCTGATGATAAGTAATAAGTGAATATACCATTTAATGTTTGAGGTCTACCTAATAGGAAATAAGTGAATATATAACAGAGAATGTGAGGGCTACTTATCTTACTTGTGCTTATATGTGGTGGATAATATAATGCTAACAACATTATACTTATCAGTAGGTTCGATTCCTACAAGCACATTGACACTTTATGTCGAAAAATATAAAATATAAATTATTATATAGGAGGGTTAATACTATGAATAAAGAAGAACTTAAAAGACAGTATTCAGTAAATGCTGAAAAGGTGGCATGGAAAGAATGTGAAAACGGAGGGTATAAATGGAAAACATCAAAAATAAACAAAGATGGATTCTATATCAATGAAGAGAAAGGGAAATATACTGTTGTAGACAGTAAAACTAATAGTCGAACAAGATTCAGACATAATCTTGCAGACTTAGAAGAATTATAATATTCAAGAAATAAGCACCCAACGCAAACTGCAAAGGGTGCTATTTTTATACCCAAAGTCAATACTACAAGAAAGGAAACTAAAGCAATGCGAAAAGAAATCATATTTACAAAAAGTGAAAAGAGAAAACTGCTCAAAAGGCAACTTACAATCAACACACATACCCACTGTCAACAGTGGTTGAGTGTGTAAACGGAAACGAAATAACAACCAAGGATTTCAACGGAAACCTTTGGACATTTATAGATAATTCCGAAGATTGGTACAAGGGAGATATCTGCTCATTAATAATGCACGACAATTATACAGATATCATATATGACGACACAATTATCAAAGCTCAATATTCAGGTTTTGTAAGATAAAGAAGGGAGAATATTAATATGTCAAGAGAAATGTACAATTACAAGAGAACAGCAATCACAACAGCAAGAGATTTGTGTTATTCGGATGAAGTAATAATACAGATTCATAATGCAAAAACAGAAAATGAAATATCACGGATTATGCGTGATGCAAGATTAGCACAGGAGGTATAAAGGAAATGATGCTATTTAAAAGCAAAACAAAAGTCATACACAAAAGAGAAGTTCCTGGAATGTTTAATTTCAGAATCATAAAAGGAAATGATGGAAACGACATTATAGACAGAAATCTATTAACTCCATATGACAGCTTAACACCAGTGCAGATGATGGAGTATCAGCAAGTATATGAAAGCAGGTGTATGCAAGACGACAATTTTCTTGTTATAGAGCCGAGTATATTCGACACTCTTAAATGCAAATTAAGAAAGGCGTTAGCATGATAAAGGGATATTATAATGGGTTTGCTTATATGGGATTTGTACCATCAATAGGTAAATATCAGCAGTTTGAAAGCGAGAATGCATATAGAAATTATTTAATGGAAAGAGGTGAGATATAATGGAATATGGAGATTTTTATGATATTGCAGAATATGGCAATGCAAACTGGAAGGGTAATTTCACACCAAAGGAAATTGCTTGTAATGCTTACGATTATCTTGTTGAGTTTGAAGAATCAAAGGCAAGAGAAACGGTAACACCTGTTATTCAGGAACTTTGTAAATTACTTGCAGAAGATGGAAGTGAAGAATGCAAAGAGTGGCTATATCAAATGGCAGATGAATTAGGTTTGATTGATATAGACTATCAAGATTATCTGAAAACAGATGAATGGCTTGAAAAGTTTAGTAACTAAACGGCGAACCAAAAGGCAAGCCGTTATTTTTATACACAAAATACATATCAAAAATATTAAAAGAAAAGAGGTAGTTAATTATGTGCAAAATGTTTGAAGTAGTAACAGGAAGAAAGTCAAAGGGAAGTGTTGACAAGTTAGAAGGTCTTACAAAGGCATACACTGATATACATGAAGACATTGCAATTATTAGAATACCTGTTGAATTAATGGAAATTGATTCACGGTATCAGACAGACGAAAGAACGGAAAGAGATTTAAAATATCTCACTAATAATTGGGATGAAAGAAAGCTCATGCCTTTACTTGGTGTACCACATTGGGAAGAAGGTAAAGTGTATATAGTTGATGGCTATGGAAGATGGATTGCAAGTCAGATTGTAGATAAAGACAAATATAAGGATTTAAAGGTGCAACTAATTTTAAATGCACCAACGGAAGATTCTGAAAGAGTTGCATTTGAAGCTGAATTATATGCATTTCAGGGTGTATCAGTTAGAAAGGTAACGCCAATTCAGAAGCATGGTGCAATGCTTGTATTACATGATCCAGCAACGGAAACACTTGAAAAAATGAAAAATATCTATGGCTTTGAGTATAGAGAAAATGCAGGTAATAGAGGAAGTGGAGTTCTTGGTTCATATACAGAAGCATTGAGTCTCTGTTCAATTGACAACGGAGCTTGTGCAGAATATGTATATGACATAATAAGAGATTCTGGATTTGATAGAAAGCACAGTGGATATGTAAGTTATGTAACTCGTGCATTAAGAGATATGTATAAGTTATATGCTCAAGACAGAAGCGAAACAAAGAAATTTCTATCAGAAGAGTTCAGAAAGATTACACCAGAGAATTTAAAGGCAAATGCTTGTGCAAAATATCCTATTTTAGATTTTAGAACAGCGGTATCTCTTTATGTTGAGGATATGATTGTAGAGGGACTTGGACTTGAACAGTCAAGAGTGATTGAAGGTACAAAGGTTATTTTTATTAAAAAGAGAACAGCATAAGAGAGAACATATACATATAAAGCTGCACTATCAGGCTATACGGGTAAAAGAAAGGAGTGAGATTTATGCACAATTTTAGAAAGTCAAAGCGAATGCGTGACTTTGATGTGATATTACGGAAGAACGGATATACACCGACAAGATGTAAGGGGAGTCATTTCGTATATATTAATCGAACAACGCATAGGATAATGCCTGTCAATAAGGATCTGAATGATATGGTAAGGCAGAGATTAATTAAAGAATATAACTTGGAGGTGTGATATGAAAGAAAATCATAGAGAAATATTAGTAGTATCAAATGAAAAAGGTAAAAAATTCTCTCTTATTGAAACAGATAATAATTATATTGTAGCTTGCGGATATTCTGCCTTGGAAAGATGGGGACAGCAGTGGGAACATGGTATATATTATATGTTTTCAAATGATAAAGAAAAATTAGTTGCACTTAATAAAGCAACTGAAAAGCTGTTTGAAAAAGTAAATAAGAATTATATTCCACGGACAAGACTTGAAGAACTTGCGACATTCTTTAAGGACGGACTTATTTCTGATGATAGAGAAAATGCGTTTGAATTTTTCGAAAATTGTTGTGAGATGACAGATAAAGAGAAAGAGTGGTTCGGTATTGAAGAAGATAGTCCAATAGCAAACACAAAGTTCGAGAATCCTATGTACAATAAGGGATATGATGATGGGTTCTCTGATGGTGCAAACAGCATAGAAAGTGAGAAAGAATGAAGGAGAATGATTATGAAATATAATTTAGAATTTAGCGGAAAAGATTGCAATGATGAAAAATATACTATGTTAGGAACAGTGGAAATAAGTGAAAGCAAGTGTTTTCAGTATGGAAATGGCAAGGTAATAAAATTCAATGTTACTGAAAAAGAGAAGGGATATTCAAACACTAATTCATATGATATTAGATACGACACAAGATATAAAAATGATAAGGAAATAGAATACATAAGGAAGTTCATAAAAGATAATTTTTCACAGGTTGTTGAAACTTCGATTGTTATTTATAAGATAAATGAAAATATGGATATGTCAACATTTATCAAAGTAGGAAACAGAAGAGAAGCCTATAAAGATTATTGTGAGTTTGAGAGTGACTTTGATGATAACTGTAGAACGGAGTTATCTTATGAAGAGTTTTGTAAGGAACTTAATAAAGGTTATGGAAATTCAGACTGTATACAAATTGCCAGATTATATGAAGATGCGAAAGGAGCTGTTTGGTATAACAATGAGTATGTGTAAAAACATAGGAAAGATTGGAGAAAATAAAATGAAATATGATGATTTCACGAGCGGAGAATATGTGAAAAAAGAAGATGTAATGACATATTTAAGAGTGTTTGATTGGACTATGCCAAGAGAAAAGTTAATTGAGAAATTTAAAGGCATTTCATCTATTACTCTTAACGACCAGGACATAAACAAAGTAAAAATAAATAAAGTGTTAAATGGTGAATGGAACAATGATTAATTAGAAATGGATATTTCTTTTGGAACGTGAGGAAAATAATGGTAAGAGAATGTTATAAGGAAATTTATAAATTGCGGAATTTACTTGATGTAGCAGGAATTCCGTATGTTTTTGAAAATGGATTTTTAAATGGAGCTGCATTAGCATATCCAAATAGAAATGAAGGAGAGTTTGTTTGTTCTGTAATTGAGCATGATGGAAGTTACGGAAGAAACGATGACAAGTTAGAACTTATGGGACTACTTACAAATGAAGAAAGTGAATGTGATGACGTTGTAGGATGGCTTACAGCAGAAGATGTGTTTAACAGAATTTCTAAACATTATAATGCACAATAAATGCGTGTTTGTTAGAGTTGGAGGCAAGAGAAATGAATAGAATTGATGAAATTATTTATAAAGAGACACAGAAGGCAGCTTATGAAGAACAGTGCGAAGAGGAATTTGTTCATCAGGAACAGCCAAACGAAGATTATTTTGAAGGCTTAAATGATTATTTAGATGGAATAATGAGTGTCTGAAATTCACATTTTTCATTGGTTTAGAAAGGTAGGTAAATATGGAAAGAGTAACATTAAAGCATCTGGTAGCAAGATATAAACAAGATAAAGAATTTTTACAAACACATCCTGAAAATAGGGAGTTATTAGAAAAAAGAATAAGAAGACATGAAAAGGATATTGCAGAATACGTAAGTAGCGATTCATTTCAGATGATATTAAATTGTTATAATTTGTAAACAAGAAATTCGCATTTCATAAGTTTTAGAAAGGAAATTGGTGAGGCGTTATGTACACAAATAAAAGTTTTGATATTTGTCCTTGTTGCCATAATGATAAACATAATACTAATTGGCACTTTAATTTCAAGGAGGGAATTAAAGTTTGTAATGAATGTTATTCTGCAATGAGAATTTCAGAAAGAGATTTTTTTAATGATGACAAATCAAAAGCCGATGATATTTTTAAAATGTTTGACCATATAGAAGCAACAAGATATTTAGAATGAAACTAAGATTTCATAATATGGAAGGAGAAAGAACATATGATTGAAAAAGGAACGGAATTTTTACCATATTATATACAAATGATTATTAATTATAGTGGTGGAATTGGATTTGAAAATTATAGGGAACGGAGTGATGGAAATGAGTAGATATACATGTGAAAAGACAAAGGATGAAATTCTTGAAATTATTGCAGAGGAATTTAGAAAAGTAAATAAAGATTATGATGATGCAATGCAGAACGACAATGATAAACTCAAAGAACGGAATCAGGGTAGATATGTAGCAATGTTTGATTTGTTACATAAATTAGAGATTTATGAAAAGGAGTGAAGCAAAATGACAAGTATTGAAAAGTCAAAAGAAGATGCACGGAACTTAAATGAACTTACGGATCACTTGATTAAGCTGATTGAATCGGATGATAAGCGGTTCTCATTTGAATTTTGTGCAGGTGGCACAATGGAGATTTACGACAAAGAAAAAGAAATCGGTTATGCAGTTCATGTTGCACCGATTGAATATGATGAAGATGGAAATGCAATAAATTTATAGCAACCGCAAAGGCAGTTAGGAGAATAAATACCTAGCTGCCTATTTTATTACAAGGAGGAATACAGAATGTTGAAGGTAAATGACAAAGTAAAAGTGCACATGTATGACACATGTAACAGAGAGATTAAGACACGGAACTATGGAACTATATTTACAGTTCATGAAGATAATGGAAAGCTTGGTATTGATTGGAATACAGAGAAGTCACCGACAACTTGCAACGGAGAAGTGTTCACACCATTTGAAACATTTTCATATTCAGTAATCTTTGAGAATGTGGAGAATGGAAAGAAGTACCATTGGAGTAACGCAAAAAACGGAATTGTAGAGGAGGTTTAATATGAGTAGATGGTTATATGATCCTGAAACGGATTCACGGAATGGAAAAGAGTTTACTTATAACTCACCAATACATGAGAACGACACATTATTTAATGGCTTTTCGTATAGAGAAGTTATGGATGTTGTGATTGCAAATTATGGTCATGACATTACAGAAAAACAGTTTGATAAGGCACTTAAAGAATTTATGGATATGCGAATTGAAGATATGAAAGAAAATCTGATATTGTGTAAGGCAAATATGTTAAAGGAAATTAGAAAGGCAGGTTGATTAGTATGAGAGAAATTAAAGTTCAGTTATATAGAGGCGAAGATGACAATTATGTAGAACTTTGGAAAACAGTTGAAGAAATTGAAGGAAAACATAGATATTACGGAAGATATACATATGGAAATGAGGGAACTTGGTATTCAGTATGCGATCCGCTTGGTTACTGTGAATTAAATGCACCAATGGCAGATGATGTAATGTTTATCTGTTGTGATGAAAATGGAAATGAAGTAATCAGATATTCAAATGCGGATGGAAATAAACTTCCAAAATTTGAAACGATAATCAAAAGAGAATGGAACAAGGTAAAGGAAAAGCTTCAGTATAATGTGGAAGACTTGACTAAGAACTTTTGGGCTGAGTGTTGGAACGGAGATACCACAATGAAAATAAATCAGTGGTTGTTATCTTATAAAGATCCAGATTTATATCCTGAAAAGGCAAAAGATTATGACGAAAATTGGACAGGATGTTGGGCAGAAAAGGAAATTGAATATGAACCTATTCCAGATACAGAATTTGAGTATTTAGGTCATAAATATCAGTTCACGAAGGTAAAACATAAACATGAATATTGTGGTGTTGAGTGGTACGAGTTTGTATGTACTGATTCACCTTATGTAATGCAGGATACACCTTGGGTAAAGGATAGAGCATGGATTCAGTCTTATATGTATCTTGGAAATTGGTTTGATGATAAGACTTATGGAACAATGTATGATCAAAGAACTGCAAGAGAAAAGGTGGTTGCAGCACTTATCAAAAAGTTTCCTATGAAAGAGAAATGGGATAAGTTACTTTATGTAAAGAAGAGAACAGGAAATGAATTTTATAATTGTGATTGCTGTTATGAAAAATCATATTCTGATATGGCAGATGTGCTTATTAACAGAAATTATCACAGAAAGGATGTTGACCATCTTTGTAAGTTCATCAACAAGGAAACGGAAGGTATCGTATTTGCAAGTAATAGAGGCACTAAATATACAATTAGAGAGACTTATCCAGATATTTATGATTATGATAATTGTCTGATATAAGAGATATAAGAATTGAGGTGATTAATATGCAAATTCTTGATAAAGCAGTTACACCAGACGGAATGGAAATTGAACTACATGACTTGAGTGGTGAGCATAAATTACCTGATTACAACGGAATGATAATTACATTTTGTACAGTTGCTAAAAATACTTTTCCTGAAGGTAAAGGATGGTACTCACAAAAAGGTAAAAAATTTCGGTCATCTATTTATAGTTGTGGTGACTATACAAAAGACATGGTAAAGGCAGATTATGAAGCATTGAAAAATGGAACAAAATCTCTTGCAGATTTAAAAGCACATTTTTGGAATCATCAGAGAGATTGTTTTGTACTTGGATTATAGGAGAAAACGCAAATGGCAGCACAGAAATTTGAATTATTTATGGGTTGTATGGGTAATGGAACTACTGTATGTAATAAAGCAGTATATGAACATGGAGATTATAAAACTATTGCACATATTTCTAATCATGGGGTAATTAAGTTTTATGTTCCTGAAGATTATATTCCAGCCGATGCAATGGAAAAGATAAAGAAAACAGCAGAACGAAGCAAGGCAGAATTTTTAGAGAAATGGAATCAGAAAACTACAAGACAGAAGTGTGAATATATGTTAGATATTCCTAGTATTGGCTATGGTGGAGTTATGAATCCATTTTATGTAATATGGGACAACAATAGAGATTTACCATTTGAAGAAAGAGTTAAGTTGATGGAAGAGAAATTCTTTCAGACACACATGTAAAGGAGTGATACTATGGCACAGCAAATATATTATTTACATAGCTGTAATGAATGGAAAGAGTATTCTAGTATGCGACTTCTTTTCATTGGAACATCACAACAAAAGTTAAAAATGAAAATCTCAAAGGAAATTGAAGAAGGTAACATGGAATATAAACCAGTTACTACTTATCATGATTGGGATGGAGAACATATTATATGTAAAGAAAAAGAGAATACTCCGAAACAACAAGCAAAACTATTCAGAGAGGATTGGGAAACCGAAAGTCGTAACAATATAAGAAGTGAGCTTAAATATGGAGATTTTAGTTACACATATAATAATGAAGAGATGTGACAATCGAATGAAAGAGTACTTTCAAATAGAGAATAAAATATAAAAGGAGATTAAAATTATGAGAGTAAACGAAATTAGAAAAACAGAAACAATTGAGAAGTTAGTAAGAACAGAGTACATTGCAGAGGATGGAACTGTATTTAGAAGTGAAGAAGAGTGTAAGAAATATGAGGAATCAGCACTGTTTGCAATTAGTAAAGAGTTGAAGAGACTTGATAATAAGAAAAATGGAGCTTCTGAATATGATATTTATGATGAATGTTCGGAAGAATATTTGGTAGAGATTTTCAATGCAGAAACAGAAAGAGATATTGAGAATATTAGAAGATATGTATATCTTAAAGCTCTTTCAAAGAGTTCATATGCAAGAAAGGAAGATGTTGATTTACCTAATATCACACCAGGACATGAAGTAATTATCCATTGGAATTATGATGAAGATAGTTGTTGGACTATTGGAAATGGAAGTATTGATGCTTTCTGTGGTTATATTAGAGACAATCTTGTGAGTTTAATTACGTCAAAGGAGGAAAAATAATATGAACGGATATGAATTTAAAAGAGAAATCGAAAGAATTTTTAAGGTGGCACGAAAAATGTGTCCAAATGTTACAGATGATATGTTAGATGCAAATGGAGCTATCTATTATATGAATGGAAACGACAGTACACCGTTTGATTGGAATTGTAATAACAGATTATGTGAGTTTTTCATTTTCCATAAAAATGAGATTGGATTTATTAAGGCTAATGTAAATAGTGATAATACAGTTGATGTGTATATCTTTGAAACAGACGATGCTATGCAACCGACTTATAAATTCATAGAGAAAATGGAAAATGTTAAGGCAAGTAGTTTTGCAAGGATTATGAATTATATTGCAGACGAAGAAAGATTGTGGGATAAGCCGATTGATGAACTTGATTGGGATGTTGATAGCTCAGAATGTGATGAAATTGATTAGAAATAGGAGAATAATTAAAGGCAGATGCAAATAATTGTGTCTGCCTTTTGTAATGGAAGGAGTGAATAAAATGGAGTATAACGAGCAGAACTGGAATGAGTTATTAGAAGCACTACGTTTTACAGAATGTAGTAATGAAGCCTTTGGCGGGATGGTGATCTGTGATGATAACGGGATTCCAGTATGGGATTATGATAATGATGAACGTAAAAAGAATTTGTTTATGTTCCTCAGCGGTGCTTTATATATGAAACAGCATTTAGGATTTTATTAGGAGGTAAGCGAAATGATTGAGTTGAAAGATTTGCTAGAAGAAAATGAAACAATTGTGACATTTCATCTTTGCAATGAATATTGGTCACGGAATGCAATCACAGTAAAAGGAAGTGATGATATTTCTGGTGCATTAGAAATGACATTACATAGAATACTTGAAGCTGGTGGAACAGAAAATGATGTAAAGCGAATTATGGGTGCTGAAATTCCAACAGAAGATGAACTAAAAGAACTTGAAGAGTTTGATGAATTTAGTTGGATAGATTTAGGTTATGTATTACCTGGTTTAATTGATTTATGGAAAGAAAGTGAGGTTGATTGATATGGTAGAAATCAAAATAGACAACACAGGCGATGGAACATGGTGGCTGTACAATAGCAATCAGGGCTGGAAAGATTATTGTGGTTGTGAAAACTTCGATGAACAGGTTGTTCTTACAGGTAATAGAGATTTTACAGACTGTACTGAGGCAGAATGGTATCAGAATGCAAAAGAGATTTTGGATAATATTGATTGTTATGACGAATATCCAACGGATGTATCTGGTGAAGTGAATGCAAAATTAAAAGAAATGTATGATAAATGCAGATGTACAGAAGATATTCTTGTTGATGTAATCAGACTTCTTTATCCAGAAGACACCTTTAAAACTGGAACAATTAGAGGGTATAGTCAGGGAGATTGGCAAGATTATATTATCAAGGGAGATGTGAATACAGATTTACTTGAAGCAATGTATTTTGGAAAGATCTCTGATATTACCGTAATAACGGATGAAGAAGAATTTGGAGATGTAATCACTCATGATGAATTATGGAGAGCAGAAAGAGAAGAGGGGTTAAAAGAATTTTTCAGAAATCATTACGAACTTGATAAGAATGAAGAAATTCATATCTTACAGGCAGACGGATATAAGCAGGTAGTTGATTGGAAAGCAGTTGGATAAAACCAAAGGAAAGAACTGTTTACAAAGAATAGGAGACAATAATTATGAAAGAAAAAGATATTAGAATTTGTCCAGTATGTAATAAGGAAGTAGAAAGAAATGATATGAATTTCACAAGAGACTGTCATGGAATCACTTTTAGATTAGTGTGTAATGATTGTTGGGAAAAATTAATGGAAAAAGGATATGACGGTCAATATTATAGTGAAGCAGATGAATGTATTGATGAAAATTATTAGGAGGTAGCGTAATATGACATACTACGAAACAAAAATAGGAAAGATTATTGAGGAAGAGTTCGATTCACGAATGGGAAATGCAGTTATTTCTTACATTATGGATAAAGGTATGAGTAACGTAAAAGAGGTTACTGACGAGCAGATTGAAAAGCTCGAAGGTAACGGACTTATGACACAGGATTTTGTTCAGTCATTAGTAAGGTGTGCAAGACGGATATGTAATGAATGCGAATGGATTGAACTAATAGAGTTCATTAGATTGCATTTATGGTGTACTCCAATAGTACATGATGTGTATTTATATAAGGAAGATTTTACTGATGAATCGTTTGCAGAATTGCTTGATAATCTGGATCTTGATGAAAGCGAAGCCGGTGAAGAGATTAAGTTATTTGCAGTAGTTGATAGTGATTGTTTAAAGGAGTGATTTATATGATGACAGAAGAGAGATTTAAAGAGACAAATTATAAAATGAGTTACGAGGAATACAAAAAGTGCGATTGTACTGAATGTGATCAGGAAGATTGTATTCACAGAAACGCTTATAGAAGAGTGCCTGAGATTGATGGTGGACTTGGTTTATGTCCTAATCTGAAAGGAGAGTGATTGAAATGGTACAACCTACAAGCGGATTTCATGTCTATTCAGATTTGAATACATGGATTGATTTTATGATTGTAATTGATATATACGAAAATTTTTCAAAAGCAGAAAAAATTATAAGGGAAGCAGAAGAAACTTATTGGACGGATGAGGATGCTTATAGCGAAACAATGGCAGATTGGATTGGTAGTAAATTAGAAGATAACAATATTTCGTTTGAGATTTTCTTTAAAGATGAAGATGAGGAGAGTGATTAAAATGTACAAACTACGAATATATAAGTTGTCTGGTGCAGATAAAGGAAACTTAGATCACGAAGAATTGTTTAATACCAAAGAGCAGATGGACAAAAGATATGACGAGTTATTCAAAAAGGATTTGTATGGCTTAAATCCGACTGCATGGGAACAGAAAAATGGTGGATGGAAACGATTGGAAGGATATTAATGTTTAAGTATATTATCAGCTATAATGGCGGTCAATTAAGAGATAATGGAGAATAACTTAATAGTGATAGTTAAAGCAGAGATTTAATTATCTCTGCTTTTTCTATAAATACATATGAGGAGGTGTTAGAGTGATTAAACCTTACAAAATGTACGGCGACTTCTATGTACCAGGTTGTCCAAATGCTTTTCCAACTGAAGAAGAAGCATGGGAATACATAGAAGAGAATTGCTAACACAAGAGGCATCGGCTGGTGACACAGCCGTGTAAGTCCTCGCTCCTATATTAGTATTATAACACAAAATGGAAAGGAATAGTAATGTTTTTGTATTTATCTAAATTGAAGAGGTGAGAAGATGACAAGCACAATAGAAAGAGACTTTGTAGTAAAAAATGATGTAGCAAGTTTCCCAATGAAAGAATATCCAAACTATTGCGGAATTGAAGATATTGGATATATTTCACACGGAGAATGGTCAGATGCAGAACTTGAATACAAGGGAAAATTATTCAATGAAAATGTGGTGTCAGATGCAATGTGGGAAAGATTTATTGAAGAATTTCCTGATAAAGATGGAGATTACGAAGCGTTTAATCAGTATATGTACGACAATAAGGATGAAGTGTATGAGTTATTAGAAGATTGGAGTAATTAATATGGTAGATCAGTGGACAGGTAAATGGACGGAAGAAAAAGATTATAGTACATATCCAAAAGAGAAATGGTGTGACTATGATTGTATGGCTGCATGGATCAGAGAACAGAAATATGAGCCAAAAACATCAATGGAAAACTTGATCACGAATATTTTCTTACATTATGATTGTGAAATTGAAGAAGAGTCAAGTAGTTATAATGCAGAGAATGGAAACTTTGATGGAACATATGTGGAAGCTGTACAGGCATATGTAACTGATACAGGATTAAGCGAATTTGATTATGAAGCATAGAGTGGAGTGATGGAAATGAAAATTACACAGACAAGAGTAAAACAATATAACAGTACATACAAAACAGTTATTGCAATTGATGGTGTTCCTGTATGTATTACACGGAGTAATAAGAGAGCAAGTGACATTGTTTCTTATCTATCAGGATACGAGGTTGAAATTAACGATGGAAAATTAAAGAAGCAGTTGGATAAGATTAGAGATAAGAAATAGCAATTTCAAATGGAAAGGATGGTTGATTTATATGAAAAAAGATAAATTAGAAAAGTATCTTGATGAGTTATCAGAAGGAACTGATTTTGATTTTAGAATATCAGAAATAAAGAATGGTGAAGTTGAGTTATATATGCAGGGAGATAACCCTTGCAATGAGGATTGGAGTACTGAAATTACAATTAAGAATCCAAAGACAAAGAAAGAATTAATAGAGACTTTACACGAAAAAATGTGGGAACTTTATGATGGCTTTGATGTTGAGGAAGAAACATATCTTATGTTAGAAGCAAAGAGAAATGGATTTCAAGGTGTTCCTGGTGTAGTTGATCTAGTACATAACGAGGAATATAAAGAAAATGCATTGAAAGAGTTTGCGGAAAAATTAAGAGATTTATTATAGGGAGGAGTGCTTAATATGTTAGATTATACAAAAATTACATTCAATGAGTTAGATGACACAGACAAGCCATTACAGGCATTTTACAATTATGATTTAAAAGAAAGCGAAATTGATAGCTTTTTGGAAGAGTACGCAACAGTTGAAGAAGTTCCAGAAGGTGTATCTATTCAGAAAGTAGAATTATGCTTAACAATTTACGCACAGCATGATTTTAAATTAGAAGCTTGTTGTACAGATACAAATAACGAACAGTATTGGGTTGAAATCAATAAACAGTTTACAAATGCAGATGAATTTATTCAGATGATTCCCGATTATGGAAAGATAAAATTATAAAGAGGTGATGATTATGCTAGATATTACAAACTTATATGCATACAGAATTGAAGAATTGGCTGTTGGAATTGTAAAGGCAGAGTCATATGAAGATGCAAGAGAAAAGGTGAAAGTAGCTTATTTGAAACACAACGATTGCTTTGATTCTGAAAGAGATTTTATTGAGTTAAAGGAAATTGCAGAGAATGATTCATGGTTTAGTGATAATCCTGATGTAGTTGAAGTTGATGAATTAATATAGAAGTGGAGTGATGATTTATGAATTATACTTATTTTGGAAACAGAATCGAAAGAAGTTCATTGGGGAATCTGGGATTACAGTTATTAGAATCTCAAGAGAAATTAGTTTCTCAGGAATATGAAATTGAGAATCTTAGAATTAAAGCAGCCATGTATAAAGCATATTTCTTTCGTAATTTTTCATTAGCAGAAAAATTACAAAAACAAAGTGAAGAAAACAGAGATGCACTTATTGGAGAGTTTGATGGTTTTTCATATGCAAGTTGGAGAGCAAACGCTGTATATAGAACGCTTGAAAATATGTGCGATGAAGGACTATTAACTGAAAGAGAATACAAAGAATGCAAAGTATGAAATGGAGTGATGAATTATGGCAAAAACATTAAGAGATTTTTGGAATAAGGCAGATGGAGTTTATGATTTTGTAGATAAGAATGGAGTTTCTATTGATGATATGAATTATCCCTTAGAAACAGAAGTGTTAAATGAACGGTTGATTGAAGGTGAACAGTATGAGATTACATTAAATGTAGAAGTAAAGGAGTGATGAAGTATGCAGATTGTAAAAGAAAGTATTATCAAGAAACATTCATATGAAAATGGAGAGCATACCTCTTATACAGAGCTGATAGAACAATACCATTATGATTCAGAAGAGGAGCGTAATAAACATGCAGAACAAATGACTGAAAAAGGATTTAACGATAGTGGTCAGGTTAAAGAAAATGTTGGTACGATTATGAATCCAAAACTTGTATGGTTCGGAAGCTATTATAAATATGAAAGAAACTAGGCAAGGAAACAAGAGTTTCTTTGGATGATTGGAGGAATTAATATGTTAGATTTACATGATTTATACACGATGGAATATGCAAAAGAAAATGATGAGAATTATGGTAGATGTGAAACTTGCAAGCATTATGGAAATTGCAATTATTGTTCTGATTGCGATGAAGGCTCTGAATATAAATTTGATTTAATTTATTATCAAAGAGAACATGATGAAGAAATTGCAAAATGGATTGAACAAAATAGATAATACGAAATGAGGATTTACTGTGAAGAATGGAGGTATATATTATGAGTAACTATGTTGACGAATTGAGAAGAATTCAAAATTTAACAAACGAAGAAATAAACGAAGGAAAGAAAAATAAATTGGCAACAGAAATTGTCGAATTATTTGAAGAACTTTTAGATAAAAAAGGAATTGAAATTCCTTGTGAGGATGCGACTGAGCAAAAAGAAAGATACGATGGAAATAATGTCGCCAAACTATACGGAATGGAATATTTTGATTTAGTATCAAATGTTCAGAGCTTATTATAAAGGAGAGATGCATTATGGTAAGAATTAAAGATGGAAATTATATAGCAATATTCCACGATAGAATGATTGAAGTAAAAGCAGATTCAAAAAGAGATGCTTATAATAAAGCAAAAAGATATTTTGAATCCAGAGAACATAGAGAATTATTTGATGGTGAGCTAAAAGTGTGTCAAATACCATCTATGATAGGTATTCTTGATGAGTAAATGAAACGATGATTTACTATTAAAGTGAGGTAAAAAATATGAAAGCAAGTAAGGTAAATGCAATAAATAAAATTGTAATTAAGGGTGATAGATACGAACCAATTATAGCAGCTATTCAAAATATTGAGATAAATCATCCTGAATTATATAAAGAATTATCAAAGGTTATTGATATAGAATTATGGGATGGATATTCTCTTATGATACATGAAGAAATCGAATAACCAATGAAACGGAAATTTCAGAAGGAGTTATTAAATGAAAATAAAATTTAAAGACTTATATATGGATGGAGAAGTCGTAATACTTGACGTAAGCGATATAAGAATGATGACAGGCGATCAGGATGAAACAATATTGATTGAGAATGTCGATGGAGTATTTTATAGGGCAATTGTCATTGAATTTGTTTAAGGAAAGGTAGAAAAGTTATGGATAGGAAAGAATATTTATTAAGACAGGTACTAAAGTTATTTAAGCAACAGAAAGAAAGCCGTTATGTTTTAAATGTTGAAGAGATGACTGTTATGTATGATGGAGCTGAATGCGATGGAAGTTGTCTTTGTGAAGATATTATGGATGAGTTAGGAATTGACAGCTTAGAAGATATTGAGGATGAGAAATTATAATAATTGAATAATTTAGAGAACATATAAGAGATTGAAAATATCCAGTCTCTTATTTTTTTATGGAAAGGAATGGATAATTTACAGTGAAAGGTTGTGATGAATATGTTTGATTACAAAGAATTTAAGAAGGAAATGGCTAAGAGAGGTCATGAAGTACATAAGAAAGGAAAATATCTTACAATTATTCCTAATAATAATTACGAGGGATACAGTAAAGGATTTTTGTTTGCAACCGATGTAATAAAGGGATTTGAGGATGTATTAAAATTCATTACTATGGATCATTTTAATACTTGGATATATAGTGCAAAATTTAAAATCATATGATAGAATTAGAATAGTAATAATGAGATGTGAATAGTTAAATAGGAGGATATGGATTATGGGTACAGCTATAAGTATAATAATATTAATGTTTGCAATCGCAATATTTATAGATAATAAAAAAGAAGAAAAAAATAATGCAGAAAGAAATGCAGAAGAATTTATGAAAAAAAATTTTGGTGAAGATTATAAAGATAGAATTAATCATAGATAAGAAAGGCGGTTAATTATATGAGTTTATTCGGATTATTTTATACAATATTTGGAATTGGTTGTAAAGGTGTCAATGATGTAAAAAATGCTATAGAAGATAATGATCATAAGACGAGATACAGAAACAATGAAACTAACACTTATTTAGATCATAATATGAACAAAAGAGACCTGTCTACCAATCATATTATGGTAACTGAGAGAGATTATAATGGTGATGTTTGGCTTAAAGATGCACAAACTGGTAGATATACTCAAAATATTACAGCCAGTAGAGTTGAACAAAAATATCAAGAAGAAAGGGCGAAAGCATTCCGTGGTGAAAGTGATAGAACGCACATTAAATATGGTGATAATGAACATAGAAAAGATGAATTCCCTGGAATTAGATATAAGGATTTTAAAGCAGGAAAATTATATGTTGAGAGATCTATGATTTTTACTGAAGAACATTATAAAATGTTACATTTGTGGTCTGGCTATGGAATTTGTCAACAAACATTTTCCGTATTATTTGATCCTGAAACAAAGAAAATTATTCGACTATCAGATGGAACAATTGAACAAATGCTAGGTCAAGGTGCTTTAATGAATGATATAAATAAATTCTTCCATAAATATGTAAAAGAATATTATGAACATATGGCTGAACCATATAGTACATGGTATAAACAAAAATTATATTACGAAACAACTTTACGCCCAATGGCTGACTCTTTAAAAGATAAATTTATAGAAGAAGGGGAAGCAAGAGTAAAATATAGACGAAGTGAAAAATAAAGGAGATAAAATAATGAAAGAATGGTATTATATTGCAAGTGATAAACCAGAGGAAAAAAATTATTTTGACAGCTATGATGATACGCAATTTGCTATTTTATGTATATTTAGATTTAAAGCGCCTATAAATGAAGTACCTGATTACGAGATTTATCATAATGGAAAATTATTTGAAACAGTTCCAGGTGATATGTTGTTTAATATGTATATTGAAAATGGTGGTCATGTTTTTGAAGACTGCTTAAATAAGGAAACTGATAAAAAAGAAAATGAAGATGTAGAAGATTTATCTAAAACAATTGAAGACACTACAAATAGTTTGAAAAAATTATTAGATAGCATTGAAAAATTAAATAATATGCTATAAAGGATGGTGATAAAAATGAAAGGTAGATTAGAGCATTCATTACAAATTGAAAAAAATATAAAAGAAATATTATCTACATTACCACAATATGTAACTGAATATTATTATGAGTTCAAATCAGGAAGGCAACCAACAGCATGTAGAGAATATATAAGAAAAATAGCAAAATTTTTATATTTTATTGATTCGAGTGATATTAGACATATTAAAGCTACAGAAGTAACAAAGTTTGATATTACTCGTTTTTTGGATTCAATAGAATATATAACAGATAACAATGGAAATAAAAAACAATCTTCATTATCTTATAGGAAGTGTTATCATAGTGTACTAAAAAGTTTTTTTGATTTCTTAATAGAGAATGATTATATAACTGAAAATCCTATGAATAAAATAAAAAGGGTTCGTGGAGAAGATTTTGTTAATAGAAAATTCTTAGACGAAGATGATTTAAAAGAAGTACTATTGGCTGTAGAATGTGGAGCAGGAAATAGAAGGTCAGTTGCTATGCAATATAAATGGAAATCGAGAGACAGAGCAATTATGATGCTATTTATGCAAACTGGAATACGTGAAACAGCATTAAGCGAAATAAATATTGAAGATATCGACTTTGAGAATCATTCTATTAAAAGTGTTATAGAGAAAGGACATAAAGAAAAAACATTTTCTATGAGTTCTCAATTAGAAAATGCAGTCTCAGAATGGATAAGTGATCGAAAAAGAATTATAGATAAAAATGAAGATGCATTATTCATTTCAAAATCAAAAACTCGTATGACACAAAGATCATTGTCGGATATTGTAATAAAATACACAAAGGAAGCTCTTGGATATTCGGTAACGCCCCATAAGTTAAGAGCATCATTTGCTAATATTATGTTGGAAAAGACAGATGAAAATATATATGTGGTTCAGCAGTTATTAGGACATGCTAGAACAGAAACAACAAAAATATATTTGAAAAATAATTTAAATCAGTATAATGATATGGCTGCTGATATAATTGCTAAATCTATTTTTTAAAGGAGAATAACATAATGGAAATTAAAAGATATATTACGTTTAGAAATAAGAAAAATAATTTTCCAATTTTAAAAGAAAAAGAAAAAATACAATGGAATTCAGATTTTTCAACATACGATAAAATTATTGATTTTTTAAATAAAACGTTTGAGATGGAATATTTAGAAGAGGAATATGTTTATATTATATCATTTAATTGTCAAATGATTCCGCAAGGAGTGTTTGAACTATCACATGGAACAGCAGATACTTCTATAATAAAAATGAGAGAGCTTGCAATATTTCTATTATTGTCTGGTGCGAATAAATTTATTGTAGCTCATAATCATCCAAATGGTTCAAAAGATGCAAGTGTAAATGATATTAATATCACAAGAAAAATTCAAGAAATGGCGAATTTTATTGAAGTTGATTTTCTTCAACATTTTACAATAGGAAATGATGGTTATGATACTTGTATTGATAATGGAGAAGATGACGATATTTTTAAGAAAAATGGTGAAGAGGACGAAGACTATATGCCATTCAATTAAACGTAATGAAGTAATTGAGTTGTCTAATGATATCATGTAGAATAGAAACAAGTAAATTTAACTTTCTTTAGTTTGGAGGTAATGATATGACAAAAAGTCAAATAGAAAAATTTGCAGTAGGTTATTCTTCTTATCCTACAGACTGTGTGGAAAAAGTATTAAAAGTTACTAATTTCGATGAAGATGTGGCGAGAGAAATTTTAGATGACAAAGAGAAAACATTAGCAATTTGGCAGAATGGAACAATAATGATTGATGGAATAACACTTTGTTGTGGATATGATTTCGCAGAAGATGCTTTTAGCAAAAAGATAAAGATTGGTTATTGCCCGATTTGTGGAAGAAAAATTGTAATTAAGAAGCCAATGAATGAATGATTTACTCGGAAGATTGGAAGAGGTGATATAGTGAAAGAATTTAGAAATACTGACGAGATTACAAAAGAAGACCTTGAGAAAATGTATAACGCAATCGTTAAATTTGATAATTATATTTCATCAGCAACAAGGAAGCCAACAGATGAAAACATTGGACTATATGAACATTGGATTGATTGCAGGTATGATATAGAAAATTTAATTGTAACTGAAAGATAAGAGGTGATACATATGTCAAAAACAATGAATAACCCCAATAAGGTAAAAGCAAAACTTATTGTAGAAGTTGAAGGAGAATTCTATGATGATGAGTCATCAGAAGAAACATTGAGATATTGTGTTGAACAGGATTTAGAAGATGCTGGATTAAATGTTATTGATGTGTCAGTAATGAAGTGAGGTGTGATTGATGGAAAGATATATGGAGTGTTCTAAATGTGGTAAGTCATTACTTGAAAATTCAATTATTGTTGTAAGAACTGGGTTTACAGATAAATATTGTTCATATGGTTGTGCAGCAATTGATAGTGGACTTTTTAAAAATATAAAATTAACTGATGAAATTGTCCAAGAACACAAATCTTGTGATGGAAGAGATTGGTTAATAGGAAATTGAGGTGATATAAATGTATGAAGAAGAAATAAATGCGGCATTGATATCCATACAACAATTTAAAATCGCATATAGTAATGAAAATGGAGTTATTGCAGTTGGTGATATTGAAGATTTAATGGCTAATATTGATACCATAGAAGAATGTGTAAGAAAACAAAAGAGATTTCCAACAAATAATAAAAGAGAATTTAGCTTATTTGGAAAATCAACAATTGTACATCAGTGCGGTATTTGTGGTAGTAATGTATATTCTACAAATACATATTGTCCTCAATGTGGGCAAAAATTTTGTATGTGAAGTATTGGATTTGATTAATGAGCAGAAGAAACGAGGTGATATAATGATAAATATGACACTAAAAGAGTTGATAGAATATGAAAGAGAATTGTGCAGCTTACAACAAGAATATGAGGGTAAACTGACTAAGATATATGGAGAGACTGATTCCTCAAGTGAAAAGAGGAGACTAACAATTGTTTTGAATCTTATTATTGAAGAAAGACAGAAAGTAAATCGTCAAAAATATAAACCAGTGTAGTAAATGACGATTTCAAGTGAAAATAAAAACAATATATAGTGGTTTGGACGATGTACAAACACAATATATAGTGGAAAGTGAGGACGATATTATGGGAATGATCAAAATTGTTGATAATAGAAATGAAAAGTTTGGAAACCATATTTATGATACTGTTTATGATGCCCAAGCAGCCATAGATGAAATAGTGGAAGTTTGCAAAAAGAATAATATTCCTTATGATTACGATGTTGCAGATATTCCAACAACAGGTATGACATATAACGATTACCAAGATTATCTTAGTGGAAAATTAAAATTTCCAAATGACAAAGAAAAACTTGATAATGCAAATAATAATATTATTGAACTAATCGACACTGTTATTAGTTATGAGGAATCAGACACAAGAACAAATTGCCCTAAACCTCATTCATATGGAAAATTTGAATGTCCAAAAGATAATGAAGGAAATAAAGTAAGTTGTGGTGAATGCAAGGAAATATATATAGAACAACTAAGGGAGAGAATGATTAAAAAATATGTTGTTGAACAATAACCAATGAAAGAATTGTTTCAAAAGAAAGGATATGATATTATGGTTAAGTTAAAAGTTGGAAGAAATATATTAGACATAAGTGAAAATGATTTGATACTTGATAATGGAGCTTGTTATCAAATTGTAACACAAAAAATTGGACATGGATTCAACAAAGTAACTCCTAGAATGAGCAAGAAATTATTTAGCGATTTAAAAAACACAGGGTTAATTTTTACAAATGATGAGTTAAGACAGGCTGCTATAAAGAGATATGGAAATATTGTTGAAACATATTGGAAATTTAATATAGAAAGTATGAAAAAATTGGGATATTAAACCTAAAGAAAAATTGCTTTCTTATTAAAAATCAATCAAATATAGAAATAAGTATTAGAAGCAGAAATTAACTGCTTCTTTTTTATTACAGAAGATGAGGTGATATTATGACAACAATTAGAGATTTTATAGAAAATAACGAAAATGTACCAATTATAATCGAAACATCAGAAACGAAAGACACAACAGATCCATTAAGAAAGGAACTTTGGAAAGGCATGTTGTATGATATTCCAAAAGATTTGCAGAATCGAAAAGTAATTCAGGAAGGGTATGGGATTGTAGCTCAGTGTAATATATTAACAATTTTAGAGGAAGGTGATGAAAAATGAGTAGATATAAGAATGGAAATCCAAAACATACAAGTAGATTTATATGTTTAAAATGTATGAATGAAAATATGTTAGCCAGTGGAATTCAGAGACAGAGACAAAGAGAACGAAAACATATTAAGGATTTATATTGTTTGAAGTGCAGAGAGGTAACGAAGTGTATCGAAGTAAGATTTTGTGATTCTTACGAAGAAATTTTTGAGGCTGCAAAGATAAAAAGAGAGAATTATTACATAGACGAATATGAAAGTGAGGATGCATATGTGTTATAAAGCAGAGGTACAAAAACGAAATGAAGAAAAATTAGAAGAGATATTCTTAAAAGAAAATGTGCCTGACTTTATTCAGGATTATTTCTTGTTGATATCAAGTAGAGCTGCAAGATTGAATTATTGGATAACGATAAGAAATTTATTAAATTGGTTAATAGATAAAAATTATATTGAATGTAGAGTGTTATCCGAAATTACTCCTGAAATATTAGATAAAGTAACTGATTCAAAAATAATTAGATATATGGATTACTTGAAAGAATCTGGAATAAAACTTAATACACTTCTTACAAAGAAGAATCAGATGAGTAGTTTTTGGGAATATTTAAAAATTCATCATTATTGCCTGGATAATATTATTCAGATGATTAAATCTAGTGAATATAAACCAGTTAAAACCAATCGTATGAAAATGGAAAAAATGCCATTATATGAGGATGTTCAAGAAATGATTGAAAAGATAAATCGAAAACCTGATGAATTTATTCGCATAAGAAATGGTTGTGTATTTAGAACATTAAGAGGCACTGGATTAAGAGAATCAGAATTAGCAGGTCTTGATATTAGGGATGTATATCTTGACGAACAATATATAGATAGTAGACATCCAAGACCGTATATACTTGTTATCAGCAAAGGAAATTATGATTATACAGATAATGGAAAAGATATTGTATTTCTTACCAAAGACGCAATTGCAGCATTAACAGAGTGGTTAAAATATAGAGAAACGCTTACAGATATTATTGATACCGAAGCATTATTCCTTAATAAAAATGGTAAACGAATGAATGAAGATAATATTAAAGCTATGTTTAGAATTTATAGCGGTGGAAAATTGACACCACACATGATGAGGCATGAATATACAACTATTCTTACAAGAGAATCAAATGATCCTACTTTTGTTCGAGAACAGGGAAGATGGAAGTCAGATGCTATGATGAATAATGTATATGATTCTGGTGCAAGTAGAAGTGTAAATGTATTAGATAATATGTAACATATGTAAAGGACGATACAGATTATTTTGTATCGTCCTTATTAATAAAAGAAATATTCATATCAATATTAAGTGCATTGCATATTTCTAATAATGCTTCAATAGAAATATTATCTTGATTAAGTCTTGAAGTTAGAGCTGATTGGCTTAAATTCAATTTTTGAGCCAAATCTTTTTTTTTAATTTCCTTTTCAGTTATAATTGTTTTTATTTTGAGCAAGATTTGTTTTGCGTTCTTAACTGTAAATGCATTATCCATTATAAAATTACCTCGCTATTAAGATATATCTAAATTATATAAGATATGTACAAATTAAACAAGATATATTAAAAATATTTGTTAATTATTTTATCTTAAAAAATTAAGATATATCTTGATTTATTAAGATATATAATGTATTATATAAAATATCAAAAGGAACAAACAGAGAAAGGAGGATATGTCAATGGAAATTAATACATTTGATATCGTAAGAGTGGATTTTGGAGATGTTGAATTTGCAGGCGAGCAAGGTGGCATCAGACCAGCAGTTATTATCCAAAATGCATACGGAAATATTTTTTCTGGAACTACAATAGTACTTCCATTTACGACAAAAATAAAACATTTACAACAGCCAACACATGCCCTCTTTGTAAAGGATAAGGATAAGGGGCTAACAGAAGATTCTATGATACTTGGAGAATGTGTTAGACAAGTATCTAAAGAGAGAATAAAAAAGAAATTAGGTAGCATTAAAGACTTATCAGATAGACAGACAGTTAAAAGAGTATATGATGCTAATTTTGGCTCTTTGGAGGTGTAATATGGAATATGTAGTAATGAGTCTTGAAGAGGCTAAAAAGGTTGCTAAAAAAGATGCTATTGTTCTTGTATCAAAGCAGGATCTTGAACATAGAGATTGTAATTTGAATTTCACAAAAAAGAAGTTTTGTGAATGCAAAAACATTCTTGAAGAAGCAGCAACAATTGCAAAAGTGTGTGATGAATTTGCCAATCAATTAAGAGTTTTTTCAGATTTACAGGTTGGAGAATTACCGAAGGGATATTTACACACGATATTATATCCATCAAAATAATGTGGTTAATAACCACATAAATACATATATATTAAACATTGTATTTTATATGTAATGTCCTTGACTACGAACACCTGTTCGGAGTAATATAATGGAAAAGGAAATAAATAAAAAGCTTGACTAGAAAGTTGGAAGCCGCCTAGTCAAGCACATACAAAATCTATTTCTTGGGGGAAATTGATAGTATGCTTATTGATTATACATATCAATTATATAAAAATCAATGCATTCGCAGAATTTTTCCAAATTTTAACAATTTAATAGCATTTTAATTTTTCTTTGGTTATCCCAAGGCTTATTAAAGTGCGTCAAAAATCAGAGAGGAGTGATTTTTTGTTTATTTTAACAGATGGAAAGAATTATGTCATGGAGAATCCTATGAAGTCAGGTGAGTATATGATAACAACTTCAAGTTCTATGGCAAAGGAATTTACTTACAAACAGGCGAGGTCATTAGTACAGAACAGCAGAAAGAAGTATTCATGGATTAAGAAATATAATCTTATTGATGTGGATACGGGGCAGAAGTCTGATAAATCTCTTTATTATAGAGGAAACGCAAATGTTTATATAGGAGATGAAAGTAATTTTGACTATGCCTTATTAGATAAGATTAATTCAGAAGCTAATTCCATTTTAGGATTAGCAGGTTGGGACGACAACCAACTGATTACATATAAGAATTTATTAAATACAGAATTGTCAAAGTGTGATAGTGCAGAAAGTGATATTAATCATGCTTTGGAAAAATATAAGAAGATACATAATGGTAAGAAGCCACAAGCTCATAAGGTAGCAAAGATAGGATATTTACTTGATGATATTCGAGATAAACATAAGAGAATAAAGCAGTGTATAAGGTATGTTCAAGTTATGCAAGATGCAATATCTAAAGGATATAACATTGAAAAGATAAAATTAGAACTCAGTAAGGTTACTAGCGATGATTATAAAGGTAGAACGGAATATTGGAAAATGGCTAATGATATATTGGAGGATTAATTATGGTGATATGTAGAAACTGTTTAATTCCTATGGTAGAGACTATGAGTTTTCAACCAGGAGAAAGAAATCGACATGATAGATATTGTAAGTGTCCAAAATGTAAAAGAGAAACTAAACATATTAAAGTTATGAATTCTGAATTGTCTTTCGGGGAATATATGAATAAAGAAATTCAAAAGGCGGGTAGAAGAAATGATTAATGAAGAGATGATGAGGGTTATTAACAATAATCCTGAAATGATGAAGGTTGTTAATATATATATGGAAAATGATATGAAAAAACTCAAAAAAATCTGTCATAGAGTTTGGTACGGAAAGTTTGATATGAGTGATTATGATGAGTTATATGATGTTGCAGTTGATTGTCTCATAGAAGCATTAATTACATACAATGATGAAAAAGCTTGTTTAGAAACATTTCTTGTAGGAAATATCATGAGAAAGACAAGCACATGGATGAGAGACAACAAATATAGGTTAAAGCGTCAGAATCTTTTAAGGGACGAAAATGGAAAATTGATTCTTGATGATGAAGGTAATCCGCAAATTATTATGAATGTCTCACTGGATGTTAATACGGATGAGGTGAAAAGTATTAAAGAGAATTTACCTTCAAGAGAGAATGTAGAGAAAGAGATATTTACAGAGGAATATACTGACAAAGTTGAATTATATTTACAGCAATTACCACGAAAACAGGAAAGGGTAGCAAGGTTATTATCTCAACAATATACAAAAGATGAGATATTGAAAATATTACATATAACCGCAAATGAATACAATGATTGTTTGTCAGGGTTACGATCTTATAAAAATGTTGCCATATTAATGTAGTTAAAGAAGGGAGAAAAATATATGTTAATGCCAGTAAAACCAGTTAGACCACAAACACTTACATTGAAGTCATATTTAGACAAGTTTAAAGAAGGTGATGTAAAGGGTGACGCAGATACTCAAAGAGCAATGGGATGTTATACAGATAGAATGTTTAATGAACTTGTTGTATCTGTTCTTATAGGAGAATATATTCCACCTTTAATTTTAGGAGAAACGTCAAATTATTCAGAAAGTTATGTTGAAGATGGCTTACAGAGAACAACTGCATTATCTATGTTTAGATATGGTAATAAAGCTGTTAGTAAAGATATTACAGACAGTGAAATTGCTTATCAGATTAAAGTTAAGGATAAAAATGGAAATTACAAACTTGATGGTAATGATAATTTTATAAAAGAGTGGGAAGTATGTGATATAAAAAATAAAACTTATAGTCAGTTGCCAGAAGAGTTAAAGATGAAATTTGATGAGTACCAGATAGGATTAGCAGTTCATCCTGATTCAACTAAAGAAGATATATCCAGAAGGATTCGTATATATAACGAACACGAAAATATGAAAGCAGCTCAAAGAGCACTTACATATATTCCTACATATGCAAAAAATATAAAGAAAATAATATCTAACAACAGATTCTATAAGGATTGTATTGAATATTCTGACAAGGAATTCACTAATGGATTATATGAAAAAATACTTTGTGAAACAGATATGATTATTTACCATCTTGATGAATGGCAATCAGTAGTTAAAACAATGGGTATGTATATTGAAGATAATGCAAGTGAAGAAGAGTTTGAAAAAATAAATGCTTTAGCAACTAGATTATATAACATCTTAGGAGATGATAAGTATAAAAATCTCTTTAGTAAGAAAAATACATATTTATGGACAGCATTATTTGAGAAATTCACAAAATATAATTTTGAAGATTGTATGTTCATCAATTTCTTGAAAGAATTTAATGAGATTTTAGGTGATAAGAGAATTGATGGTTATGACATAAGTTTCAATGAATATGATAAAAAGAAGAGAACTAAAGATAAGAAAGTCGTTAAGACAAAACTTGACATGCTTGAAAAACTCATGAAGGAATATTTACATATAACAGATGTAACAGAAGATAAGAATGAAGCTACATATAATAAGGGAGAAACACATTCAGAAGTTAGTGAAAACATAACTGAAACAGAGAATAATATAGAGTCTTCTGATAATAAGGTAACAAATGATAATAAATCTGAGCTAAAGACGGGTTGTGATGATGAAATATTATCGTTTGTTAAAGAAAATATCAGTTCAGAATTAACAACTGAAGATGTTGAGTTATATGCAAATTGTGTAGATGATTGTTTCGATAAGTATGAAATTAGTATTACATCACCTTTATACAAAAATTGTTATGTTGCTTTAATTGCACTTATGATATATGCAGCAAATAAAGATAAAGATGAAGAGTTTGAAGAGTGGATTCAAAATTATAAAGACAGAACTAATTTTAGTCCTTCTCAGAAAATTAATTATACATATATGAAGCGTAGCTTTGATGATTACTTAGCAAATAGAGTAAAGGAGGAAATCGTAAATGCCTGATATAACTATGTGTACAAGCTCGACTTGTCAAAACAGAGAACAATGTTACAGAGCTATGGCAAAGCCAGATAAATATCAGTCATATGCTGATTTTACCAAGCTCTGTGCTGAGAAAGATTATCAGTGTATGTGGGTAATTAAGGATGGAGATGTTCTTGTGAATGATGTAGATAATATAGCGAGGTGTTAAAATGGTCGAATTAAAGAGATTGAAAAATATGATTAATGATTGTATTGCGGTAGGAGAAGATAGTTTGAAAGTACGCCATTCTCAAGATAATGAATTAATAATGAAAGGACAGTTAATGGCATATAACCAAGTTTTAGGACTTATTGATTTATTAATCAGCGGAGAAAAACGATTGGAAGAGAAAGAGTTATCTCAGAATGCTGCGACCTATGATGAGCTATTAGAAATGGAATGGGACAGTAAGTAATTAGAGAATAACACAAAGAGTAAAATTCTTTGGATTGTGAGGTGAAAATAAATGGACAAAACAAAAATTAAAACAAAAGAGGTGTGGTCAGCTAATAAGTGGTATCTGTTTTTTGGAATTTTATTCGTGATTATGATTATCTTATTGGAGATATGTGCAATAAGACAATTTTTTGTGACAGATATGGAAGAAGCATTAGTGTTGCTCTTTATTTTACAACTGCCAGTTATGATTTGTTTATTATTAACAACGATGATTGGAGATTATATTCATAGAGAAAAATTCAATATCTATTACTGCAAATTAGAAAATGGTATTGATATTGATTATATTAAAGAAAATTATTGTATAGAAGATATAAATGAAAGTTGCGTATTATTTGTAGATAAAAGCAACGATCATAATTTCTGTGTTTGGAAATTAATGCAAGGATATGATTCGCTATATCAAGCGGAAATTAAAATGTTTTTATAACAGTAAAGTTCGATTTCTTTAGAAGAGAGGTGAATATAAATGGCATGTGATTATTGTGCGTATCGTTATTCTTATGATTGTGATGATGGTTGGAATCAGCATAAAAATTGTGAAAGTTTTAAGTTGGATTGGGATAGTTTATCTGATAAAGATAAGAAAACTATTCAGAAGATTTTAGATAGAAGAGGAGGCTAAGTTATGGAACAGATTCAGGAAAATGAACAGTGGAAATTGAATGGCAACTGTGAAAAATGTAGAAGGAATAATTATTGTTCAAAAACATGTACTCGTCATAATAGGCGAATAAGAGCAGAATTTAAAGGTCTTGTTGCAGATACAATGAATAAAATGACTGGTGGTGTAATGAGGGAAGCTATTGATAAGACGGTAAATGGAATTTTTTGGTAAATTAGAAAGGAGATTTACATGAAAGGCTATACAGATTTTGCAATGGGATTTTTGGGAGCAAGTGTAGTAGCAACAAAACCTATTGGTGCAATGAAATTTATGGATTGGAACAAAGTTAAAGAGGTTGTAGAAAGTCATCCTAATTCAATAATTTACGCTGGACTTATGGAAGATTGGAATAATACGAGTGGTCTTATTTATGCAAAAGGCAAGTATTATAACGGATATGTCTATGGTTGTTCAAATTGGGCTACACCAATTGTAGATGTAGATGGTGAAGAAATTGAATGTTGGACTAATAATGAAACTGAATGGGGTTCTGACAAACCTAGTTGGTGGGGTAACGGAGAAAAATTATATGATGCATGGGATTTTGATGAGGACGAAAATTAAATTCCTCAGTAAAACTTCGTTTCATGCGAAATTAAGAAAGGAGACAATATGCTAAACGTTGGAGATTATGTAGGACAGATCATTAAAGATTCATCTGGTGTATGGAAGTTATATAAGGATAAGATAAATAAAATCACGACAACAAAGAAATATGGTAGAAGATATTTTACCAAGACAGTGTTTCGACCATTAGATGCAGATGATGTAGATAATAACACGAAAGATATGGAAGAGTCGATTGGTGAAGGATATATCATTGTAAGAGAAGTGTTTGGGTTAAATAATAAGACTGAACCTTATGCTGAAAGATGGATAAAATGGGCTAATGAAAATCCAGATAAAGCAACTGGTTTGATATAAACAGAGAATAAATAAGTAGAAACAATTAACAAAAATAAATATAAGAAAGAAGAGGTACAAAACATGGATGGATTTATGATGTTTAAGAAGGCTTTACAGAAGCACTTCGATGAAATGCAGAAAGAAGAGGATAATGACAAAAGATAATTATAGTATTTATAAACACACATCCCCAAGCGGTAAATCTTATATAGGAATTACAAAGCAAGGGAAGAAAAGATTTGGCAAAGATGGAAATGGTTATAAAAAACAAAGAAAATTTTATAATGCTATTCAAAAATATGGGTGGGATAATTTTGAACATGAAATTATAGAAGATAATTTATCTTTTGAACAAGCCTGTTTTGGTGAACAACTATACATTGAAATTTATGATTCAATAAATAATGGGTACAATATTGCAATAGGAGGAGAGGGCGTACAAGAAATAGGAAATAGAAAGGTTGTGCAGCTCTCACAAGATTTAAAACCAGTAAACATTTTTAAATCAGTTTCATATTGCTCAGATGTAGTAGGATTTAAAAGTATTACAACGATTAGTAATTGGTGTAATGACGAAAAACTTCACTGTGGATATTATTGGAAATTTTTAGATGAATGTGAAAATGTAAAAATTGAACATAGTTTATTTGATGATACTATGGTGAATTATAACCATTTGAATTTTAATCCATATTCTGACAAAGAAGAAAAAATTCATAATTCTCGGAAAGGAAAAAGAAGTAATAGTAAACGAAAAATAAATCAATATGCAATGGATGGAACTTATATACGAACATGGGATAGCATTATTGATGCGGTTACATATTATAAGATGCCGAATGATTCAACAATTATAAGAGCAATAAAAAATAAGTACAATTGTTTTGGATACAGATGGACATATTACGAGGGAAGTATTGTAGATATACTACCCAATATAACCAAGAACAAGAAAATTTTACAGTTTGATATAAATGGAATTTTTATAAATAAATATAATAATTCCATACAAGCAGAAAAAGAAACTGGAATATCCAGAAAAAATATTACTAGAGTTTGCAGTGGTGGAAGAAAAACAGCTGGTGGTTATATATGGAGATATGAAGAGAACATGTCTGACGAGGAACTTGATAAGGCACTTGCAGAGTTAGAATAATGATTTATGGGCTGGCTGACGAACAGTTGGTCAGTCCTTTTTATATAATTGTGTTAGAGTGAAATTCACGATTCATTAGAAAATTTGAGGAGGTAAAATGTCAAACTTATATGTATATTTAATTCGTTCTCGAAACAAGGATAATAAGGACATTCCAAACTTTAAGGAACGTGCCAAAACAATTCTTGAATACAAAGAGAACGAAGATAAAGTAATTGAATCTTTTAAAAGTTTCGCAGCTAAAGGACTTCCTGGCGAACAGACGAGATTGTATAGGTCGGTCAACTCAAGGAATGAAGAGAAAATCAGAGAAGAGTTGATTATTCGTTTGTTGAGAGATAAGCCAAGTATGACACAGCTTAATCGCACATTAGCATCCGTTGCACAGCAGGTACAAAATCGTGATGAGAGTAAATGGCTGTTTGATTTTGATGTGGATGACAAAGAATTACTTGGTCAATTTAGAACAGATTTGGGATTATTAGGTATTCACAATGACTGCCATAAAACTCCTCATGGCTATGCGGTAATTGCAGAGCATGGATTTGATATAAGAGAACTGATGGAAAAATGGAAAGATTATGATATTACATTGAAGAAAGATGAGTTGTTGTTTTTGGATATGATTACGAATAAGTGAGGTTAGAATATGAAAATTATTGTAGATAAAATGCCAAATGAACCAAAAGAATGTATCTTTTCTGAATGTACAAATCAGTTGCGTGGTAATTATACATGTAATTTATACCAAGGAAGAGGGTGCGAACCTAATAGATGTGATTTTTTAAAGCCAATTGCAGATTATCATGCGGTTGAACATATGGGGTGATAATGTGGTAAAGATGATTTCAATAGAGTGAGGTGAGAGAGTGAATAAAAGCAAATTTACATATCCAAAATGTCCATATTGCAAGAAAGAATATCAAGATGGAGTTATGGAATATGATTTGATGAATTTGGTAACTCAAGGTTGGCACAAAGAAGTAAAAGTAAAATGTCATAGTTGTGGTGAGTATTTCAAAGTGAAGACACACATTACTTATTATGGTTCAAAGTTAGCGAGGTGAAAGAGTGTTAGATTACAGTAATGCAGATTTCCCTAAAGAAACTTATTACATAAGACATCCAAATCGCATATATTTTTCTACAGATTTTTATGACGGTGAAAAAATATTCTATTATGGCAAACTTCCCAAACCAAGTAGTAATGCGAGAGGATATAGATGGTATCGAAATGTGCATGGTTTAATAAAACTTGTTCATTGGACTGATATTAAACATGGGAAATTATTTCAAAGATAGTTAATACAAATAGAGAATAATCTAATATAGAAAGGCGAAAAATTATGGGAAAGATTGTTGAAGAATATACAAGTAAATATGATGTCGGTGATGTAGTAATTTTTAAAACGAAAGACTGTTTGTTATTGGGAATTATAGAAGGATATTATATCGATCATAATTGTGATAATTCTTTTTGGTATAATATTAGAACCAATAAAACAAATGTTTATACTTATTCCAATAAAGGAGATATTGTAGAATGGGATATTATTGGCAAAATTGAAGGGGTTTTAAAGGATGAATGCTTCGCTGAGATAACTAAATTGTAATATCAAATTTTTCTATTCGCGGCTGATCAGCCAAATTTTCCAAATAAAAGTAACAAGAAATATTTTTTTCATTTGATTAGGCAGACGTGTCTATTTTCGAGTGATTTTACAACAAAATAATATTAAGAAGAAAGGATTTAACAGTAAATTCTAGGTATAAATGATTGCGCAATCTCTGTAGATTAAAGGATTTTGACAGAGAATAAAGAAAAAAATAATTATTGTGATAAGAACTGGAAGTTAGTAAACTTCTGTGAGTTCGATAAATATGCAACAAGTTCTTATTGTGCTATTCACAATGAGAATGAAAGTAAAAATCTTGGCGATATTACTAAGGTTGACGAGACAAAACTTGAACCATTTAACATGATTTGTGGAGGATCGCCCTGTCAGGATTTTTCTGTCGCAGGTAAGCAGAAAGGTTCTGTATGGACTTGTAAAGATTGTGGACATGAGTATAACCCACTGACAGTTCATTGGTCAGAAAGAGATAAGTGTCCATGCTGCGGAAGTAATAACATTGAGAAGACTCGTTCATCTCTTTTGGTAGAGTATCTGAGAGTTATCAGAGCAAATAAACCGAATTTCGGTATGTACGAGAATGTAAAGAATATTGTGGGAAAGCAGTTTAAAGATACATTCAAGATGTTTACAGATGAATTGGACGAGTATGGATACAATGTGTACTGGAAAGTCCTCAATGCAAAAGATTATGGTATTCCTCAGAATCGAGAGCGTGTCTATCTGATTTTTATTAAGAAAGAATTGGATAACGGTAAGTTTACATATCCTGAACCATTTGATAACGGAATGAGATTAAAAGATATTCTTGAAGAGAATGTTGATGAGAAGTTCTATATCTCAAATGATAAAGTGCAGAAGTTTATTCAGACATTACATATTGATAAATCAGATGAGGGATCTAACACACCTAAGTTTGTCGGAAATGTAAATAGACCTGATTTCGGAACTGGTTATGCAGGTGGCGTGTGGGATACCAATAATATTTCACCAACATTGACTACTATGCAAGGTGGTGGCAGACAACCTCATATTATGCAGGGTATTGACAAATCATATAACAATACAAAACAGATTGAAATCGAAAATTGTCTTACTGCGAGAGAAGATAGAGGAATCTCAAATAGAAAGTCTGAAGGAACTGCTGTTCTTGAAGTTGGAAGAACAGATAATCATCAAAAAGGTGGCGTATATTCTATAGATGGCATAAGTCCAACATTATTAGCAACATCATATAAGCAGCCAGTACAAATTAAAGTAGATAATATTGGAAATATAAATCCATCTGGCAAAGGTATGAATGGCAATGTGTTTGACGAGAATGGATTAGCACCGACTCTTACAACAAATAAGGGTGAGGGTAATAAGATTGCAATTCGCCAGGCAACTAAGAAAGGATATATTGAATGTGAACTTGGTGGTGTAGCTGATTTATCATATCCAGAGTCCAAAACAAGAAGAGGGAGAGTTCAGGAAAATGGTCAGATTTGTCCAACAATTACTGCAACTGAGACAGGTGTTTGTAGAATTGAATCGCCTATTAGAATCAGAAAACTTACTCCAAAGGAATGTTTTAGACTTATGGGATTCTCAGATGAAAATTTTGAAGCTGCTGAGAAGATGGTAAGTAACAGTCAGTTGTACAAGCAAGCAGGAAACTCCATCGTAGTAGATGTTTTATATTACATATTAGTTGAATTGTATAAGGCTATGCCATATCTTTTTGAGGATTTAAGATTAAGTAGTTTCTTCTCTGGGATTGGTGCATTTGAGATAGCATTAAACAGATTATATGAAGGAATCAACTATGGAAATTTTACAAACCCACAAGCGGAGTAAGTTCTGCTTGTGGTGATTCAGATAAGAAAATTTATGTATATGATGACTATAATAGCAGATTTACAAAAGATCAAGAACGAATAGGAACTATCACAACAAATATCGGAGCAAGTGCATTACGAAATGGAATAAAGCTTGTTGAAGTATCAAATGTTTGCATTGATGACACACAGGGTTTTGATGGAATAAGATTTTATAATGGTTATACACCAACATTAAGAAGTCAGCGAAGTGGATTAAAAGTTTTTGAAGATACAAGTAGAGAATAATACAATAGGTAGTTGAAAATAAGATGATATACACAATATATAGTATAAAAAGGTTGCGATGAATACTATATATTGTATAAAAATCAAGACCGAAAGAAAGCGGAATTTCTTCTGAGTTTCAGAGAATAAATACATATAAAAATAAAGAAAAGAGGTAGCAAAATGAGAGAAACATTAATTGTTGTAGATATGCAGAATGATTTTATTGATGGAACACTTGGTACAAAGGAAGCACAGGCGATTGTATCAAATGTAGCAAAGAAAATTAAGGAGTACAAGGATGCTGGTAAACAGATAATCTTTACAAGAGACACACACCCTGAGAATTATTTAGAGACATATGAAGGTGTACATCTTCCTGTTATTCACTGTGTAAAGAATACTGTTGGTTGGCAGATTTCAGATAAGTTAGATTTTGATATTGATAATGACATTCTGATTGACAAAATTACTTTTGGATGGACTCATTGGGATGATTTTAAATTTGAAAGTGTTGAGATCTGCGGATTATGTACCGACATCTGTGTGGTTTCAAATGCACTTATTATTAGAGCAAATTATCCTGAAATTGGTATTACAGTAGACGCAAGTTGTTGTGCGGGTGTCACACCTAATACTCATAAGGCTGCATTAGCAACTATGAAGATGTGTCAGATCGAAGTGATTGGAGAGAATAATGAAGTATAAGAATTATATCATTAATACTTTTAGACATTTTAAGAAAGTCTGTACGCATAAACATTGGGTGTTCTACTATTGCTGTAAAGTGGGAATTCCATTTCAAGGATTAGTACATGATTTATCTAAATTTTCTCCAACAGAATTTTGGGAGAGTGTTAAGTATTATCAAGGTACTTCAAGTCCAATAGATGCTTGTAAGAAAGAGAATGGTTGGTCAGCAGCTTGGATGCACCATAAAGGAAGAAACAAGCACCATTACGAATATTGGCAGGACAATTTTGATAATGGTGGGAATCCTATTGAAATGCCAACGAAGTATAAAAAAGAAATGCTTTGTGATTATCTTGGAGCAGGTAGAGCATATTATGGTAAATCGTTTAATTTTGAGAAGGAATTAAAATGGTGGAAATCTAAGAAAAGTAAGCCAATTGCAATGCATCCAAATGACATAGCTTTTATTGATAAGTATATTAATCTGTTTTATGAGTACGAAAACAGAGAATATGATATTAAAACAATATTTAATCAAATCAAGAAAGAAGGAAAATAATATGAAACAGATTATTACAAGTTTATTGGAGACAGATGCCTACAAATTGTCAATGGGACAGGCTATTTATCATCAGTTTAGTGATTATAAAACCACTTGGAGTTTTAAGTGTCGTAATAAGGATGTTCATTTTACACCAGAAATGGTAGAAGAGATTCGCAGACAGATTAAATTATATTGTAGTCTGAGATTCACAGAAGATGAACTTACTTATATTGATAATATCAAATGGATGAAAGGTTCGTATGTTGATTTTCTGAGATTGTGGCAGCCAAGATATGAAGATTTTGAGATTACAACAGATTCAGATTGCGGTCTTTCTATCGAAACATTTGGTACATGGCTTAATACATCTATGTATGAGATTCCTACACTTGCGATTGTAAACGAAGTATATTTCAGAATGGCATATAACTATGAGGAATTGCTTAATAATTTCAAAAAGAGATTAAATGAAAAGTATGAAAATCTCAGAAGCGGTCATTGGTATGCTGGTACATTTTCTGAATTTGGTCTTAGAAGAAGACTTTCTGCTGAAGCACAGGAATTAGCTGTTGAGAAGTTTTCACATTTAAATGATACATTACACAGTTCATCTAAATTTGTTGGTACATCTAATGTATATCTTGCAAAGAAATATAACCTTACACCTGTTGGAACTATGGCTCATGAATGGATTATGTGTTCTGGTCAGGGTAATCATAAGCACAATCCCGCATATTCCAACTGGTATGCCCTTGATGCATGGGTTAGAGAGTATGGTGTGTTAAATGGTATTGCACTCACAGATACAATTACAACTGATTGTTTCTTGAAGGATTTTCAGTTGACATATGCAACATTATTCAGTGGTGTAAGACATGATAGTGGCGATCCAATTGAATGGGGTGAAAAGATGATTAATCATTATGAGTCACTTGGTATCAATCCTAAGACAAAGACACTTCTGTTTAGTGACAGTCTTGATTTTGAAAGAGCTGATAAGTTATTCAGACACTTCCATGATAGAGTGAATGTTGCATTTGGAATTGGTACTTATTTGAGTAATGACACAGATGTTCCTGCTTTAAATATTGTAATGAAAACCACTAAATGTAACGGCATGGATGTTGCAAAAGTGTCTGATGTAGAAGGTAAAGGTATGTGCAAAAACCCTGATTATGTTGATTATCTAAAGAGATGTATTAATTGGAGAATGAATCATGAATAAAATTTTGCTTATACCAGGAAGTTTTAATCCAATTACCAACGCCCATGTTGATATTGCATTGACTGCGAAAAAAGCGGTTAATGCTGATGCTATATTGTTTATACCTGCACATGATACATATGTTGCAAAGAAAAAGACTTTGATACCTGGATATTGTCGAGTATCACTGATTAATTCAATACCAAATTGTGATGAAAATAATATGTGGGCATCCGAAGTTGAAACAACCAGCTTCTTTCCACAGAGGACATATAATACTATTACTCAGATAAGAGATATGAATGAAAAAGATTATATCTTCAACGAATACTATATTTGTTTGGGGATGGATAATATTGAAACACTTACAACTTGGTATAATTGGAAACCGCTTGTTGAGGAATATAATTTTGTAGCATGTGTGAGAGAAGGTCAGAATCTTGAGACTGCTTTAAGAGAAGCAAATCTTATGGCATATAAAAATCACTTCACAGAAATTCAGATACCAGAAAATCATACTTCTTCAAGTTTGGTTAGAGATTTATGTGAAAAGGGTGAATTTGAAAAGGTAAAAGAATTAGTTCCTAGAAATGTATATGAGTATTTAATTCGGTTCTATGATGTGATGAATCGAATGTAGGAAGGAGAATATATAAATTAGAAAAAGAGTAGCAGAAGATGGAGTTGGAAAGACATATGGGTGTTATAAGGTAAAGGATATTGCAGATAGTAGACTTTCTCCTAGTGGTCAATTTAAAACTTATTACATATGTGAGTGTATAAATTGTGGAAGTATTAGAGAACTTAACGCTTATAAGGTTCAAAACAATAATTATAAATATTGTGAAAATTGTAGACCAAAACAAAAAGGTACAAATACACAAATTGGTCAAAAATTTGGACGATTAACCGTAATAAAAAGACATAAAAATAATATTCAACCAAATGGAACAACAAAAGTTGTATGGGAATGCCTATGTGATTGTGGTAACAAAGTTAATGTTGCAGATACACACTTAAAATCAGGTCATACAACAAGTTGCGGCTGTTATCAAAAGGAAGCAGTAAGAGAATATTTAATAAAAGATATTCAAGGTCAAAAATTTGGGAAATTAACACCATATAAGAAAGCATATTTAAAAAATGGAAGACAATATTGGCATTGTCAATGCGAATGTGGAAATTCTTGTATAGTTAGTTGTACATCTTTAACATCTGGACACAGAAAGTCATGTGGTTGTCTTATATCTGTTGCTGAATATGAACTAGAACAATATTTTAAACAAATTCATATAAATTATAAAACTCAATACAGATTTGATGATTGCAAAGATGATAGGAGTTTGCCATTCGATTTTGTTATATTCAATAAGAATAATGAAATAATAATGGCAATTGAATTAAACGGTGAACAACATTATCATCCTTTCACTTATTGCGGAGAAAATAAGGATACTAAAATATCCAATTTAAAAGATAGGCAGAAAAAAGATAAAATAAAAAGAGAATATTGTATTAGAAATAATATTCCATTATTGGAAATTCGATATACAAAGTTCTATAAGAAAGAACAAATATTTGATGATTTTTATAAAAGAATCACAGGAGGTCAACATGAGTAAATTTAACGTAGAAAAAGTAACAAATGATTGTATTGAGTGGATTAGAAATCTGTTTGAAGAAAAATTTCCAGATAAGAACTGTTGTATTGCTTTATCTGGTGGTAAAGATTCTTCTGTTGTTGCAGCTTTATGTGTTGCTGCTTTAGGATCTGATAGAGTAAAGGCTATTATGCTACCACAGTATGAACAGTCAGATATTGACTGTAGTATTCTATGTGCAAATCATCTTGGGATTGAATACAAAATTATTAATATCGGTTCAACCGTTGATTCTATTATTTCTGAAATGGAATCAAATGGAGTAGTTGTTACAGAACAGGCTAAAGTAAATGTTCCTGCAAGAGTTAGAATGACAGAATTGTATTTTTATGCTCAGTGTAATAATGGCATTCCAAGTTGTAATTGTAATCTTTCCGAGGATTGGGTTGGTTATGCGACCTTCGGTGGTGACGGATTTGGTTCGTTTGCACCATTATCTCAGCTTACAGTAACAGAGGTTAAAGCTATCGGTCGTGAGTTAGGACTTCCATCTGAATTAGTTGATAAAACACCTACTGACGGTCTTTGCGGCAAGACGGATGAAGATAATCTTGGATTTACTTATGCTGAATTAGACACATATATCAGAGATGGAATTGAGCCAAGTGAGGAAGTAAAAACTAAGATTGATTCAATGCATGAGAAAAATCTGTTTAAATTACAGCCGATGCCAAGTTTTGTGTATCAGGCGTAAATGAGATACTACATATAGTGTCTGTGCAAAATATAGACACTATATATAGTAATATTTTTACCAAGAAACATAGATTTCTTGAGGATTTTTAGGAGGTAAATTATGGCAGGGTTTGTATCAAAACAACCAAATGGATTATATTGTAGATTTTCGAGTGTCACGGATTGTCCTACGGCATGGAACATGACACGAGAAGATTATATCAATATGAAAATGCAGGAAGCAAAAGAAGATGCAGAGGATGTATTGGATAATTATTTGAAACCGTTTGATATGGTGGTAGATATGTATTATCCAAATAATATGACAAAAGAGGAATTTGATAAATTCCTTGAAGAGACTGGATATGATAAGAAATCTGAATTAAGCAGAGAATAAAACAACAGGAGGTGCAAATAAATGCAGAATATTAGTATTAAAGGAGTTTGCGATTGTGTAGACTTAGATAGAAATATCAAATTAACAAATGGTGCAGTCGTAGTGCAGAAAGAAAATAACAATGTAATAGGTGTTTATTTAGTGATTTCGTTCAGAGATAATAAAAACAAATATGGTAGCGATAGTACATCAACATACTGTAGTTTGGTAAATCTCGACAATGGACAATTAGCTTTTGAAGAAAGATGTAGTCGTGCTACAACAGAGAGACGTGTTCTTAGACATCTAACAAGAGCAGGTTTTAGTTATCCTTATAATCCAAATTCTCATGAGCAGGATAGTAAGTTTTACAATATGAGAGTTCAGGTTTATAACAATGGAAATTACAAAATGAATCTTGAACTTGGTGATGAATACATTATGTATGGTAGATAGGAGAATAAATCATATGAAGAAGAAAATTTTAGCAGTTGTATTAGGATTGACATTGTGTTTTGGAATGACTGGATGTACTAATGTTGTAAATATTGATAAGACAATTAAGAGTCCAAATTCGAAATTATGTGATTTTGAGGTTGTTGAAACAAATTTTTATGGAGCAATTTTAGTAGATAAAAACACAAATGTTTTGTATTACTGGATTCAGGGCGATAGTATGACACCTATCTATAATTCAGATGGAACAGTTAAATTATATGACGGAGAATAATATGATAGATAACAAATTATGTCATCAATATAGACAGGCTGTTGGCAATTTTAAAATAGAATTTGAGAAAACTTGTTTGTATAGATTGTGCGAAGAAGTTGTGAAGAAGTTGAATAAGATTTTGAATTAATAAGGGAAAATAATATGGCAGATTATAAGATTGGTCAGATTTTGACATCAACAGAAGAAGTAGAAATTGAAAAAGCATTATCAGGAGAAAAGGTAAAGATTCCAAAGGGCAATAAAGTAATCATTGGTGCAGATAAATTGGCACATCATATCAGAAATGGTTTTATTCAGCCATTGGCAGAAGGTTCAATAGTAGAAGGATATGATACTGCTGGCATTGCAGAATATCTTTATATTGTACTTAGAAATCACTTACCTATTGATGAAATGATGGAAGGATATGAAATCACCAAGCAGGAAGTTATTGATGAAATTGAATGTGCTTTAGATGAAATTTTGTAGTTCACAGTAATCTGAAGGAAACTTCGGAGAATAATACATTGAAAGAAATCTTTCATTTGATGGTCAGGAGGTGTGAAATGTTAGATATTTGTTATGAAGCGTTTGAAGATTTAAAAAACGATATCGAGAATAATGATTTTATAGAGACAAAGTATTTAGACACATGGGATTTTGAGGATGAATATTCACATAATCACATTGATGAAAATCGAAATAAATTCATTGATATGGCAAATGAATATTTTAAAGAAAATGATTTGCCATATATTATGCGAGAAGTATGTGAAAACGCAATGGTATGTAATAAAGATGGAGAAATTATACGAAGAGGAGAATAACTAAATGGCAGAAAAATTTTCAATAGTAAAACAGATTGATATGACGAAATTGAATGAGAAACTTGTAGAATTTTTTAATGTAAATGGTTATTTCCCTAAGATTTTTGCAAGCAATGAAACATTGGAAGCATTATTAAAGCCATATGTGCAGACAATGAAACGTATTGAATTTATTGATGGAGGAGTTCTTACCAAAGCAGAAGGTCTAATTGGAGAATATCAAGGATATGAGATGTTTGAAGATAACACATTAGAATTTGGTGAGATTGAATTGAGATAAGAGAATATTAATACGAAAGGAGTGAGTGGCAGCCTTAAAGAAATTTCGCTCTGAGTAGATTAAATGAAATACATGGGATCTAAATCACGTATAGTTGATAATATTTTACCAATTATACAAGAGCGATTACGAGATTATAATATCAAAACATACATAGAGCCATTTTGCGGTGGCTGTAATGTAATTGACAAAGTTCAATGCGATATAAAAATCGCATCAGATAATCATAAATATCTTATAGAGATGTTCAAGAATCTAAATCAGATACAAAACCTCCCAGAATTTATTACAAAAGAACATTACTCAGAAGTAAGAGAGTGTTTCAATAAAGGTTTAAATACATATCCTGATTGGTATATTGGAGCAGTTGGCTTTCTTGCAAGTTATAATGGACGCTTCTTTGACGGTGGATATGCAGGTATTGTTCATACAAAAGCTGGTACTGAAAGAAATTACTACGATGAAGCTAAGAGAAATTTATTAGAACAGATTCCACGATTACAGGATATTCAGTTTCAATGCGGAGTCTATGAAGAGTTATATTCTGATAGGATTGACTGTTTATTCTATTGTGATATTCCATACAAGAACACAAAGCAGTATGGATCAAGTAAGAATTTTGATTATGACAGGTTCTGGAATTGGGCTGAAAAGATGAGCGAGAAGAATATTGTACTTGTTAGTGAACATGAAGCACCTTCAGGATGGGAATGTATTTGGCAACAGGAAGTTAAAAGAACTATTGATAACAATAAAAGAGTGAAAGCCGTAGAGAAGTTGTTTGAATTAAGAGAATAAAGATTGTGAGGGAATAAAATGGATGATTTGTTTGAAGATATTTGTATGGAACTTTTGATATTTGATGATGCTCCGTCTGACAAAATACTATTAATGTATCCATATAAATTACGAAATGAACCAATATTACGAGATAATATCTGTAATATGAAGAATGTTATTAGAGAATATATCAAGGAAGTAGAACAATATTCTATGTGTGTTAGCATTATTTCAAAATTGATATGGGATTCTCAGAAAACATCTATGCAGAACGAAGCAGATGAACATCAGAGAAAAGCAGATAAACTAGCAGAGCAAATGAATGATGGGATTAGTCCTTATGCTTGGTGTATTAAGAAAAATTTTGATAAATACATAGATTATATTCATTATAAGGCTGATTATCTTGTTTATTTGGATAAGATATGACAACCAATGAATCTCGCATTTCACAAGGAGGCAAAATATTGAGGATTGGTGACAAAGAAAATGTTAATGAAATCACACTCAGACATAAGGGCAGAGATATTAAATTTGAATGTTTTATCAAACCATTTCCTTACGCAGAAAGATTGGATTTAAAAGAAAAAGATCCAGTTGAGATTCTTTTTGATGATTTGACAGAAGTAGATGCATTAATTGATATGTTAAAAAGATTCAAACAGGAGTCACAGGAATATATAGGCGTTTGGAAGAGGAGTGGAAATTAAATGGATATTTATAATACAAAACGAAGAAAAATTAAATGTGTTAGAAACGATGATGACGTATGGGGTGGTGGCGGTGAAAATCATCACTTATTGGAAGTTGGTAAAGAATATACATTGGAAGATATTGTAGTTCATTCTTGGCACACAATTGTATATATAAAAGAGTTTCCAGATGTGGAATTCAATAGTGTTGCATTTGAAGAAATTGAATAGGAGGGAAATCATGTATCAGAATTGTTGTAAAAAGTGTGGAAGTGTTGCACTTCATACAGAAGTAAAAGGTAATAATACAGGATTGTATTGTGATGATTGTGGTGCTTGGGTGAAATGGCTTGGCAAGGATGAACTGAGAGCATTTGAATATTCTCAGAAATCAAAGTTACCAAAGACAAGTTGTAACATTCCAATGCCAAAAGTGGCTGTTGTTGGTGCTCCTGGTATTATTGCAAAAATCAAATTATGTGGTGGTGCTTTTACAATTAATGTAGACGAAACAATGCAGTGGAAGAAACCAACTGATGAACAGATTAAGAATTTGCATGATATGTTATGTATTGATGTGGAAATGTTAGGAGAATAACCATATGGAAGATTCAGTGAGATTTATGCTGTTTTACGCCTCAATACTATTATCTTGTAAGGATGAAGAATTAGCTGATTTTATTGATAATACAGCAAGTGTTAATTATGTTGGTGGAATTCCAATTGATTTACATGAATGTTCTATTGAAGAATTAAGTGGTATTAGAGAAGGATTTGTGAGGCAAGTTCTGAGTCAAGCAAAAGATGAACTGGATAAATTGGCAACAGTGCAGCCATTAAGATACAAACCTGTATATGATGGACAAATTGATATGTGGGATGAATTTTATAGGATAAATGGAATGGTAAGGATGAAAGATGCTATTGTTAGATTGGTTAAAGAAGGAGAATAATCATATGGGACAATTAATTGATAAAGCAGTATTACGAAAAGAATTGTCCAAGCTACCATCTGAAATGGGCTTTGTAAGAAAGTCAGATGTGATGCAAATTCTTGGTAGTCAAAAATGTGTATCAGATTACATTCAATGGAAGAATTGGTTAGATAAATGGAAAATCAAGTACGAAGAGAAAACATGGAATCCTAATGTAAAAGAATTAATTATTGGTGGTACTTATTGTCAAGCAGCTATTGTATTTGATTTGAATGATAATTTTATAGAAATGACAGCATATGAATAATAAAAATTTGACAAGAATCCTGTCTTTCATTGGAGGTAAAGATATGTTTGGTTATGTTAAAAAGAAAGAATATGATGAATTATACAGCTATTACAAGGCAACATTGAAACACATAAAAGGATATCAGAGATTGCTTGAGGAACAAGAAAAGCATACTGAATTAGAATATAAACGAGCCGAGTATTGGAAGGCTAAAACGTTGTACCCTAATTCAGAGCCTTATGTTGAAGGCGATATGAAGACTATTAAATATATCAAGAGTTGATAACCAATGAAACCGACATTTCATGCAGTTTATAATATATAAGAGGCACTTCATAAGTGCCTCTTATATATAAATATTATTCAATTGGTGAAGTATGTAATTCGTGGTAATTATATGCACCTTCTGGATATTCCCATACAGAACCAGAAACACTAAATAATTTGTGACATTCTGGACACTCAAACTCGTCACATTCAATGGAATGTTCAGTTTCAGTTCCCATTCCACGATCTTCATCAACCACATCAGAACTTATAATATATTCAGACCAGTTATGTGTGACAGATTTCCCACAATGAGGACATTTTACAGAATGAGTAAACATTCTACATCAACTCCTTTTTAAAATATTTTGTGAGAATATATTATATTAAATTTAGTAGCATAAGTCAATAAAGGTAAAAAGAAATTTTGGTTTCTTGGCTTGTCACGAAAACTATACAATATTCAGGACAAACAAGAGAATATAACAATGTAATTACAATTAAAGAAAGGAAAAACGTTCACATGTGAGTAAAGCTGCGCAGCTACTATTGGTGAACAAATTTGAGTAGTACAAATAGAAGTAATGCAAGAGATGAACATATTGCAGATTATTATGTCACTCCTATTAGTGATATTGAATTATTTTTAAAATCATTTCAAAAAGTTGTTCCGTTAAACTGGAACAATTCTATTATCGTTGATCCAACTTCAGGTGGTAATCCCAAAACAGACAAAGATGCATATCACCCTATGAGCTATCCAACAGCCATTAAGAATATTTATGGGGATTGTGAAATACATACATATGATTTACGAGAAGATAGTTTTGCTGAAAATAAGTGTGATTATTTAAAGGAAAAGTTACCTTACAAACCTAATATCATTATTACAAATCCACCGTTTGCTATTGCAACGGATATTATAGAAAAAGCGTTACAGGATGTAGACGATGATGGATATGTGATTATGTTACTTCGACTTAATTTCTTTGGTAGTCAATCAAGAGAATGGTTCTTTGAAAAATATATGCCTGAATGGGCTTTTGTACATCATATCAGAATTGGTTTTACAGATAAGAAAGATAAAGATGGATATACGATTTTTGATAAAGATGGAGTACCTAAACGTGGTAGTACAGATTCTATTGAATATATGCACGCTGTTTGGCACAAGAGTAATCTAAAGCCCGATTATACAAAGCTTGTATTGATTTAGGAGGGCGAATATACAGTAAATTAAAATTTCAATCTCTGAAATGCTCTAAAATCAAGGCTTCCAGAGGTTGAAAATCACAGTAAAACCACGTTTCTTATGGTTGTGAAAATAGGTGAGAAAAATATATTGGGGTTTAAATATTGAAGAATGGGAGTTTAAAAATAATTATGAAGACATCTATTTTCTGCTTCATTGTTTATACAATGCAAAAACTGAGTTATATGACAGAACTCTTACTGATATGAGAAGTAGGTATGATCCGACTGAAGCATTTATAGAGGGCTGGAATAGAAGTAGATCGAATTGGTATTCCAAGAAATTATACGATAAATGTGTGAAATGCATTGAGTTAAAAACAAGAGGTCATTTTGTACACAGACATTGGAAAGAATGCGTTTGGAAGTACGAAGGTCTTTCAGCACAAGGATGGATAAATTTATATCAGCAGTTGATCAAAGAAAATAAATACGACAGTTGGATATTGGAATATATAGAAATTGGAGAATAACAATATGAACAAGAGACAGAGAAAGAAATTATTTAAACAGACACTTATTAAGGTTAGAAAACTGCATCCACAGAAGGGTGATGTGATTTGTTTTCAGCCAGATTTAAATTGGATTGATGTCGAGACTATGTGTCAGTTTATGAATTTATACGCTGACAATAAAGTTTTTGGTGAAGCAATATTGACTTTTGTACCTGCTGATATTAAGCAGCTTAGACATAAAAAGGATGCTCAGATATATGTTGATAAGTTACAAAGCATTGTAGATCAGATGGGAGAATAAATGATTAGTCAAGTTGAGTCAGAAAGTATAGATGTTAGTGAAAAGAAATATTATCTTGTAACTCCTGAAGGTCTAATATTTCATGAAATTCCATTTGAAGAAATACACAACTTAACAAGAGAAGTATGGGTATCAACCTGCCCTTGTTGTAGTGGAATTCAAGGATATTATTATTCAAAAAATGAAGCCAAACGAAATAGCAAATTTTGTGTTCAATGTGGGTGTACTCATTTGTTTTTAGTAAAGAAATACAAAGGATATTATAAACAGAATGTGAATTTTAGATTATTAACAAAGGGTTATAAGGAATATAAGGGAGTTAAATATCCTTATATGAATATTCATGGTTAGAGGAATGAAGCATTTTCTTTGGAGTTTTGGAAAAATAAGAGAGAATACATAGGTGACGACATTAAATTATAAGGAGATATGTTTTATGCGAAGAAAAGATAAAAAATTTAAAATCCAATACAAAGTCGATGATAAGGTATTGTCTTTGAGGTTTGAGACAATACGGGATTTTTTAGAAACCGATTTCCCTAAGAATAATAATCCAATGTCACCTACAAACGATACGGAATTATTATCCGTAACTTGGCACAAGCAACCGCTATTTGAAAAATGTTTTAAATTAGGTGAAGTAAAAACGCTTTTAAAAGATTTTAATCCTACAAAATTACTTAGGAAAGAAATCTATTCAATAGAAGAAGTCAGAGATAAAGTAAAGGATGTTTTATTTGAGAAAGATAAAAAACTTGCAAAAGTTGATTTTGATGGAGATTTGATTAAGGGCAATAGCCAAAGATACCAAACATTTTTTACTAAAGGTTGTAAATGTGTAGTTTGTGGAATTGAAGGAAAATATTTTGCAAAAGAAAGACATTTACAGGATAAAAGTTATCATCTAAATTTGTATGCAGTTGATGATAATGGTGATGAAATTTTAATGACAAAAGATCATATTATGCCACGCTCAAAAGGTGGTATTGATGATATTAGTAACTATCAAACAATGTGTAAGCTTTGTAATGAAGCAAAAGGTAACAAATTAGAAGATTAAAGAAGAAAGGGAAAATAGAAAAGTTCCTATAGGATAAAGTGCGCACTACTTACTAAGGTAAGAGGAACTTATGTATTGTGCTTATATCACAACATTAAAAGGATTAAGAAAACATAGTAACGCTGATAGGTTACAGTGTGTAGAGGTATTTGGACAGAATGTAATTGTAGATTTGAATTATCAGGAAGGACAGAAAGTAGTATTCTTCCCATCTGACGGTCAGTTATCACTTGAGTATGCAGCAGATAATAACCTTGTCAGAAAGAAAGATGAGAATGGAAACAACATTGGTGGTTATATGGATGCTGAGAAGAGAAATGTAACCGCTATTAGACTTAGAGGTGAGAAGTCAGAAGGACTTGTATTACCTGTTGAAACACTTTCTAAGTATACAGATATTTCAAAATTAAAAGATGGCGATCAGATTACAGTTCTTGGTGGTCATGAGATTTGTCAAAAATATATTCCAAGAGGAAAAAATCGTTCAAGAGGTAATGGAAATAATTTAAAGAAGAAAAATAAGTTTCAGAAAGAAACAGTATCATATCCATTTTTTGAGGAGCATAAAGATACTGCACAGCTTGCATATAATATATCAGCATTTAAGCCAGGAGATACAATTTATATTACTCGTAAGCTCCACGGAACATCGGCTCGTACTATGAAGACTGTTAAGGTTACAAAGAAGAATAGTAAGCTGAGAAAGTTTTTACATATGAAACCAAAGGTTATAAGAGAAGTTTCTGTTGTATCTGGTAGCAGAAGAGTTGTGTTAAAGGATATGACAAAGAATGATGAATATTATTCTGATAATGGATTTAGAAAGAAGTACCACGATTTATTAAAAGACAAGCTTCCTGAAGGTGCTGAAATTTTCTATGAAATTGTCGGATATGTAAATGAAACAACACCAATTATGGGTTCAGTATCTAATAAGGGAGTTAAGGAAAAAGAATTTACTAAGAAATTTGGTGACACCACAACATTCTCATATGGCTGTGAACAAGGCGAAAATGAGATGTATGTATATCGAATGACAATGACAACAGCAGACGGAACAGTTGTTGAAGTGCCTTGGGAAACTGTAGAAGTATGGTGTGACAAGTTGGGCGTTAAGCATGTACCTGATTTAGAGAAGTTTATTTTTACTACACCAGAAGATTTGAAAGAAAGAGTAAATAAATATCTTGATGGTATGCCAGCAGATGAAATCGGTAAGACACATGTTGCTGAAGGTGTAGTTGTTCGTATTGATAATAGAGCAACATTCACAGCTTATAAGGATAAGGTGTTTGAATTTAAGGTAATTGAGGGGATTGCTAAAGATACATCTGATGTGCCTGATATGGAAGAAGCTGAAGAGTTATTCGAGGAGACTTTAAATGAATAAACCTACATTGTATATTATGTGTGGTTTGAGTGGTAGTGGCAAGTCAACCATTGCCACTCAGATTGCCAATGAGAATCCAAATACAATAATCGTATCATCCGATGCAATTCGTGAGGAATTGACTGGTAATTACGAAAATCAAGAACATAATGAAGAAGTATTCAAAATTTTTCATGATAGAATCCGTAAGAATTTGGAGAATAAAAAGAATGTAATCGCAGATGCGACTAATCTGACTATGAAATCTCGCAGAGCAATTATGATGAAAGTAAATGGTTTAAATGTCAGAAAAGTATGTGTAATTATTCCAAAGCCATTTGAACAGTGCAAAAAAGATAATCTACATAGAGAACATCCTGTACCTGACTTTGTGTTGGATAAGCAGATTAGAAAATTTCAGATTCCGTTCTACGAGGAAGGATTCGATGAGATTATTATTCATAATTTATTAAATGATTACGAACCAAATGATATTCCAGATATGAGAGGATTTGATCAGAAAAGTCCGCATCATACAATGAATTTATTTGAACACTGCAAATATGCATCAAGATTATTTTCCACAAAATATGCTTATCCTGCAAGATTCAGAATAGGTGCTTTGTATCACGATTTAGGCAAATTGAGTACACAAACATTTGATGAAGATGGGATAGCTCATTATTATCAGCATCATTGTTACGGTTCATATCAATACATGACAGCTATGTATCATGTTAATTCTGATGTTGTTTTAGATACATGTTTCCTCATCAATTACCATATGATGCCTTTTAGTTGGGATACTGATAAAGCAAAGCAGCGTTGGAAAGAAAGATTTGGAGAATATAAATATAAGATGCTTTTAGATTTTAACGAATGTGATAGAGCGAGGTAAGTGTATGTGTAACCGTTGTAATTATGATTCACCTGACAATCAGATATATGTTGATCCACTGACAAATGAATATTATTTGGATATTGAAACTTCTGAATGGGATGAATATGACGATGGATTTGTTCATCAGAAAGAATATATTTCGTATTGTCCTTGGTGTGGAAGGAAATTAGGAGAATAAAATAAAAGAGGTGATTTGATGAAATGTAAAGATTGCCTTTATGGATATGAAGACTTTGAAAAATATAAATCATACATTGACGAAGAAGATATTGAGAACTGTGTTTGGTGCGATAAAGTTGGTGGCAAGGTTTATTCTTTTGGTCATTGTAGTGATTGGTATGAACACGATGAAGAAAAGCATAAGAATCATTCCAAGAAAAAGAGAATGAATAAGCGTGAGAGATATTTAAGGCATCAAAATCATCTCAAATATTTAGAAAGAGTGTCGTGTAGATATCCTTATGCTGTAACATATAAAGATAAGATATTGATTAAAGGTTTGGGATATGTTGAAAATCCAAAACCATATTATAAAAGATGGTATAGAGGTAAAAGAAGCAGTTATTTGAAGCGACAGTCCAATAAAGCGATTCGCAGATATAAGGGTGAATTACACAAAGGTTATCAACATATTCATAAAATTTATGATTTTTGGTGGAAATTTAGCTAGGAGAATAAATATGAAGATAGAGCTAATCAAGTTAAAATTCAATGATGCACATTCATACAAGTACAAGCCATTTACGCATTGTTGTGATGAAATACAGAATGATAAAGCCATCATTTTCACAGATGAAGATTTAATTTATAGTGATGATTGTCGGGATGATGAAAGATATATTCCGAGATTCTGTACTTCATATACAGAAGTTATTACATCATATGAAGACGAATGGGTACAGACAGACAATTATCCAATTCAGTTTTGTCCTCATTGTGGTGAGAAGATTGAGATTGAAGTCTTGGATGAGATTGATGTATCTGAAAAGTATGATGAACTGACTAAGCAGCGTGATGAATTACGGAAGAAGTGTCAGAGAACAGATAGTAAGAAAGAAGAGTATGATTTAAGAAAGCAAGTTAGAAAATTAGATGACCAGATTAATGATTTTTATGAGTTGGGAGAGTGGAAAGGAGAATATTAAAATGGGAAACAGATTATTACTTGAGAATGATGTTATTAAAGCAGTTGATAGGCACACAAGCAGATATGGCAATCTTGATGATGATATTAGGTGTATCCTTGAAGAATTAAAATCACCAATCTTTGTCGATTCAAAGGAAGAAATGAATAACTTAAAAGTAGAGAATAAATCAGTACAGAAACAGAAGCGAGTACAGTTATTCGAGAATGAAGATGTCGTATTAGAACAACGTGGTAATAGATATTACTTATCTTTGTATGACAAAGAAGGAAAATTCCAGCGAGAAGTTACTATTGATGTGAAAGATGATTATAAGGTTGGGCTTGGAAACAGTAAGTAAAGGAGATTATTATGGCAGTGTTTAAGAATTTTAAAGATGATGAGTTGATTGTAAGCTGTAAATGCGGTTGTGATGAGGGTATCCATTTTAAAATCGCCGATTATGAAGATGGAGATTACGCTTTTTTGACCTATACGAATGGCAATTTTTATACTCAGCAAAGATCATTCTTTGAAAAGTTGAAGAAAATTTGGGCGATTATTAGGAATAAGGATTTTTATTATTCTGATATTGTGCTTACAAAAGATGATTTTAACGAGTTTAAGGAATGGATTAATAGAAAGTAGAGGCAAGTAAATTCAGGTTTCATTTGGTTACAAAGAGAGAATATAAAAACAAGGAGGTAAACAAAATTGAAAAGACAGATTCGTAGAGGTGTTTTCGAGACAAATTCATCAAGTCAGCATTCACTTTGTATCATGAAAAACGATGAACATTATACGCCAGACGAGATTGCTAAGGATTTTTATTTGTGGGATGACAAAAAAACTGGTGAAAAAGATTGTGAATGGCATATTTGGGATCATGATATGGAGTTTGGCAGAAGTCCATTTAGAGCATTAGGTAATTTTCATGACAAGTGGTTATATGCTTGTGCTTCATTAGTACATGAGTATAATGATGAGAATTATAAGAAGCTTGAAACACTTGCATTAAAATATGTTCCTGGTCTTAAAAAGATTGTCATCCCTATGATTTCAGATTCAATCGCTGATAAAAATCATCCAAAGAATAAAGATAGTGAATATGCGAAAAAGTATGGTAAGACAGAGGATGAGCTTAATGAGTGGCTTGAACAGAAAGAAAAAGATTGGAAAATTGATACAATCGAATATTGGGAAGGCGATAATGGATATTTTCATTTTGATAAGCCGTATACAGGGTATGTTGATGAAGATATGCTTAGTGGATTCCTCAAAAAAGAGAATATATCATTAGAAGAATATCTGATAAATAAGAAGTATGTTGTTATTCAGGATGGTGACGAATATTGTTATTGGTCAGATATGAAGAAAGCAGGATTAGTAAATATGGATGCTATTGACCATGAGTATCCAAGAGCATATGGAACGGAGGATTAATTTATGAAGAGACAAATTAGACGAGGGGTGTTTGAATCCAATAGCAGTTCTGTACACAGCCTAACAATGTGTATGGAATCAGATTATGACAGATGGGAGAAAGATAATTTATATCTTTTTACTGGTTCAGGTTGGTGTTACCCAGATGACAATAAACCCGAAAAGAATCATTTCTATACTAGAGAAGAAGCAATCGCCTTTGAGAAAACTGATAAGTATGTTAGAGAAGATGTTGATTGGTCAAATGAAGAAGAAGTAAATGAAATTCTTCATGAAAACGAATTCTATGATTATGAATATTTCTGGAATGAATATTGCGAATATTATGAGACTTTTGAAGAAACAATAACCACACCAAATGGTGAACGAGTTGTGGCTTTTGGATATTACGGTCATGATTAAATAAAAATTAGGAGGATTTTAAGAATGGAATTATTAGGAAGATACATAAATGGAAACTTTAGAACCACAATTTTGAGCGATGGAACAAAGATCAGAGAAACAGAAGATGATGAGTTTATTCCAGATCATGTAGAAAATATGGATATAAAAATAACGAATTATTGTGATATGGGATGTCCATTTTGTCATGAGGGTAGTACAGCAAATGGTAAGTTTGGAGATATTCTGAATGAGAAATTCATTGATACTTTACATCCTTATCAAGAAGTTGCCATTGGAGGTGGTGATGCTACAAGTCATCCTGATTTAATTCCATTCTTAGAAAAACTCAAAGAGAAGAAAGTCATTGCAAATATGACTGTAAATCAGATTCATTTTGAGAAGAAACAGGATTTAATCAGAAAGCTTGTTGATGAAAAACTTATCTATGGTCTTGGCGTATCGCTTGTAAATCCAACAAAGAATTTTATTGAACTCATTAAGCAATATCCAAATGCAGTTATTCATGTAATCAATGGGGTATTAAAGCCATCGGATGTGGAAGCTTTAGAGAATAATAATCTAAAGATGCTGATTCTTGGTTATAAACATTTAAGACGTGGTGATGATTTTTATTCAGAAGATCATGAAAACATTGTTGTAAAGCAGAATTGGCTATATGAAAATCTTGCAGATATTATTGAGAAATTTAAGGTAGTTAGCTTTGATAATCTTGCCATTGACCAGTTGAATGTTAGAAGATTGATGTCTGATGATGAATGGAATGAGTTCTATATGGGCGATGATGGCAATTTCACTTATTTTATAGACATGGTAGAGCGTAAATTTGCAAGAAGTTCAACGGCAGCATTTGATAAGAGATATGACGTATTGGATTCAGTAGATGATATGTTCCAGAAAATCATATCTGAGTAACTTCACAGGAAAGCAACATATCATTGGATTATAGAAAAGAGGTATCAAATGGATGATTATAAAAAGCTAATTGATTCAACCGAATTACAGAAAACAGTATTGAATTTCATTGGGTCTGAAGAATTTAACAAGATGGTCAATTGTTCAATATTCAAGGATAATCAAGAGTGTAAATCTGCCATTATTTACGGAATGTCAATCGCATCAATATTGGTCTGTGATTGTACTCCATTTTATATTAAATTTAATGAAGAAACTGATGAAGACGATAACAGACCACAATGCTGTATAGATCACGATAAGTATTTTTCAACATGTGACACTTGTGAGTTTGGAGAATAACAAAAAATTATAAAGGAGAATATTAAACATGGAAACAATTTTAAGATTATTAGCAGAGAACCCAGAAAGTTTAGGAGAGGTAGTAAAGACATACATTACAAAGTATAAAGAGCCTGTATATGATGTCCTGAAGGAGCTCATGATTATTGCAAAGGATTATTCTGAGAATACTGAATATCCTGCAATTCAGGCGAGAACCAAGAAGAATATGTTTGATGCATATGTAAATGTTGGTTTTACAGAGGATCAGGCGTTAGCACTTATGATTAACGATAATATTCAGCTTATGAAGAACATTCAGAAATCAGTTAATAATACTTCTGTAAAGAAGAGCAAGTAGTGGTTTCGAAGCAAACCAATCTTTCTTTGGAAAATTTTTAATCGTATCTAAGCCATTCGGCTATGGGAATCCCAACAAATAAGAGAATATTACAGTGTAACTAATAAAAATATTACATATAAAGGAGATTTTAAATGAAGAACACAAATTGGAAAGTGCCAGTAATTATTGGCGTAGGAGTATTAGCGGTTATTTTGATGATTGTATTTGGTGTACAGAGTTCGCAGAATAAAGCTATTGCACTTGAGGAGCAGGTAAATACAGCATCATCAGATATTAAAGTACAGGAAAAGCGAAGAGTTGACCTTGTGTATAACCTTGCTGATTGCGTAAAACAGTATGACAAACATGAAGCTGATACATTGACAGCAGTTGCGGATGGTCGTGGATCAACAGGAGATATTGAGAATGTAACAACAGCTATTACGGCAGTTGCAGAAGCATATCCTGAGCTGAAGTCCAATGAGAATTATAAGACTCTTATGAATGAATTATCTATGACAGAGAATATGATTGCAGAGTATCGCAGCAATTACAATAAACAGATTAAGGAATACAAACGATATGTGAGAAAGTTCCCTACAAGACAGTTTCTTGGATTGCTTGGATACGAAGTGCAGGAATATGAGTATCTGGATTACAATGCGCCAGTTGATGCTCCACAGGATTTGTTTAAAGAGGATTAGTATATGAGATATGGTTTTGATTTTGGCGATTTTGAAATAACAAAACGTGAAATCTTGGCTAGTATTTCTATCATTGCAGTTATGATTCTGTTTGGTATTCTGATTTCTTCTAAGATTTCAGAACACCAAATGGATAAAAATGAAATTTATAACAAAGCTGTTAAGATAGAAAGTCAAGAAATGTTCCAATATGGAATGGATACAAATGTTGGTAATGCATTTGTATATGGTGATTTGAAAGCAGTAGATGCAGTTACATATCCTGAAATTAGTGGAGAATATATGTATGTAGAAAAAGTCAAAGAGCGATACACAATGCATACAAGACAAGTAGCTCATACAAGAACTGTTAATGGCAAATCACAAACTTATTATACAACAGAAACATATTGGACTTGGGATAGAGTCGGAAGTGAAAATATTAAGTGTAAAGAAGTATCATTTTGTGGAGTAAATTTCACAAGTAATAAAATTAATTTACCTGGTACTGATTATATTGACACAATTAAAGAGTCGAGTCATGTAAGATATAAATATTATGGTGTTGGTACTGAATATAAAGGAACAATTTTTACAGATTTGAGAGATAAAACCATTTCTGATAACACATCATTTTATAATAATTCGACTATTGACGAGACGATAGAAAGATTAGAATCTGATTTTCCAATTATTATTTTCTGGTTCTTTTGGGTTATTTTAATCGGTGGAATGGTATTTGGGTTCTACTATTTGGATAACAGGTGGTTAGATTAAGGATAAGAAAGGAGAACAAATGAGTAGCAGTGGCATTTATGGAATAAGAAAAGATTATACAGGAGAAGAGATATTTGAATATAAAAACTCATGGTGGTTTTCTCCTATAATTTGGAGTGTCTTACCAGATAAATATATTCATGATTACATTCAAACACCATTTGGTTTTAAAAAGGGAATTATTGGAATGGATGGGAACGATGTATGGACAAGAACTAACAAATCCATTAATGAGTGCGATAACACACCTGATAGGGTTTGTTGGGAGATGTCGAATCAACAGATTTTTCATACATCTGACAAACAAATTATTTCAGATTCTATTATGCAATTCTTAAAACAAAATGATACTTATGATGTATCAGAAGAAGATAATGTTCCCGTTTTAAAAAGAGAACATATCATTGAGAGATTTACAGAAATAGCAAATGATATTTTATCAATTGATGAAAATGAATTTCCATATTTTGTATTTAAAAATACAACAGTGGATGATGGTGTTGAGAGATGGTTTGAAAAATATGACGAGGAATCTGATGAATATGTTTCGTGTGCAATGTCAGAAAATACAGATGATTTTTATGCAGAATTTGTATTTTTCAAAGATGGAAAAATTAACAAATTTGTAAGTAACAAAGATTATCAGTTTGAATCATAGAAAGAAATTTTTCTTTCTTGGGAGGTGATTAATATATTTCGTATAGAGAAAACTGAAGTTGTAAATGGATGTGATTGTTGGGGAAGACCAGAATATGATGATGTATATGAAGTTTATTGTAATGATGAATTTGTATGTCGTATGTCAAGTGATCCAACAATATTAGTTGATAAGATAAATGATGTTTTAAATAGTTATAGGAGAATAATTATATAGGACAGCTAATTAATAAAACAGTATTATGAAAAATCGGAGGAAAAAGAATGAAAAGAGGAGATATTATTGAATTAATTGAGGATACAACATTTTATAAAAAAGGTAAGAAGGCTTATTTTATTGGTAGATCAAATTTTAATCCTAATAAAATTGAAATTGTTTGGGTTGGTGAAGAACAGGCTTATAAAGATGGCGATATAGACGAATTTCCAGCTAGATTGTTTAAGCAGGTTGAACATGGCGATAGGTGATGGAAGAAGAACATATTCAGATAGTACATTAAAGTCTATGACAAAAGATGAGCTGATTGATATTATTCGCTGCTTAGAAAGTAATCTTAGAAATGCACATGAGACAAATGATATTCAGTATGAGAATTGTAAGAGGTTGCTAAGTGAAAATGGGATAATTCAAGGTGGATATAAGAAGAAAATTGATGAACAGACAGAGGCTTGGATTAAAGCAGGATTGACATTATCAGAAGCAGACAAAGAAGAATTGATGAGAATGTCGCAGTTAAGAGAATAAGTAATTGTAAACAATAATTTTATATCATAGGAGGAAATAAATATGATGAACAATTTTTTAAATGGCATGTTTGGTAAGGTAGGAAGTGGAATGTGTAGACTTTCTATGAATGGTGGAATTGCAGTTAAGACAAATGGTGGTTATAAGACATATAACATCAAGACTGGCAAGCTCACAAACTGTAGTAACTTTGTATTTGATATTGGAGAGGAATTCTTCTTTATTATTCCAACTAATAAGGTAGAGAAGGGTGACATCATTCTTGTAAATGGTAAGCCAAGATGTGTTATTGAAGCCGATAAGACAAAGATTACAGTAATCAATTATGAGGACTCAACAATTGAAACCGTGCTTCCTGAAAGACATGTATTTATGGGCAATACATATTTTTATGGAAAGATTGTTTCGATGTTTGGAAGTGATGTTATTAAAGGTAAGAAAGGTACAAATAATATCTTTAAGTACATGATGCTTTCTCAGATGATGAAAAGTGATAATGGTTCTGCTGGCATGATGAATGGCAATGGTGGAATGAGTTCTATGTTACCACTTATGATGATGGGTGGAAATATGGGTGATATGTTTGACGGAATGTTCGACTTTGATATGAGTAGCAATGATGACGATGATACAGAAGTAGATGAAGAGGAGGAGGCATAATATGGGATGCGGTTCATGGACAAGAGATAGTTATGTAAGTTATTCAACAACAAAGGGTATGAGTGTTTCAACGGATGGTATGATTAGAGGTTCTTATTCTAATCAGGACATGTTTAAGGCAAGAAATATTGATTCTGCACTTGATCCTAAGAATGTTATTAGAGAGTGTTGCGATACAGAGGAACATCCAAACACAATTCCTGTTATTCTTGCACTTGATGTAACTGGTTCTATGGGACAGGCTGCCGTTGAAGTGGCAAAGAAGTTAAATGTAATTATGACTAAGTTATATGAAAAGGTTACAGATGTTGAGTTCCTTATCATGGGTATTGGTGATTTAGCTTGTGATAGCTATCCAATTCAGGCTTCACAGTTTGAGTCAGATATTCGTATTGCTGAACAGCTTGACAAGATTTATTTTGAATTTGGCGGTGGTGGAAATAGTTATGAATCCTACACAGCAGCATGGTATTTCGGTTCTCGTCACACAAAGCTTGATTGCTTAAACCGTGGAAGAAAAGGAATTATTATTACAATGGGTGATGAGCAGTTAAATCCATATCTTCCATTTAAGAGTAGAGGTCATGGCTTATCAGAGGTGACAGGTGATAACCTTCAGTCTGATGTAGAGACTAAGGATTTATACGAAGAGGCTTCTCAGAAGTTTAACATTTATCATTTAGATGTAAATCACGGTCACAGATGGGATGAAGAAGAAATTGAGAAGTCCTACAAGAAGTATCTTGATGATACACACTTTAGAAGAGTAACTATGGATAGTATTACAAATGAGATTGTAGATATTATTGTTAGTGAAGCAGAGAATAATGTTACAGATACAGTTACTACACCTTCTAACTCAGAAGGAATTACTTGGTAGGATAGGAGATTTAAGAGATGAAAGACATTAAGATTGTAATAGGTGCTAACTTTGGAGATTGTGGAAAGGGATTAATGACAGATTATTTCTCACAGAAACCTAATAGTATTGTTGTTTGTTCAAATGGTGGTGCTCAGAGAGGACATACCGTAACAACGCCTGATGGAATCAGACATGTCTTTCATCATTTTGGATCTGGAACATTCAATCATGCAAGTACATATTTATCTGAGGATTTTATTGTTAATCCAATTATCTTTAAGCAGGAATATGATGAATTGATGAAATTAGGATATATTACGAATGTTTATATCAATCAAAATTGTATGTTGACTACACCTTTTGATATGATGGCAAATCAGATTATAGAAGAAAATCGTGGAAAAAATAAACATGGTAGTTGTGGCTTGGGAATTTTTGAAACTATCAAAAGATATAAAGCTGGCATAACTGATGTAGATAATCATATCAGGGAATACTACTTAGAACAATTTGAAAGAGAGAATATTATATTAACAGATGAATGGTCAAAAATATTCCTTGATAATGGTATATTTGAACACTTTTTAGATGATTGGGATTTTATGAATAATCACTCATTGGCTATATCAGATAATTATTTCTTAAATCAATTTGACAATATTGTATTTGAAGCTGCACAAGGTTTATTGCTTGATCAGAACAACACAGAATATTTTCCACATCTAACACCGTCTAATACAGGTATTAAAAATCCCAAGAGAATAATTGAAAATGTTGAATGGAATGATGAGATAAATATTGAAACTTGTTATGTATCTCGTACTTATTTAACAAGACATGGTGCTGGTAAATTCCCATCTGAATGTAATAAGAGATTTATCAACGAATATATGTTTGATAAAACAAATGTGCCAAATCCATTCCAGGATACATTGAGATATGGAACACTGGATTTAGGAGAATTATATAGTAGATGCTCTAATGATATAGGAAACTTTGGAGATAAAAAATCAATCACCATTACACATTGTAATGAATATGATTGGGATAATGATAAATTGATTGAGTTATTCAAGGATTGGAATATTTATTACTCAGATGGTGAAACACATAATGATGTGAACTGAGAACAAGAAAGATTCGTTCTTTTGGAAATATGGAGGTAAAAAATGGAGAAATTTTATATTGTAACAAATGAAGATTTTTTAAAAGGGTTACATCGTGATGAAGTAATAGAAAAAAACAGAAGAGAATTTATCAAAGATTTTTTCAATCGCATAGGAATAAGTGGAAATCATTATTATATGCGTGGAGATGGTAATGTTAATGTTGCGTTTAAGGAAAACACAAAAAGTAATATTGAATTGTATATTGATGATGTGCAGGAAAATAGTGAAAAATTTGGTAATCAATTAAACAAACCTAAAATGTTTGAAGGTCAAAGTATGAGAAAGTTTAAAAAAGGTTGCAAAATATTAAAGCAATTTCAAGATGAATGTATTAAAAAGGAGATAGTTATTAATGCTTATCCTTTGAGGTGTGGAGACTACTTCGAAGAAACGGAAATGGGTGGCTATTCAAGAACAAGTTTTGAATACAATGGAAAACAATACTTACGTATGAGTACTAATCGCTATAATTCATTAACTCCTTATGAAAATGGTTTTGAAGAGATAAAAGGCAGTGAGTTTTATAAAGCATTTGAAGAATTTGAATCAAAAAATAAGTAATATCGGTTTCGTGTGGAGGTGAAACGAATGATAACACCATCAGTAATGCAAGGATTAACAAATGAAAATACAATGCTGTCAAGTGTTTCTATAGAAGATTTAGAAGAGTATAAGAAAAATGCTTGTAAAATTCTTAGAAGTCAGACGCAGTGTGCTACTGCAAAAATCGTAGAAGAATTGATTGATCAGGAAATTATGAATAGAAGAATTATTGAAGAGTGGAATAAAATCTATGAAAAATTTCCTGAATATGTTGGAATGTAGGAGGTGATACCAATAGAATTAGAGAATAATTCAAAACAGATTGAAGAAAATCTTAAAACTATACTTACATTAGAATATATGGGAATTCATATTGAAGACACAAAAGAGCAAGATTTTAAGCAGTTATATTATTTTTCTGTACCAGAAAAATCAACAATAGAAACAAATGATTTTCTAAATGATCAAATCAAGACATCAGACGGATTAATACAGGTTGCAAAAGATTTTTTAGCTGTGATGATTATTAGTTCATGTAAATCTGAATTTGATGATAGTGAAGAGGACGAAAAATTTTACGAAGATGTGGAAAATAATATTTCAGAATATGCTTTATTCTTTGCAAGGGTTAGACAAGGTGAAATATGGAATAAAGAAATGGGCAAGGTTGCTGTTAATAAGGTATTAGGAAAGCTCCAAAATCAGTTATATAAACAGGTTTAAAAGGAGGATGAATAAATGACTTGTAAGTACCCAATAACTAGCAGAAGTTATAAATTTTGTATAGGCTGTAGCGATATAGATTGTTGTAAAGATGCAGTTACTCCAATCATTTCTATGCCAAAATTTCAGTCACCAAAGAATGTTATTCCGTCTGCATCAGAAGCAAATAAAATGACAAATAATGCAATTGATAATTGCACTACACAGCAATTAGCAGAGTTATCAAAATTGATTAGAGATGCGATTGCAGATGGCAAATTTTCAATCAGTGAAGATGGTTGTTTAAAACCTGAAACACGAAAGAAATTAGAGGAATTTGGTTATAAAGTTGAAACTGGGAATCAATACAATGAATCGTATTACAGTATCAGTTGGAGAGAAACGAAATAAATTTCGATTTTATATGAGGAGGTAAAGATAATGGCATATAAAAATACAAATTATAGAGAACAAATAGACAAAGAAGCATATCAGTATGGTGATTTAGCTGATTATGAATTTGATGATAGGGAAGAATTTATTCCCAAAAGTGTTGTTATTCAAATAATTGACGAAATTGAATCTGATATAAATGATATCAATCACAAGTTAGAACATATAAATGGTTTAACAGAAGTGGATGAAATTAAAAAACAAGTTTCTGAATTAAGTACGAAATTATATTAGTAAGAGAGAATATAAAAGTAAAGAAAGAGAGGTACATATATGCCAGTACATGATGATTTAGGCGTTAGGATGAAGACATTTTATGAGCAGATTCCAAAGACAAAACTGATGAGAAGGTGTCCAGTTGCTATCAGAATTGATGGAAAAGCGTTCCACACATTCACAAGAGGATTTCAGAAGCCTTTTGATGAAGTTTTGATTAAATCAATGCAGGAAACAATGAGATACTTATGCGAGAATATTCAGGGCTGTGTTCTTGGTTACACAGTGATTTTTACTAAATCATCCTGTTCTTAGATAATATCTAATCAGTCTTGAACGATTCAGTTCAAAAATTCCAAAAATCAAAACTGAATAGAGAATATATAAATGGGTGGAAGAACAGCATACCCTTGGGTTTGTACGCTCAAAAATCACTTTGAAGATAGATTTTACATAAATTTATTTTCTGTGTTCCGTCCATTTGGGCGTTTAGATAGATTGTTTTATTAACAATATTTACATAAATTTTTTAATTTTAAGGAGGACATTTTTAAATGGCAGAGACAACAACAAAGGAAACAAATTTAAGACAGGCAAATGCAAAGGCAACAGCAGTAGGTGTGGTTAGTGAGAAGGATCTGAAGATTGTAACAGAAGATGGAAAGAATAAGGTAACAGGTCACATTACAGTCAAGACTTCTGATGTGAATTTCGTTAAGTACAATGTCAATGTAAATGAGAAGACTAAGGCAGGTGCTGATAACAAGACTTATGCAGGTATTCAGACAGTAATGAATGAGTACAAGTCTATTGCAGAAGTTGGTGAGGAAGAGGCTACAAAGGTTAGAGTAACTGGCGATATTAGCCCATTCACAGGTAAGAATGGTGAGAAAATTATATCTTATAAGAGCAATTTTTTCAATAGATTAAAGGCTGATGAGGATTATGATCCACACGCAGAGTTCGCAATTGAGGTATTCATTTCTGGTATCAATCCTGAGCTTGATGATGATGGTGTTGAGACAGGAAGAATCGTAGTAAGCGGATGGATGCCTACATATAACGGAATTGAGCCAATCGACCTTGTGGCAGAGGGTGAAGTAGGACAGGCTGTTGATTCAGGATTCGAGGTAGGACAGACAGTAGAGTTCTATGGAGACATTATTAATAACAGAATTGAGACTGTTACAGAGATTCCGGTTAAGATTGGTAAGCCAAGAAGAAAGGTAAAAGTAGATTACAAGAGCGATCTTATTATTACTGGTGCTTCTGAGCCTTATGAAGAGGGTATCACACCAGAAGTTCCATATGTTGCTGATACAATTAAAGCTGCAATTCAGGAAAGAGCAAATCGTCTTGAAGAAGCAAAAGCTAAAGCTCAGAGTGGTGCAAAGGCATCTACTGCAAAGCCAAGTGGCGCAGCACACGGTAGAAGTTTAGGTTTCTAATCTAACTTTGTTGTAGGTACGAATGAAATAGTTTGAAACATGTACCATTTTTATTAAGAAAATATTTTTAAAAATAAAGGAGAATTACATGAACGAATTAGATATTTTTAATCCACAGGTCAGCACAGTAGCAAAGGGTTTAGAGGGCAAGGTTATTCTTGTCTATGGTGGAAATAACTTAGGAAAGACTAAACAGGCAACTCGTATGAAGAAGCCATTCTATCTTCCATTCGAGGCAGGTCTTAATGCCATTCCTGGTGTTCCATATTGTCCTATTACGAAGTGGTCTGACTTTATTAAGATTAACAAGCAGCTTACAGATCCTGCAACAGTAGAGAAGGCAAGAGAAATGTATTCAACAATTATCTTTGATGAGATTGAAGCGGCTGCAAATTACTGTCAGGAATTTATTTGCCAGAAGTATAAAGCTCCTTCAATCGGAGAAGGAAACGGTGGATATGGACTTTGGAAAGAGTATGAGACTGAGTTCTGGAAGCAGATTAACAAGTTACTTGGTGCTGGATATTGCTGTTACTTTATTGCACATGCACAGGAGAAGGATGGATACATTTCACCAAAGGCTGATAAGAGAGCGTTAGCACCTATCATCAATAATACAGACTTATGTGTTTATGTTCGTTCTAACGGTGTTGATAAAGACGGTAAGGTTGTTAAGTCTTCTGGTTTCTTAGCACAGACAGATGAGTTTTTTGCTCGTTCTCGTTTTGATTATCTTCCTACTACTTATATTGAGGAGTTCACTGCTGAAGCTCTTGAAGATGTAATTATTAAGGCTATTGAGATTCAGGAGAGAGAAGAAGGAATCACAGCAGTTACATATGAGGAGCAGAAAGCACAGAGAACAGTTGATGTTAAATCATATGATGACCTCATGGACGAGCTACAGAAACTTGGAGAAAAGCTTGCTGATAATGGATATCTTGAGGATTTACAGACAATCGTTGCAAATCAGTTAGGCGAAGGCAAGAAGGCTAGTGATCTGAAGAAAGGTCAGGAACAGCTTATTGAAGCAATCATTTATGATATTGAGAGTTTCATTGAGGAGAATAACTTATAAGAGGTTGATACATGGTAGCTCGAAGAAAATGCGTAATATGCAATGAGCCAATTGTAGATGAGGATGGCGTTCCATACAAGGGACGCTATGCTCATAAAAAATGTTTTAATATTGCAATCAAGACATTGCAGAAAGATAAAACTGAACAGATAGATAAGGTTGCTACAAAGAAAAAAATCGGAAGAAAGGCTAGACCTCAAGCTGAATTGAAAGAAGCATTGTCCGAAGAAGAATATGCAAAAAAGCAACAGTATTATACGTATTTAAGAAGTCTCATCGAAGGAGAAGAATTAAGTACAAAAGTATATGCCTTAACAGAAGATTATATCAAGCATTATGGTTTTACATACGAAAGCATGTATAAGACTCTGGTTTATCTGCATGAAATCATTGAAAAAGATTTAACTGGTGATGTAATTGGAATTGTCCCATATTATCACACAGAAGCAATGCAGTATTATGAGTTGGTTGATAAATTGGAAGAACATAATGAAAGTATGGATATTTCAAATATGTACAAAGAAAAAACCATTATTGTTCAACCTAAAAAGAGAAAAATAAAACAGATTGATATTCAGTCAATTGGGAAAGAGGTGAAATAATGGCACATGAAGGACTTGTAGATAAAAGAGCATATTTGAATACGATTGGTTGTTTAATACAAGATTCTTCCTTAATAGATGATATTGATAGACCATTAGATAGAACTGATTTTAATACAGAGAACTTCTATGAATTGCTATTTGTTGCAATTTACAATCTACATATGCAAGGTTGCACCACAATTGATGAATTTAGTATAGATTCATATCTAAGCAATTACAAAGAACAGTATTCAATTTTTCAGGAGAATCAAGGTATAGAATATCTTTCAAATGCAAGAGATATGGCTACCATTGAGAACTATGATTATTATTATCACAGATTAAGAAAATACGCATTGCTTAGATATTATGAGCAAAAAGGTCTTGATACAAGATTTATTTTTGACAGTACCATTGCAGATACCTCAAAGATGGAAGCTGAACAAATTAAGTTTGATAATTATACTGAGCAAGACATCATTGAAATGGTTGAAGCGACATTTGTTATTAATCCCAATATGAAATATTGTACCAATACACTAAGTACAGATGTTCAGGCTGGTGACGGCATGACAGATTTGGTAAATGAATTGATGGAAGTTCCTGATGTTGGTTTGGCTTTGAATAACGAGGGATTGAATACTGTATCAAGAGGTGCGAGATTAGGATGTTTATTTATGAGATCGTGTCCTCAAGGTGGTGGTAAAACTCGTATGGCTGCTGGCGATGCTTGCAAAATTGCTGTTCCGTATTTTTATGATGTTGCATCAAAGCAGTATGTGTATACAGGGAATTGTGAGCCAACTACTATTTTCTCAACTGAGATGCCAGTAGATGAAATACAGACATTATTAATTGCAGCCGTTAGTAAAGTAAATGAGGAACATATTCTATATGGTACATATGAACAAGGAGAATTAGAAAGAGTTCAACAAGCCATTTCTTATATCGAATCTAGTCCATTATATATCGTACACATTCCTGATTTTTCCATTGAAGATATTAAGAATCAAATAAAGAAATATAATAGAGAGTTTTCTGTTAGATATTTTTTCTTTGACTATATTCACACCTCATTGCGTTTGATGGCAGAAGTAAATAGTAAATCTGGAATGGGATTAAAAGAACATCAGTTATTATTGGTATTTGCAACCGAATTAAAGACAATCGCTCAACAGTTAGATGTGTTTATTTATACTGCTTCTCAGTTAAATGGTGAAGCACAAAATGCACAGTATAAGGATCAGAACTTGTTAGCTGGTTCAAAAGCATTAGCGAATAAATTAGATATGGGTGTTATTTCAATGGCTCCCACCAAAGCAGAGAAAAAGAAAATTGAATCAGTGTTACATAAAATGGTTAATATGCCTGTACCTAATATGTGTCATTGGGTATATAAAGTCAGACGAGGAAGATTAACACGAATCATTATTTGGACAAAAATTGATTTGGGTACTATGACAGAACAGTGTTTGTTTGTAACGAATTATGATTTTGAGTTAATTGATATGGATTTTACAAAGATTGAGCAGGTAGAAGAGAAGATTAAGGAACATTCCGTATTGTTATCTCAAGTACCTGATAATCCGATTGATGAAGAACAGGAAGAAGAACCAACTGATAAGAAGAGTTGGGGAAATTGGTAAGTGAGGTGAGGGTATGTATTTAGACAAGGATGTAATTCTTAACTCACTTACTAAAGAAGATATAATAAAAATTGTTACTTATTTTGGCTCTAGTTATCCAAAAACAGATAGTAATGGTGATTTAATATTCCAGTCGGTATGTCACGGATCAGATTCGTGGAAATTGTATTATTATCACGAACCAAATGAGGATAAAGGGTACAAAGGAAGAACTTTTCATTGTTACTCTAAATGTTCAGATAGTTTTAACGTTGTTGAGTTAGTAATTAGAGCCAATAGAGTCAAAGGAAAGACAGTTACATGGTATAAAGCGTTACATTTTATTGGGCTGCTTACAGGAAAGTTGGCTGTTACAAGTGCTGATGAGATTGAGAAAGAAAAGAATCGTATTAATGATTTTGAATGGATTAATCGTTTGAAGTCAGTAAAAAAGAATAGACGTGAAGTACCTACATTATCTGAAATTAGTGAAAATATCTTAGACACATTCTACTATGCACCTCATGAAGATTGGTTAAATGATAACATTTCTCGTGAAGCTTTGAGCAGATATGAGATTGGTTATTATGGATTGACCAACCAAATCGTAATTCCACATCGAGATAAAGATAATCGGTTGATTGGAATTAGAGGTCGTTATCTTGATGAATCTGATATTGAAAGAGTAGGAAAGTATGTTCCGCTTCAAATAAGTGGGAAGTTTCTTAGTCATCAATTAGGTTCAAATCTATACGGAATCAATGTTACCCAAAACAAAATTAATTCAATACGAAAAGCAATGCTGCTTGAGTCAGAAAAAGGATGTATGCAAAATTATTCGTACTTTGGAGAAGATTCATTTGCAGTAGCAACTTGCGGAAGTAATATTACTGTCACCCAGCAAAAATTATTATTGCAATATCTCAAATGTGAAGAAGTGATTGTGGCTTTTGATAGAGAATACCAGGATGCACATTCTTTCGAGGCAGAGATTTATTATAACAAACTTGTAAAAAAAGTAGCAGGATTAGTGCCATATTGCAAAGTTTGTTTGTTGTTAGACAGTGAGAATAGATTGCCTTATAAAGCCAGTCCTACAGATATGGGGAAAGAAACATTGTTGGAATTATTAGATGAGAAGATTGTTATCACAATGGATGAAGTTAATAGAGTGTTGAAAGAATCAAAGAAGGAGAAGTAATTGCAAGAATTAAAAGATAGAGTAAGACCTGTAACTGATAAGGACAAAGGTTTACCTACATTTTCATATAGTAAAATTGAGGTTTTTAAAAACTGTCCTCTTCAGTATAAGTTTAAATATATGGATAAGAAGTATTCACAGGATACTTCAATTGCACTTGAGTTGGGTAGTCTGTGTCATTATGTTTTGGAACAGAAGGGCAGGATGATTGCTTCTGGTCAAGCAGTAGATTATGACAAGTTAAATAATATTCTACAGAATGGAGTGACCGAAACAGACGAAAAAACAAAAGAAGAATTATTAGGTGTAGCACAGCTAAGAAGAAAATATTTTGAAGTATGGCACGAAGCTGATAATGCGAGTGGTGCTTCATATGAAGAAAAAATAAAACTATTTGATAAAGTGTTACACGAAGAAATGGAAGATACTACTTGGCAGCCTACATATTTTGAAAAACCTTTTGAAATTGTATGGGATAACAAAGTTATTTTAAAAGGTTTTATTGACCGAATTGATGTAAAAGATGGTCAGTATAGAACGGTTGATTATAAGACTTCCAAGAAAATATACGATCAGAATAAATTGGCAACCTCATTACAGTTTGGAATTTATGCTTTGGCAATTTTAAACGAATTTGGTGAGCTGCCTATTGAATCGCAGTATAGATTTATCCTTATAGATGATGAACAATATGCTCTTACAAAAGGATGGGAAAAGCGTTTAATTAAAGCACTTGATAAAGTGTTTGGTGATATTGAAGCAAGTGAGAATAAAAATCTGTTTATTCCGAAGCCCACTCCATTATGTCATTGGTGCAATTTCTGCACAACAAATCCAGAAGCAACTATTTATAAAAATGAATGTGAATATTATTCAAAGTGGACACCAACTCAAAAGACATTTGAAGTCAATAAAAAGTGGAATGCTTTGGAGAATAATAATACAGAGAAGAAAAGAAAGTTGGTATTTTAATGACAGAAGAAAAACTGAAAATGATTGAGCCTATTTATGACTCGTTTGAAAATGAAGATATTAAAGATTTCTGTAAACTCTTGGTATCAGAACTTCCTTTATATTGGTGGGATGTACCTGCCTCGTCTACAGGCAAGTACCATCCTGCATATGCATTAGGCGATGGTGGATTGATGAGACACAGTATTGCAGTTGTACGATTCCTTAATTGGTTTTTCAGTCTTGAGCAGTATCAGAACAAATTCACTGACAGAGAAAGAGATTTATTAAGATGTGCTGGTTTAGTGCATGATGGCAGAAAATCAGGTGCAAGTGATGATGTAAAGGAAGGGTTTACAGTATTTGATCATCCGTTGTTAATGGCAGAAGCGGTTAGAAAGCACAAAGAAGATGCAGTTATTTCAGATAAAGAAATTGAGTTGATTGCTAATGCGATTGAATCTCATATGGGACAATGGACAACCTCAAACAAACCAAAAGATGCTGGAATTGTGCTTCCAAAACCATCAAATAAATATCAGGAGATCGTTCATTTGGCTGATTATCTTGCTTCACGAAAGCCGTTAGACATGGAGTTTGATGAGTGGAAGAAACCCTGAGTTACCACCTTTAGATACTTATGTGTTGAATTTTGGTAAGTATAAGGATGAATGTCTTGTGGAAGTAGCACAAAAGGATAAAGGATACATTGATTGGTTGAAAGAGAATTATGGAAGAGAACCAGTCAGAAGTTTATTAAAACAGTTATAAGAGGAGGATTTGAGTGAGTTTTTTTGGAGTACATAACCATAGTGCAGAGGGAAGTAATTTAAGACTTCGAGATTCTATAAATAAAGTGCCTGAAATGATTGAGTATGCTCACTCATTAGGTCATGCTGGCATTTGCTTTACGGAACATGAGTCTATCACTTCCTCTTTAGATGCACTTAAATACTATGATAGTCACAAGGATTTAGAAGGATGGGAGAATTTTAAAGTTGTTCTTGGTAATGAGATATATTTGTGTACAGAAGATGTAACTGCCGAGAATAAATTTAATAATAGATATCCTCATTTTATTTTAGTAGCATTAAATGCTCATGGGCATCAAGGCATTAGAGAATTAAGCACAAAAGCTTGGACTAAGAACTCTTTTATGCATGTCATGATGCGAGTTCCTACTTATTATAGTGATCTTGAAGAAATGATGGAAAACTATAAAGGAGATATTATTGGAAGCTCGGCTTGTCTTGGGGGAGCTTTACCACACAGACTTTTACAATTTCATGATTTAGAAAGAGCAAATCCAAGAGAATATGAAAAAATATGGCAATCTTGTAAAGATTGGATTGCATATATGAATGAGATATTTGGTGAAGGATACTTCTTTTTAGAGTTGCAACCTTCTCATATGATGGAGCAAATCTATGTCAATCATAAGTTAATTCAGTTATCAGAAGAGACAGGTACACCATATATCATTACAACAGATGCTCATTATCTTAAAAAAGAAGATAGACAGATACATAAAATCTTTTTGGAATCTCAAGAGGGCGACAGAGAGGTGGATGATTTTTATTCTACTACTTATATTATGAGTGAAGATGAAATTCATGAGTATATGGATGAATACTATGGTCACGATGTAGTTCAAAAGGGATTAGACAATACAATGCTTATATATGGAAAAGCAGAGTATTACAAACTCACAAAAGACCTCGATATTCCGTACATTCCATTAAATACCTCTGAACCGAACAAAGAATTGTATGAAAAGTTTAAGAATCAAATCCCCTTATTAAGTGAGTTTTATCATTCCGAATACGATTGTGATAGGCATTTAGTAAGAGATATTGTTGCTTATATTGACACAGATCCTTATTACCAAACAGACGAAGCTTATGAAAAAATAAACGAATGTCTTCATTATATAAAGGATTCATCCGAAAAAATGAAGGTTCGTTGGTCTAAATATCTTCTTCAGATTGCTATTGATGTACAGATTGCTTGGAGTGCAGGTACATTAGTAGGGGCTGGTCGAGGTTCTGGTGTAGGTTTCTGTCTATTAAATATTCTTGGTATCACACAGATCAATCCATTGAGAGAAAAAACAAAGACGTATCCTTGGAGATTCTTGAATCCAGAACGTGCTTCTGTTTTGGATATTGATATTGATATATGTGGTTCAAAGCGTGAAGCAGTTATTCAGGCTATGAAAGATACATATGGAGAAGATAGAGTTAGTAAAGTTATGACACTATCAACTGAAAAGAGTAGAAGTGCTATCTTAACAGCAGCTCGTGGTTTGAAGATTGACAATGATATAGCTCAGTATATTAGTTCATTGATTGTAGCCGATAGAGGTCAATTAAGAACTTTATCACAAATGTATTATGGTGATGATGATAACCCACCTGTACAAGAATTTGTTACAGAAATGAATAAATATCCTGAATTATGGGAAGCTGCACAGAAGATAGAAGGACTTGTCAATGGTGTAGGTTCACATGCAGGTGGAATTATCTTAGTTGATAGACCATTTACAGATACAACAGCACTTATGAAAACAAATTCGGGTGATGTTATTACTCAGTTTGATTTACATATGTGTGAAGATTGTTCTCTTATTAAAGTCGATCTGCTTTGTATTGATGCTTTGGATAAAATGCAAGCAGAGTTGGAATTGCTTTTGGAGAATAATGTAATAGAGTGGCAAGGTTCATTGAAAGCTACTTATGAAAAATATATTGGTGTATATACTTTGGAACGTAATGCTAAAGATATGTGGGAAATGCTTTGGAATCACAAAGTAATGTCATTCTTTCAGATGGAGAAAGAGAGTGGTGTACAGGCGGTTGCATTAGCAAAACCTGCTTCTGTCGATGAATTAGCAACCATTAACTCAGTATTGCGACTTATGGCACAGGAAAAAGGTGCTGAAACACCATTACAGAAATATGCTCGTTTTAGAGAAAATATCCAGTATTGGTACGATGAAATGACTGAATATGGTCTGACACAAGAAGAACAAGATATTCTGAAAGATATTATTGGAGTATCATTTGGTATCTGTGAAGCCCAGGAGTATTTGGTACTTTTAACAATGCATCCGAAGATTGGTGGTTTCTCACTAGCTTGGGGTGATAGGTTAAGAAAAGCGGTTGCAAAGAAGAAACCAAAAGAGTTCTTACAATTACAAGAAGAGTTCTTTGCTAATGCGAAAGAGAAGAATTTATCAAAGAATTTAACGAACTATGTGTGGAATGTGCTTATTTGTACCCAGCGAGGGTATGGATTCAATAAAAGTCATACACTAGCCTACTCGATTATAGGTCTTCAAGAGTTGAATTTGTGTTATAAATACAGCCCGATTTACTGGCAAACAGCGAATTTAATTGTAGATTCTGGTGCAGTAGATGAAAATGCAGGTGATTCTACCAATTATGGAAAGATGGCAATAGCAATAGCGGCTGTTCAAAAAGAGAATGTTAAAGTAGAACTTCCACTTATCAACTCAGCAGACTTTGGTTTTAAAGCAGATGTTGAGAACAATCGTATCATTTTTGGATTAAAGGGTATCAATGGTATAGGCGATGATATTGTACAAGCAATTATTCAGAACAGACCATTTAATTCTATGGAAGATTTCGCTCGTAAAATGCTTGATACAAAGCTTATTACCAAGTCAAAAATGGTTCAATTAATTAAAGCTGGTTGCTTTACAGAATTACACTCATCAGATAGAAAAGAAACAATGCGTTGGTATTTAAAAAACTATGCTTTTACTCCAAGTGACAAAATTACAATGCAACAGTTCGCAAAAATGACAGAATTGGGTATTATTCCTGAATCATTAGATTTGGCAAAACGTATGGTTAATTTCAAAAAATATGTTTTAGATGATGAAGGATTGTATGAAAAGCATATAGATGAAGGAAAGAAAGTACCAAAAAGAGGATATCATGATGGTTATTATATTCTCGACAACAATTCTCAGCCCTTTTTCAAGGAACATTTCACAGAAGACTCAGTAGTTAAAATAAAAGGAGAATATTATATCGTATCAGAAAAATTGTTTACTAAAGAGGTAGATAAATACATTCAGCCATTAAAGGATTGGTTTGACAATACTGATACATTGAATCTCTATAATGAAGCTTTATTTAAAACTGTTTGGAATCAATATGCTGATGGTACATTACCTTCTTGGTCTATGCAAGCATTAAGTTTCTATGATGGTGAGCATGAATTGGAGAATATTAATGAAGAACCATATGGCATAGTTAATTTCTTCGATTTACCAGAAGAACCAGAACCTTACGATTATTACACTCGCTATATTGATGGTTCACCAAAGAAAATGCCTAAATTTAAGATTTCAAGAATAGCAGGAACAGTTATCAATGCTGATAATTTGCATTGTATGGTTACACTTCTTACAAAGTATGGTGCGGTACATGTGAAGTTTAATAAAGGTCACTATGCATTTTATAATAAACAAATTTCAGCAAAGCTTGATCCGAATAGTGATAAGAAGACTGTACTTGAAAGAAGTTGGTTAAGTAGAGGTTCAAAGATTGTTGTGGCAGGAATCAGAAGGGATGATAGTTTCAGACCAATGATTTACAAAGACACAATTTACCAGCACACGGTAAATAAAGTTCAAGAGATACATTTAGATGGTACATTGTTACTTCAATCTGAAAGAACAAAAGTTGATTAAAAGGAAAGTGAGGATTAATGGCATCAGAAAATAGAATAAAAATTATATGTAGTGTAGAGACAATACGATTTTATAAAAACGAATTTGGAATTGCTGTTGTCTCAGTAGATAAGGTCAAAGAGGGTAAACCTAAGACCGATAGATTCAATCAAATCATAATCAAAGGTACAATGCCACAGTTGGTTGAAGGTAATCCATATGTATTAGTGGCAGATTATGTAGAAGATCCTAAATGGGGAGGACAATACAATATCATATCAATCTATAGTGCCATTACCTTTAATGAGAATGACAAAGTTGGACAGAAGAAATTCTTGTCCACTTTATTCACTCCACTTCAGATTGAAAATATGTATGACGCATTGGATGATCCATTTGATTCTTTGAAGAATAACAAGGCAGAAGATTTAGTAAAGGTCAGAGGTTGTGGACTAGACACGGCTGCACGATGGATTGAAAGATTTAATCGGAATATCCATTTAGCAAAAATCTTCTCAGAGTTGGAACAGTATAACCTTACGAACAATATGGTGAATAGATTAATGGAACGATATAATTCACCTGATTTAGTTGTTGAAAAGGTTAAAAATAATCCATATATCTTATGTAACGAAGTAAAAGGAATCGGTTGGAAAACGGCAGATAAAATAGCACTTGATAGTGGAATGGAAGAATTTTGTTCTCAACGTATTAGTGCCTTTATCTGCAAATACCTTGAAGATTCTGGTCAGAATGGTTGTTCATGGATCACACCTGACGAGTTAATGGGTGCAATTATTGATGAACTTGGCGAAGATGTTCCTGATATGAATATTACAGAAGCAATTCATGATATGGGTGATGAGCTGTGGTGGAATGAAGATAAGACACAGATTGGTCTTAGAAAATTCTACAATATTGAAGATAAAATTGCCAAAGAATTAATCCGATTAAGAGATGCAAAATCAGAGATTACATATGGCAATTGGGAAGATACAATCAAGCATGTCGAGCATAAGAATGGTTGGCAGTTTACAGAAGAACAGCGAATGGGTGTAAAAGAAGCACTTGAAAACAATGTAGTTGTTATTCATGGTGAAGCTGGAACAGGTAAGAGTTCATCCGTGTCTGCTTTCCTTGAAGCATTGAAAGATTATGTATATGTACAATGTGCTTTATCTGGTCGTGCAAGTTCTCGAATGGCTGAAATCACAGGAGAAGAAGGATATACAATTCATAGATTGCTTAAATATCCTTGTACTGATGATGGGGGGAAGAATGGTTTTACATATCATGATGAAAACCCGTTGGATGTTGACATTGTAATCGTAGATGAGATTTCAATGGTTGATGCTTATCTTTTCTATTATCTTTTAAGAGCAATTCCTTCAGGTGCAAAGCTTATCTGTCTTGGAGATATGGGACAGTTAGAGTCAATTGGGTGTGGCAACATTGCGTTTGATATGATCAATTCTCCTGAGATTCCTACGGTATATCTTAGTCAAGTACATAGACAAGCAGCAGCATCAGCCATTGTTACAGAAGCAAGACGTATTCGTAAAGGAATACAGATTGTAGAAAAAGACTGGGTTGGTACAGAGACAAGAGGAGAATTGCAGGATTTATCATTAGATTGTTATTCAGATAAGAGTAATACTTTCTATAAAATAATGCAGAGATTTTCAGAAGCAATGAACACAGAGAACTTCAATGTTATGGAAACTCAGATACTTGTTCCTGTTAAGAAACAAGGTGATGCTTGCACTTATAACATCAATAATACGATTCAGGATTTATATAATCCAGAAGACGGCAATAAAAAACAGATTGAGGTTGTATCACAGGGTAAAGTAACAATTCTTCGAGAAGGAGACAAAGTTATCAATACACAGAATACATACAAAACCAATCCACCTATCTTTAATGGTAATCTTGGTATTATTAAAAAGGTATTTCCAGAAGATAAAGCAGTGCTTATTTCATTTATGGGTATTGGAGAGGTATATGTAGAAGGAACACAAGTTAATAGTATTGAACTTGGTTATGCAATTACAGTTCACAAGTCTCAAGGTTCTCAGTTCGATCATGTTATTTTCGGCATTGATTTTTCATCATATTCCCTTTTAACAAGAGAATTATTATATACAGGAATTACAAGAGCAAAGAAAAAATGCGATTTGGTTGCTCAAACTGGTGCTTTGAGAATGGCTATCAGCAAAGAGGGTGTAAGTAAGAAACAGACTCACTTACAGCAGTGTTTATATGATACAGCTCATCCAAAGTTAGTATTTTAAGAGAATAATGCAGTGGGAGGAATTACATGGAATATAAAATAACAAAAATAACTCATTCAGGAACAAAGGGTGAAAGAGGTCAAGACAGAACCGATGGCAGATATCCGATGAGAATTGGAAGAACTGTAGAGCTAGATTTGGATAATGTTAAACTTGGAAAACCAATGATTATAAATTATCTTAAAAATGCTGATGGTTCAGATTATAGCAATATGTGTTTGCGAACAAGTAGCGTTGTATCAATAATCAGTACAGCAAGTGCAGTATTCATTGAAACAATGAACAGTATTTTCATATTTGAGAAAATTGAGGTCTTGGAATGCCCATAAATAGGGCGTTTTGGAGACTCAAAAAGCCAAGGAAAGACGGATTTCGTGAGTAGGTGAATTATGAGCAAATCAAAGGAAGAAATAAAAAAAGAAATATATGAGTATTTTTCATATATGCAGCAAGAAAATAACAAATCACTTTTGGGTGGTATGGCTTGGGATGATATTAGTTGGCATATCAAGTATGCAGAAGACAATGAAATATCAAGAACACAACTAGGTTTTGATTTCCCTAAATTGCTTGGACATCTGATTATTAATGATGAAACATATGAAAAGAAAAAGAGAGAATATACTGAAAGTATTGAGACTTATAATCATAATGCAGACTTGTTAAGATCCAATAAATGGAAATATAAGCTAGTCGATGATTCAGAAGAAAGCAGATTACATTTAGCTGATACATATATTCAGTATGCAGAAAATTGCAAAGAATTACTAAAAGACTTAGATGTGTGTCACAAAGAATATTTGGATTACATGAAAAACACTAAACAAGAATCGACAGTTTCTTTGGAAGATTGGAGGTAAAAAATGGACACAATTGTTGTAAATTTGTTTGGTGAACCATCAGCAGGTAAGAGTACCTGTGCAATGGATATTACAGCACAATTAAAAAGACACGGTATCAATGCTGAATACGTTTCAGAGTTTGCCAAAGACAAAGTATATGAAAATAATGGAGAGGTATTCAAACATCAAGAATATTTATTTGGCAAACAATCATTCAAGATGGGTAGAGTTAAGAATAAAGTGCAGGTTATGGTAGTTGATTCTCCATTAATCTTGTGTGCTGTATATAATACTGACAAAGTGTTGGGAGAAGATTTTAATAAGACTGTACTGAATGTGTTTAATTCATACAATAATAGAAATTATCTACTCACAAGACACCATTCTTATGAAAACGAAGGGAGATTCCAAAATGAAGACGAAGCAAAAGAAGTAAGAAAAGAAATTATTGATAAGTTAAATCAGTACAATATTAAATATGAAGAAATTGCTTCTACAGAATCAAATTGTGAATACATAGTAGAAGAAGTTATGGAGGAAATCAGAAATGAACAGTAAAGGACATTTATTTATTAGTTTAGGAAAATCAGCAATCAGAGTAATTGGTGGAATTGTAACATTAGTGAATGGTTCGATTATTCCATTAGCAGTAGGAATTATTGTTGCTGAAGTTGGTGGTGTGTTAGAAGAATTAGTTGATGAGAGATAGGTTAAGTGATAGATTCTTACGAAAATTGAGGAGGTGTAAATGAAAGTAGTAAATCTGATTAATAAATTAAATGAAATTGGATATGACGAAAACACAGAGCTGACTTTTAGTTGTGTAGATGGAGATTCGGGTGAATGTTATAATATTCCATTTGAAGAAATTTATTTTGGAGAAAGTTTAACTGGTGCGCCTTATAACAATGAAGTAATTGATATAGGTTTGGATGTTGATTCAGTAAAAGATTATATCCAAGCTAAATCTGATGGATATATGAATGATATGATTAATGAATTAGAAAAAGTTTTAAGTAAACATGATCCTTGGAGAAATTAAAGTAATAGGAATCCATTATTTCTATACAATTTTTGTTGCATTTCTTAGAGCAATTCGCTCATTGTTTCACAAGTAAAAAGAGAATAAATAATCAGGAGGTATATTACTTGCAGATAAGAATAATATCATTCAGTGATAATTATGAAGGGTATAAACTTAAAGGATATGCTGACATAGATAATATAAGTGAATTAATAAAAACACTTTATTATATGAAAGAAAATGACATACCAATAACAATCAATACGGAAGATATTGTTGATACAGAAGGAGAAGATTACTACATAAATAGTTTTAGTGTCGTATTCCCTAAAGTTGGTGGTGAAATTATTCCTCATATAGTTATCTATGTGGAAGAGGTGTAAAAATGAATAAGAAATTATTACTGATAATTATTATCATCTTACTTATTTTAGGCATATTTATCAGCTTATGTATGAGTAAAATGATTTTCAATTTGATAATGAATTCCAGTATGCCCAATTGGTTAAAGTGGATAATACTAAGAAGTTATTAAGGAAGTAGGTGAATACATGGAATGGAATGTATATTTTCATGACTTCAACAGAAATGAAATTATTACATACAACATATTTAGACATTATAGGTTTAATGAAGAAGTTCAGAAATTAATTCATAGTAAAATTGATAAGATGGAATTCAAGGAAAAGCTAAGAAAAGAACTCATGTATTGGTTTTGGTCAAAATGTGAATATGAAATAGTTATATCACCTTGGGTTGGTAGAAATAAAGAAGAAGCTGAAGTTAAGATTGATATACATGATCAGGTAATGTTGAATTTTAATAGATTCGTTGATTACTGTTGGTCATTTAAGGAGAAATTATAATGAAATTTTTAATAGACGAAATGCCTTATTTTTCAAACGAATGTCCATTCTATGATGCAAGTATAGGTGGTATATGTAAGTGTGATGGGTGTATATGTAATTATATGTCTTTACCAAGTCAAGAAAAAAGCGAGCAAACAGAATGTAAATGGTTAATTCAAAAGGAGGAAGAAAAAGAATGAAGTTTGAGAATACAGAAGCTTGGGGATTTGAACATAGTCTCCGTGGAATGAGAAATCCTATGAATAGTCACAGCAAAAGTGACAGTTATTATGATAATAATAATTATATTATCGGTGAGAACGATTTTGGACTTGCACAGAGATTAATTAAAGCTGGCTCTGAACACAGAAAATTTATGCGACAGATTTTTGTATCGGTTGATATTACAGCACCTCTTTATTGGTGGAAAGAATTTGATACTTATAAAGTAGGAACAGTTGCGAACTCAACAAGTACAATGCACAAGCTCGCTACAACACCAATTACATTAGATTGTTTTGAAATTGATGATTATAACAGGAATTTATCTCTTGCTGATAATCCAAAGGATGATGACGGGTTAGATAATATTTCAACATTTGAAGAGGATATTATTTATATATTAGAAAATATTCGTCAGAAATACCTTGAGACAAAAGATAAGAGATATTGGAAAGAGCTTATACGTTGGCTACCTGAATCATGGTTACAGACAAGAACAATCACAATGTCATATGAAAATGTTCGTAATATGTACTTCCAGAGAAAGAATCATAAACTTACAGAGTGGTCTAAGTCATTTATAGAGTGGGTAGAATCGCTTCCATATGCAAAAGAATTAATTACATATGAAGGAGAGTAAATGGATAAATTTGACATAGTAAAAAGAGTTAGAGAACTTATTGCTGCATCTGAAGCTTATTACAATAGTAGTAAGCCGATAATGTCAGATGCAGAGTTTGATAATAAGTTAGAAGAATTAAGACAGTGGGAAGAAGAGACTGGTATCATATTATCAAATAGTCCAACGCAGAATGTTGGTGCAACGACTTTAAGTAGTATTAAAGAAGTTACTCATAAAACACCAATGCTTTCACTTGAAAAGTGTCACAGCACAGAAGAGATTATTAAATTTGCAAATAATCATAATCTTGTGGCTTCTGTAAAGCTCGATGGTTTAACTGTACGTCTTACTTATAGAGATGGTGATTTAGTTTTAGCAGAATCAAGAGGAAATGGTGTAGTTGGATCTGATGTGACAGAACACGTTAAACAGTTTACTAATGTTCCATTACATATTAATAAGGAAGGAACTTATATAATTGATGGTGAAGCATTAATTAAATTAGATGATTTTGCAGAGATTAACAAAAACGGAGAATATAAGAATAGCCGTAATTTAGCAGCAGGTACATTATCAAATCTTGATACATCAGTAGTAAAAGATAGAAAGCTATCTTGGTATGCTTGGGAAGTCGTAGAAGGTGCTAAAGAGAGCAAGTCATTTACATTTTCACTTATAGAAGCAGAAGAATTGGGATTAGATGTTGTTCCTAATGCTAATTTAGGATATTCGGAAATGGATATAGAAGAAGTTATTGAGTATTGTTTTGATAAAGCAAAAGAATATAATCTTCCTCAAGATGGCGTGGTATTTAAGTTTGATGATGTTGAATATGGAAAGTCTCTTGGAAATACAAGTCATCATTTTAGAAATGGTATTGCCTATAAAGTGTTTAATGATTCAGTAGAAACAATATTAAAAGATATTGAATGGAGTTGTGGTAAGACTGGAATTTTAACACCTGTAGCAATTTTCAATACGGTAGACATTGATGGTAGTGAAGTAAGTCGTGCATCATTACATAATATTAGTATAATGGAAGAAATTATGGATAGTCCTTGGATTGGGCAAAAAATTGGTATTTATAAGGCAAATTTAATTATACCAGCAGTAAGATGGGCAGAACAATTAGATTATGATAATCAGAATAGTTCTAATAAACAATTTCTTGATATACCATCTGTTTGTCCAATATGCGGAGCTTCTACAAGAATTATTAAGGATAACGATTCAGAAGTTCTTTACTGTACTAACGAAGACTGTAAAGGACGATTACTTGGCAAACTTACACACGCCGTATCTAAATCAGCTTTTGATATTTCGGGGTTATCAGAATCTACTCTCAATAGATTAATTAAGTTTGGTTGGGTAACTTCTATTAAAGATATTTATCATTTATCAGACTATAAAAACCATATGATTGTACTTGATGGTTTTGGTAAAAGGTCTATTGAAAAACTTCTTAACTCTATTGAAGAGTCTCGTAATACAAATCTTGAGCGTTTTCTTTATGCTTTATCAATTCCATTATTGGGCAAGTCAGCAAGTAAAATGATTGCAGAAGCAGTTGATTGTGATTTCGATACATTTATTGATGAAATGACAATCAAAGGTGCAGAATATTTTAGATATTTACCAGGTATTGGAGATACATTAATAAATTCACTTAATACTTATTGGAAAGAACACTACTCAGAAATAATCCAATTAGCAAACGAGTTTATATTTGATAAGCCTAATATAGTCTTAGATGAAACTCCAAAAACATTACAAGGTAAAACATTTGTTGTAACTGGTTCTGTCAACCATTATAAAAATCGTGATGAACTAAAAGCTGATATAGTTGTTCATGGTGGCACAGTTGTAGGTTCTGTAAGTTCTAAAACATCTTATCTTATTAATAATGATATAAATTCTACATCGTCTAAAAATCAGAAAGCAAAATCGCTTAATATCCCAATTATTTCAGAAGAAGATTTTTTAAAAATGATTCAGTAATCAGAGAATATTCTATTGAGATTAATCAATCTCATACTAAAAGAAAGCAGGTGATAAAGATAAGTAAGGTAAGAAGATTAGTAGCAGGATCGCTATTAACTGCTTCAGCTTTAACTTGTATAGTCCCCTTATGGGGACAAAATAATATACAAACTGCTAAAGCAGCACAGGAAGGTCAGTACATATATTCAAGAGTATTTACTGATTTAAAGAAGAATCTTGAAAAAGAAAAGACTCGAAAAGAGTTAGAAGAAAAAGAAGCTATGGAACAAATTATCGCTAGGGAATATGAGAGTTTAGAGAGCGAAATTGAAGAATATTTGAAAAAATATACAGATTATCCTGTTCCAGATAATAAGCCCTTTAAATCCTATATGGACGCTGAAACTATTAAGGATAAAAGCTCAAAGCAATATGCTATGAAATCAACATTTCTTCTTGATTATAACACGGGAATATATATGATTGGTAATAGATATGCTTGTGCATTAGGCTCATTTTATTCAACTGATATAGGAACTGAGTTTGATATTGTCTTAGAGAGCGGAGAAGTTATTCCATGTGTCTTAGCTGATGTTAAAGACGATAAACATACAGATTCTCTTAACCAGTATACAGTTGCAAATGGTTCAATTGTTGAGTTTATAGTACACACAAGCACACTCATTCCTAATATCTCAAATCATTGGGGCAATACAGGAGATGTATCTAAGATAGATGGATTTGAAGGTGAAATAGCTTATATAAGAATTTATGAAAAGGAGTAGTAATTATGTTAGAGACAACAGCGGTTATTACTTTAGACACTATTCAACGAGTTAAGAATTTTGTTGAAATAGTTACGAAGTATGATGAAGAAATAACAATTAAGTCACACAGGTATGAAGTCAATGCAAAATCAATCATGGCAATATTTTCGTTAAACTTACTTGAACCAATTAACGTGTGTCTATATTGCGATGATTCATCTGTAGTAAAAAGATTTGTTGATGATATGAAAGGATTTGAAAAAATATGATTATATTGGTAGGTAAATCTTGTTCAGGAAAAGATACGGTGGTTAAGGAATTAGCGAAGATGGGTTACAACAAGATTGTAACTTGTACTACACGACCACCAAGACCAGGTGAGATTGATGGAAGAGAATATCATTTCTTAGATAAGATGAATTTCTTAACCAAGATTGATTGTGGTAGTTTTGCAGAGTACAGAATATATAAAACCGTCTCAGGAGTTTGGTATTATGGTTCATTACTTGAAGATTATAAGACATCTCATTCAGTTATTATTCTTACACCTGATGCTTTAAATAAAGTAAGGAATAAGATTAATGATAATGTAACGGTTATTTATATTAAAGTGTCCAATAAAGAAATTAAGCGAAGAATGCTGAATAGAGATGTTGATAAAACTGAATCTAAAAGAAGGTATAAGGCTGACAAAAAGGACTTTAAATATATATCTAAAAAAGTTGATTATATTGTACATAACGAAAGTAGAACAGCTTTTGAGACAGCATTAATATGCAAGGAGTTGGATGAAATTAAAGAAGCGAATAACAGAGAAAAATCAGAAGAAGGACAAGATCTATTGCAGTAATAGGACTTGTCCTTATATGGAATGTGTAAGGTATTACAAGAATATTTCATATAATGTGTTAATTCTAAGAGAGAATTATAAATTGGACAAGAATAACAAATGTTCAAATATATTATTAGATTGGAGTGATGATGTATTATAAAACTTTATTGTGATTTTGACGGAGTTATTGTAGATACAATCGCTGCGATATGTGATTTATATAATGAAGATTTTAAGTATTACAGTGATTATAAATATATTTTATCAGAACAGATTAAGACTTGGGATTTTGAAGAACTTGACTGTGCAAGTAGAGAATATATAAATACATATTTTAATCAGCAGCGATTCTTTGATAGGTTAAAGTTCATGCCACAAGCCTATGAAACTTTAAGAAAATTCGCCTTAAAAGGTGAAGTTATTATTGTCTCTTCTGGTTATAGTCCTAATCTTAGAGCAAAGGAAAGATGGTGTAAAGAACACCTTCCATTTTGTCAGTTTATTGGGGTTAATTTCAAAGAATATAATGATAAATCTCATATAAATATGAATGGTGGCTTATTTATTGATGATTCTGCACATAATCTTGAGACTTCTAACGCAGAAACAAAGATTTGCTTTGGTGAAATTTATTCTTGGAATAAGGAATGGAATGGCAAGCATTGTTGGGATTGGAATATGATTCATCAGATATATAAAGCAGAATTGGAGGATTAATTATGTTAAGAGAGACTACAGAAATTAATATGGATAATATTACTACTGGTGATTGTATTGAATTGTTTGAATGTAAGAATACAAGAGTCGTTATTAATGATGGTAATGTTGTTGGATTTGAGGAGGAATAAATATTGAAGGTAATTAAAAGAGATTGTTCAGAAGTTAATTTTGATAAATCAAAAATATCATCCGCAATTCTTAAAGCTATGAAAAATGGTTCGGGTATTGTAAAACCAAAGATTGCGAAAGACATTGCAAATGAGATTGAAGAAGAGTGTAAAGGTAAAGACGAAGTAAGTATTTCTGATATTGAATCAATGGTTTATGATAAATTGATTACAAAGAAACAGAGACTTACTGCAAAAGCATATGAAGGATATAGAAGTATTCGTGAATTTCAGAGAGAAAATGAGAATACAATTGATACAGAAATCACAGAATTGTTGAGTGGAGAAAGTGACTATTGGAATAACGAAAACTCTAATAAAAACCCAAGACTTAATACAACGCAGAGAGATTATTTAGCAGGAATTGTAAGTAAGGATGCATCAAGAAGGTATATCCTACCACCTGAGATAGTACAAGCTCATGATGATGGATTGATTCATGTACACGATCTTGATTATCTTATTCAGTATATGAACAACTGCTGTCTTATTAATCTTGAGGATATGTTACAAAACGGTACAGTAATTAGCGAAACATTGATTGAAAAACCACATAGTTTTTCTACAGCATGTACAGTTGCAACACAAATTATTGCACAGGTCGCTTCAAGTCAGTATGGTGGACAGAGTATATCTTTAGCACATCTTGCTCCATTCGTAGATATTTCAAGACAGAAAATTAAAAAAGAAGTAGAACATGAGTTATGTGACATTGCTAATACTTTTTTAGAAGGAAAAGAATTAGAGAACGTAATAAATAAAATTGCGGAAGAACGCTTGAAAAAAGAGATTGAAAAAGGTATTCAGACAATTCAGTATCAAATCACAACGCTCATGACAACTAACGGGCAAGCTCCATTTATTACATTATTTATGTATCTCAATGAAGCGCATAATCAGAGAGAAAAAGATGATTTAGCCATGTTAATTGAAGAGGAACTTCGCCAAAGTTATCTTGGTGTAAAGAATGAAGAAGGTGTCTATATTACACCTGCATTTCCAAAAGTTATTTATGTTCTTCAGGAGGACAATATTCATGAAGAAGATAAGTATTGGTATCTTACTGAGATGGCAGCTAAATGTTCTATGAAAAGATTAACTCCTGATTATATCTCAGAAAAAATTATGAAAGAGATGAAAGATGGTAACTGTTATCCTGTAATGGGATGTAGAAGTGCTTTAACAGTATGGCATGATGAAAATGGTAAACCAAAATTCTATGGACGTTTCAATTCTGGTGTTGTAACTGTATCATTACCAGATATTGCATTATCATCAGGTGGAGATTTCAATGAATTTTGGCGTATATTTGATGAACGTACAGAGTTATGTCATAAAGCGTTAAAGATTAGACATCAGAGATTACGTGGAACAAAGTCAGATGTTGCTCCTATTCTTTGGCAACACGGAGCATTTGCAAGACTTAAAAAGGGTGAACCCATTGATAAACTACTTTTTGGTGGTTATTCAACTTTATCCCTTGGTTATGCAGGACTTGCTGAATGCGTTAAGTATATGACTGGACATTATCATTGTGATGAGGGTGTTGGAGAAAAATTCGGTCTTGAAGTAATGCAAGCATTGAATGATAAATGCTCTCAATGGAAAAAGGATGAAAATATTGACTACAGCTTATATGGCACTCCATTAGAGGCAACCACAGAAAAGTTTGCCAAAAAGCTTAAAGAAAGATTTGGTGTTATTGAAGGAGTTACAGATCGTACATACATCACAAATTCTTATCATATCCCAGTATTTATACATATTGATGCCTTTGCAAAGCTTCGTATTGAAGCTAAATTCCAAAGATTAAGTCCAGGTGGAAGTATTTCATATATTGAGTGTCCAAATATGGAGAATAATATCCCTGCTATACTTGAAGTAATGAAATTCATTTATAACAATAATATGTATGCTGAATTAAATACTAAGAGTGATTATTGTCAGAAATGTGGATGGAGTAAAGAAATCAAACTTATTGATGAAGGTGGTAAGTTGATTTGGGAGTGTCCTAATTGTGGTAATAGAGATGTAAGAACTATGGATATTACTCGTAGAACTTGTGGATACAAAGGTACGGCACGTAATGGATGGAATCAAGGTAGACTTGGTGATATTCATGATAGAGTACCACATCTTGACGACATTGAGGAGGAATAATATGAGATATTCAAGTATGCGTAACCTTGATATTTCTAATGGAGAGGGAGTAGGAGTCTCCCTCTTCGTTCAAGGTTGCCCATTTCACTGTTTTGGTTGTTTTAATTCTGATACATGGGACTTTAATGGCGGTAAGGAATGGACAGAAAAAACAAAAGATAAATTCATGAAACTTATTAATAGACCATATATTAAGCGAATATCTTTCCTTGGTGGTGAATGTTTAGCTGAACAGAATCTCGATGAAATCTTATCTCTAATCAAACAAATCCGTATTTCATTTCCTGACAAAACTATCTGGTTGTATACAGGATATAATTTTGATCTTTTAAATTCCAAATATAATGAATATAAATATACTCCATTTGCAGCAAATGCAGATGAGTGGCTTACACGATGGGAGATAATTTCCAATGTAGATGTACTTGTTGATGGAGAATATATAGATGAGCAGAAAGACCTATCATTAAAATTCAGAGGTTCAAAAAACCAACGAGTGATTGATGTAAAACAGTCTCTCGCTCAGAATAAAATGGTTTTATATAGTGATTAATTTAAGGAGTAATTAAAGAATAATTATGAATGATAAAGAAGCGTTAGTAAAATTAAAAGCATATCTTAAATGCCAGAAAAGACAGGTTAAGGGTGTTCATGAAGATTGTAATAATAAGAAGTGTGACAACTGCGATTTATGTTATATGCAGGGAACTACAGGTGAACATATTGAAGCTATTGAATCAGCAATACAGTCACTCGAAAGCCATAAAAGAATTATCAAAAGATTAAAAAAAGAGTTAAAGCTTGCTGAAAATGTAGAGGAAAGAGCTGTTAGGGAAAATCCTTTACAGTTTGACCGTATTAAAGGATATGTAGTAGGTATTTATAATGCCTTAGAATTTGTAAAAAATGATGGTAAGGAAGAATAATGAACAAAACAGATATTCAAAAAGGTAAAATGGTTTATTATGCGAGAATTCTTAAGCCCGTAGGAATATATGAAGTATGTGACTTATATGTGAGAACAGTTAGAGATGACTACTTCGTTGGGACAGATAAGCGTGATAAACATGCTTATCTCTTTTCCTATAACAAATTGGATAAGACAATATTTAAGACGAGACAAGAGTGCTTAGATACTGTTTTAGAAGCAGAAAAGAATGCTCCTAAAATAAGTGATGAACAAGAGTATGAGGAATATTAATAAGAGAGGTGAATAACTATAGGATATTTATACGATAAGTTTAAAGGAAAATATAGAATCTTATGTCCTGTAAATAAAGATACAAACGATTTTAATCGTAAGCTCAATGGCACATTAGAAGATATTGATTGTTATATATCTTGTCAATATGGTAACAAGGTATTCTATTATGGACATAATACTTTACAAGCATATATTCCTTCTTTAATAAGAGGACATAATATTATTAAAACAATTCAGCAATCTGATCCGTCTCTTATATTTAACATTGAAGAAACAGATTCTGAAATTCTATTTAAGTTCAAATATGTCAATTCAGACAAGATAATTCCATTATTGAAACCAAGAACAAGTGGTGCGTCTATAAGCCCATTTTCACCAAAGAATTTGCCCCGAAATAAAGACTTTAAAATACCAGATGATAAATTGACACAGTACAAAGAAATCGTGTCTAAAATTCCTTCTGAGAAGCTTTTAACCCTAAGCAGAATGACACATTCTTATTTACAAACTTTGATTACAAAGAAGAACACTTGGGAGAATATTAAATCAGATATGAGACTTAAATGTGTCAAAGGTAAGGAATATATCTACATGATTGACAAATGGGACGAATATCTCAAATATCTTGAGAATGAAATTAAGGAGATGTAGCGATGAGTGAAGTAAGAAGAATTAAAGTTAATAAATCTGTAACCAAAAATAAGTTGCTTGATTACGGATTTAGATATAAGGAAAATGGTGATTATAGATTATATATTCCTGTATATAAATGGAACGATAAAACAACCATATATGCGTATTTTTATATAAATATGGAAGAGAATATTTTTACTTATGATATTCAATCAGAAGGTTCTACATATTACCCATACTACAATAAAACAAATAGTAAAGTGAATAGGATAATAACAGAGAATATTAACACAGAGATAATAAAGCTAATCAAGAAAGGAATTTTAAAAGCGTATGAAAATAATTAATATTAAGAAAACAGATGAGAATGCAAAGATCCCTACATATGGTAGTGAATTTGCAGCAGGTGCAGACTTATATGCAGTAATACATAATGAAGAAAATAAGGTAGAGATTCTTCCTGGCGAAACAGCTTTTGTTGATACTGGGATTGCTATGGAGATTCCAGAAGGATATGTCGGTCTTATTTATGCCAGAAGCGGATTAGCTTGTAAACAGGGTTTAGCTCCTGCCAATAAGGTCGGAGTGATTGATTCAGACTATCGAGGTAATATTATGGTTGCACTATATAATCAGAGTAATGAAGTAAGAACGGTATCTGAAGGTGATAGAATTGCACAGATTATTATTCAGCCAGTAGAACAGTTTGGATTTAATGTGAAAGAAAATCTCAGTGATACAGTTAGAGGAAATGGTGGCTTTGGTAGTTCAGGAAAGGCATAAATATGGAAAATAAGGTTTTAAGCCAAAAAGATTTATATGACATTCTTCCTTTTGGAAAAACTAAGATAAAACAACTAATAAAATCAGGAGAATTACCATTAATGAAAATTGGCAATGATTATATAACAACATTTTCTATATTAGAAGAATGGATCAAGGAACATATCAATGAAGAAATATATTATTAATCATTGAAAAAATAGGGCAGACATATTATGATTAACTCATAATTGTACTGCCCTTATATTGATGTAAAAGAAAGGTGTGATAATTATAAATAGTATCAATATATCGGCAACTATTAATAATATGAATATAATGCAACGAAAAGATGATAGATTTGAGGCTAAAATTACAATCAATGGTATTAGAAAAAGCTTTTATGGTAATACAAAAGTAGAAGTAAAAAATAAGGTTAAATCCTATCTTCAAAAAATTAATAATGGGTTTAAAGAAACAAAAAAAATCAAGCTGAATGATTATGTAGAATATTGGCTAAGTAATTATAAATTTGGAACAATTGAAGGCTCTAGTTACACTAGGTTATACAGTGTTTATCAACATCAAATTAAACCTTATATCGGCAATAAATATATCTGTGATATTACATCACAAGACATAGATGTTTTTATTAAGGAATTTGCCAATCCTCCATTAAAATCAGGAAAAAAACCATTGGCTTTGTCTGGATTAAAAAAAATCATACAATTATTAAACCCATGTTTCGAAACAGCAATTAAAGAAAAAATTATATTTAACAATCCATGTAGTGACATTAAACTACCGACAGAAAGTTATCTTGTTATTAAAACTAAAGAACAGTTTTCTCTAACAGATAACCAGTTAGAACAATTTAAAAAAGAAGCTGTATCCAAATACAAAACGATAGATGAATATAAAGGAAGAGACTTCTTAGTTTTAATTATTATGTTGAATCTAGGGTTGAGAACAGGCGAGGTACTTGCATTAACATGGGATGATTTTAATTTTAAAAATAATATAGTTAAAATTAATAAAACAATACAGACAAAAGTTGCATTAGATTCGCAATGTAAAAAACAGAGTTTAGCTTTAAAAAATTCCACAAAAACTGTTGCAGGTGAAAGATATCTAAAACTTAACGAAAATACTTTGTATTATATTCAAGAACTAAAACAATACGACAAAAGAAACAACATAAATAGTGATTATTTTTGTTGTTGTAAAAATAACACAAGACAATGTGCAAGGAATCTTCAACGTAGTCTTGATAGATTAACACGAAATATTAAATCGGACGAACATATAACATTACACACTTTAAGACACACATTTGGTTCAACATTATTAAGAAATGGTGTAGGAATTGAAGTTGTAAGTAAGCTATTAGGACATGCTAATATAACCATCACATATAATAAGTATATTCATGTAATTAAAGAGCAAGAAGCAATAGCAATGAATATGGTAAAAGTTTGCTAAATAGTGTCGTCAAAGTGTCGTCAAAACAAAATAATACATTGGGAAGTCAGTAAAATCAAGGGATACAAGAGTTTGACGAAAGGTTCGACTCCCCTCTGGTCCATAGGGAAAAGGGAGTGAGGAAGCGTGAGCTTCTTCGCTCCCTTTTTCCTATGGACCAGAGGAAGTCTTATTAATGGATAAAACATGGCGTAGCCGGGTTTTTGGACAGGGGCGCACGAGGTCCGGTGGACCTCGGCTTTGCGCCGACCGGAGCGGAGCGAAGAATTCGACTCCCCTCTGGTCCATTTTTGATGCAAAATCCGAACTCTTTGAGTTCGGATTTTGTGCGTTAAGCATCTTATTAATTAATAATTCAGATGTTCTTTTATTAATATCCATATCCGTACAGATTTTTTGAA